TCTTCGACGGCTTTAAGGATGCTATCCTTGAAGCCGTCGAAGAGTACAAAAAATACGACTGGAGTCGTGACAAAGAGAAGGTCCAGCAGTCCCCGCAGGACACCGCGTCATGAAAATCACAAGAAAGCGCCGCTACGAAGCAATGCTTGAGCAGGGCATGCACAGCGGCAACACGGATGCAAAGTTTGATCCGCCGCTTCTTTGCCCGCGCTGTGCGGGAAGCGGGCATTGGGTTGAAAAAGATCAGGTTTGTTTTCGGTGTAGCGGGCGAGGAAAGATCGCTGTGCCCTCGTGGTCTTCTCGGGAGACTCAAAGTGACTGATGATCTGATGACGCGCCCAGACGGCAAGACGCGGGACGGCTAGAAAACATGGAAGACAAAGAAAAAGTTTTTTGGCTGTCGATAGCAGCATCATTCATCACAGGCGTATCCATCGGTAGTTGGATCACTCCCAATAAAATCGAAACCGCATCTGCTATGGCGAACCTTGAACTTCCATGGTTTCAACACAGCGAATGCAAAAGAGACAAGCAGGATTCGGAATACGCCTGCATCACCAGGCTCGAACCACGAAAAATGACGTTGGAGTTCGTGACGCGGGATCGGTTTGATTCGATGACCACGGCTCTCGATACCGCGGCAAACTATAAAATAGGTGGGTTCGCCCGCATCAATAAATCGCCGTGCGAGATCGTTATCCCGATCGAGGGAGCCGAGTTGGAATCCAGGCCATATTCCTTCAGTGGATACGTCAACTGGGGTTCCAGTAATTACAACATCGCCAACACGATCGCTCATGAGATCCTGCATTGCTACACCGGCAGGTGGCACGCCGATTATATTCCAGCGCTTCAATTCCGATCCAACCTCGAAACTAATATAATGGTCGGGCGATATGACGCTAAATTCGGATTCTCCGAGAAATTCCTTCGTCTGCAGCCTCAGACGTGGGACCTTCGCCCGGCCTACGCACAAACCTCGCCTATTTATTTAGCCCAACATCGCTTCTGAATCCCTTGCTGCGGGTTGCAGCTAACCTCACGGAGACGACGACAAATGCGACGCTTTTTTTTCACGATCCTATTCACCGCCGCGATCGGTGCCGCGCACGCGGCCGAAGCGCCGGTTCCAAAACCGGCTGGCCTGCCGGCGACAAACCTCACGCTGAACGATTGCCTGCTGATCCTTCAAGGTCTTCAGGCGATCGACGAGCATATCGTGGTGGTCGGCAAAGAGCCGAACCAGCAACTCGTCAAACAATCCTACGAATATGGGCCCGGCGGCTTCCGGCTCAATGTTCTTGCTCACAACATCCGCGTGCTGACCGACCTGCAGCAGACAGCCCAGGCCGAGCAACAGAAAATTCTCCGCGACATCTTACAAAAGATGCCGGCGAAGGACGGCAAGCCGGCCACTGAAATTCCGGCAGGTACCGAGGAGGCGATCGAGTACGATCGCAAGCTGAAGGAACTGACCTCGGCGCCGTGCCTCGCCGATCTGACCCATTTCAAGGAACAGGATCTCAAGCTGGACAAGAACGAGCTCCCGGCCGCGGCGCTCGCCAACCTGGAAAAGATCAGGGACAAATGAAGCTCAGCACCCTTACTTTGCTCCTGCTCATCAGTTTCGCCGCTGGAAGTTATTTCGAGGCCGTCTGGCGTCCCTATCTGTTTCCTACAAGGTCGATTGCCGCCAATTAGGCGCCCCGTGGTGAGTTATTCCAGATCGGCGCTATCTCAGTGCCCAAAACGACAAAATCGCCCCTACGGCCCCGCATTGAGCGGAACCGTAGGGGCTTTTTGGTGTGGGAAAACAGGGGCGGGCGAGAACGGGTACAATACCCGAACTTGCAGCGCCATGCTGCACTTTCGTGAACATGGCGCGAACAGACGTGAACGAAAAGGAAAAGGTGCCAATGAGAGGACTTGAACCCCTGACCCCCGCTATGTGCAAGCGGTGCTCTACCACTGAGCTACGTTGGCGACGCCGGATGTAGACCGGCCCGCGGTCGGACGCAAGAGGGTGGTTGCAGGGGCGGGATTTGAACCCGCGGTGACCGCCTTATGAGGACGGAGCCTTAACCGGACTTGGCGACCCTGCGATAATTCGTGGCACCCGTGCTCAGATTCGAACTGAGGTTTTCGGCGTCAAAGGCCGACGTCCTAACCACTAAACGAAACGGGCTCGTTTAGCGTTGCTGCTGAAGGGATGGTGCTAGCGGCACGGATTTGAACCTGCGACCTGAGCTTTACAAAAACCCTGCTCTACCGGACTGAGCTACGCCAGCGAAACGCGCCTAGCGCGTCGTGGTCGTCAGCGTTGTCGTGGTGAAGGCGGTTCTCATGGCGCAATTCTCTATCGCTCCAGTGATCGGCCGTCAATGGGGTCAGTGCCACAAGATCAATCCCAAAAGAACGATCGCTGTAAGCCCAGCGGAGGCCAGCCATGGCCGGTTGCCGTGATCTGGGTATGTGAGAGCCCGGATCTTGCAGAGCGCACCCACGATCACCAGGATGCCTCCAAAGGCCCACATGAGGTTGATCTGGGTATTGGCCGTGTCTGTGCCGTAGAAATGTCGCCAGGACCAACTGGCAATCGATCGCGTGCAGCTTCCGATGTCGAACACGAAGATCGCAAAGACGAGGTTCATGCTCGGAGGCAACTTCAACCAGTCAAATCGCCGAAGACCGCGTCGTCGCGCTTCTCGAGACAAGTAGAGGGAAAGCAGGACAAGGCAAAAAATCTCAGGTGCAACAGCTAGGCCGTTCAGCAACTCGAGCAAAAAGGCATTCACGATCGGTCGATTCCAGATTTTGCTTCCTGTACGGCTTCGTAGACTGTTGTGAGAAACGGAATGTTGTTGTTCTGTGCCCACACGTCCGCCATCACCGCGCGCGCAGCATCTGTCGAGCTCGACGAGTCACTCATGCGTTTCAAAAGATCGCCACTGACGCGCATCGCTTCGTGATAGGCTCCATCACCGCGGCTTTCGGACTTGCGACCGAATATGCGCGCGATCAAACCCGTCATGGTGAGGTACGACGCTCGTTGAACAGGAAAGTCCTTAGCTCTGTCGCGACCGTAATAGATCGCTCGGATAGGGCCACCAACCGATCGTCCTTCAGCTTGTTCTCGTCGATCAAGCGTTTCCGATCTGCGTTCAGCCAAAGGCATGCTCCCATCAACAGTGGCGAGATGTAAATCCCGCCTTCCTTCGCTAGGGCGAACCATTGCTCGATCGTCACTGTACGGCCAGCGCATCAATTGCCGGTCGACGTCGGGCGATCAAGCCATGACGTCGTTTCAGTCTCCGGTGTTTTTGCGATGCCAGTCAAATGCTGGGTCACCGTTTCACGATGTTGATCGATCTTGGCCTTAGCTTCCGCCGGCGTCGCGGCTGTACCGGGGATTGAGTCGACAAACTGCTTGATTGCGTTCGCCAGATCCGGAGCGGCCTTCTCGACCGCAGCGAAAGCACCAGGTCCTTCCTTCACAGCGGCATCGGCGATCGGCGCCAGCTTCTCGATCTGGTCTTCGTGCTCGAGCACAAAATCAATCATAGTTGCGTATTCCGGATGGAGAACGGCAATCGTCTTGAGAAGTCCGTCGACAAGCATGGATGACATTTTTGTTTTTCCTTCCCATGAACGAAAAAAAAGACCGAAGCGAATGCTCCGGTCCTCTTTGTATAGTCTTGATTCTGGTTACGAACTAGAACGCGTATCCAATGCCAGCGCGATAACCGTTCTCGGCGAGCGTCGACACCGTGGCAAGGCTGTTCGCGGGAACAGCGCCAAAGATCTTCGAGTTGCCCAGGAAGTCCCACTTCGCGAAGATCCGGATCGCACCGCCGCCCACCAAGGGCTGAGCCGTGATCGCCTCGAGGCCAGGGTTGCCGCGCCACACCTTGCCGGCCTGGAGACCTTGGAAGGCGGTCGAGATATCGGCCGCGCTATAGTACAGGCCGAGGCCAGCCAGAGCGTTGCCCTGCGCGACGAATCCGCTCGGCAGAGCGAACGCCGAGAGAGATGCGAAGGGGTTCCAGATGTTCGGGAGTGCCGAGAACACCCGCGACCACGGCGCCCACGCGATGACAGCACCTTCCAGCCGCAGCGGGCCTTGGACGCTGAGACCGGCATTATTGCCGTTGAAGTTCTGCGCTTCGATATGACCCTCGACCGAGATCGAGATCGGGCTGCCCTTCGGCGTCCACATATAGCCGAGCGTGCCACCCACGCCTGCGGTCGTGGTGGACAGGCTTGCCGGCGGAACGCCGGGTACCGACGCGACTACCGAGCTGCCGCCGCCCTCGGTGAAGACTTCGACGATCAGACCGTTCATGGTCGGATACGTGAAATTGATCGTGGCCGCGGCCGGAGCCTTGAGCGGAAGATCAGCCGCTCGAGCAAACGGCGTCATGGCGATAGCCGCCGCGACAGCCGCAAAAATTGCGATACGTCTCATGATGAGATTCCCCGATGGGTTGAAGTGTTGCAACGCGGCGGACGCTACGCCGCGATTGTCACTCCGCAAGCCCGGAGAATGAGCACGCGGACGATTGCCGCCCGCGTGTGTCTTTTGTGCATCAGCTTTTTGCCGCGACAACGTTCTCTGACGGCGCTGCATCGGCCGTAGCCTGGTCCGTGACGATGGTCTGCACTTCAGGAAGTGCAACGGTCGTGGCGATCAAGGTCTGCACCGCGTTCTTGGATTGGGATCCAGGAGATTGAGCGATCGCACCTGTCGCTTCGATAATTGCCTTGGCAGCTTCTTCGCCAGCCGCCGACGGATCCTTCGACAACTGCTTAAAGCGAGCGACTTGCTTCTTCCATGTCGAACTGAGAACTCCGAAGATCAAGGCAGCCGTCGGAACGAGGATGCCTACAAGAGCTGAAATTGCACCTGCGGCAACGCCGAACGTCTTTGCGTAGTTGATGAAATGGTCGATCTGATCCGGCGTCAGCGCCGCAAATCCGAAGATCGCAAGCACGGGAGAGACGGCGGTTAGCGTGTAGCGCACCGCGGCAAGCGTCGCCGGGCTGAACAACTGCGCAACAGTGCTCATAAGAGTCGGTGAAGGAGGGGGAGTCTGCTGGCTGGACATGATTCACCTTGGGTTTAATGCGGGACAACAATAACCACGCTTATCATCAACAGAAGATCTCGTGGATCAATACAATGCGCTGGCACGACGACAGGTGCGTGACTCGGAAACCAATCCGCAAAATCACGCAATAGCAAAAATATCTTCGCCGAGCAGAATGCTTCGAATTTGGTGTGGAAGTGGCCCGGCACTACGAAGCCCATGATCGCATTGATATCGTACGGCTGTCCGATCGATGCGCGCGCGGCGGCGTAAAACGCCTTGGCCTGTTCGTCGGTGCACGGCAGATCAACAAAACACTCGCCCTTGAACGGAGCGTCGTATCCTGGCTTGCGGGACATCATGCCACCATCGGCATGCTGACCGATGTACTCGCCGTTCACCGGATCGACGCATTCGCAATGCGATGGAACGATGGGCATGCACACCATTTCCCGAAACTCGATCAGGTCAGACAAGATGCCCTGACCTTCAACGAAGCGCAGACGAATGGTCATGTCGTTTTTTCGTTAATGATTGCGATGGCTGCGCGACGCGTGATCGTCGCGTTGTGCCACACTGTCTCCGCTAAAGCCTTCGCATCTTCAAAGGTTCTGATCGGCGCGACTCCATAAGTACCGAGATCACCGTACATCCCGCCGATAGCTATTTTGAAATGCTCGTCTATCGCATCAAGAGCAAGCTCAGTCTCTGTTGGCCTGTCCACCATCACGCCATTCCATTCTCAGCGAGCGACTGTTTCAACCTGGCGACCACCTGCGGGCCCGGGATACCTCGGTCGACGAGCAGTCGATTCTTCTGCTCGAAGGTTCGGATCACGCCCATGGTACCACGGCCGATGTTGCCATCGACCAGGAGCGGCGTGCCTGGAACACGCAGCTTGTTCAAGCTGCTCTGAACCCACTCCGCATTGACGTTGACCATTTCCGGATGCGGCGGGATGACGATCGGCGCCGACACGGCGCCTTGCGATTGCTTGGCGATGCCGTCGGCGAATGCTAGAGACGGATCCTGCTTCACAATCTCTTCGACCAGCGCCAGCGTGCCGAGCTGAGGATCGATAGTAGTGCTACTGAAGACGTGATCCCGGATGAATTTTCCAGGTCGCTGCACCGTCGTGGCGCCGAACACGTACGGCGACGGAATACCTCGAGCTCGATAGCCCCAGCCATTCCACGCTTCGGATTCGTAGCAGAACCGCGCGAGCGACCAGCCACCGACATCCTTGTAGACCTGGTCCAGTCCATCGAGGTGCAACGCATCAAGACAACCATCGACAAAACCATCTGGCGTATCAGTCCAGGGTCCGCGATTCAGAGGAACGATCGTGGTGCGCATTGTCAGGCGCTGACCGTTGCCGAGATAGCAATGCAGATTGCCTGTCATCTCGCGCTCGGCGAGTGCCATCAGAGCCGCGGCCGGGACATGCGTTAGCTGCTCGACGCGCTGATAGATCGCCTTGTCCTTGATGAGACTCTCGCAGGCCAGCGCGAGAGAATGCTCGCGCGACGGTTCGATGACCGCAGCTGAAGTCAAAGCCACATAGTTTGCTTCAAGCTTCTCGAATGTTAAAGCCATGGCCCTACATCCTCAATTTTACGGTCATATTATTGAGATTGAATGCCGTGTAGGTCCCGGCGTTGGCGTATTCAACGGTTTGGACAAAGTGGAATCCTGTCTGCGCAGAGAGACCTCCAGAATACCATAGCTCTCCGGTCACAGGTGACGATGAAAGCTGATTGAAGAATATGCCTTGGATATTCGCACTGATGCAACTAGTGCCGTCTAAGCAGACGCCACCTTCAGTTCCAGACCCAGGAGAAGATGGAGTGTTCACTTCAAGTAAACCACTCACTAGAATCCCGTCTAGCGGCATTCCTGAAACGAAGGAAGTCCTGTTTCCTATAGAGTTGTTGAGCGGGCGGAATGTGGCTGTTCCATACGTCCATGACGTTGTTGCGTCGCCAGTCGTGCTGACGACATCAACTCTATTGTAATAATTCCAAACTCCTAGAACCCCAGGCGTACCGCCAACTGTGATTGCTCCGAATTGGAATGCCGTCAAGCCGTTGTTGGTTGCGAATACGGTCCCTAGATAGGTCGCCTGATTGGCGGCAACGCTGCCGTAATTGGTAGAGCCGTTGAAGCAATTCGCGATTGAGTTTTTGTTTGTGACATATGACCTAGTCACAAAGTCGAGCTGGCTGTAGCCGGTGCCGCGCGCGGCGTTGCTGCCGCCTGTATCAGAAGCCCATCCGCCGCCGCCGCCGGTTGCCGACGACATCGCCATACAGATGCGGTTAGTTCCAGAATGAACCCACCACACGTCGTAGACCTGAGAACCTACGACCTGCCCGGCGCTCGCCGCGGAGACCATCGCGTCCGTCACCTCGCACGAACTAATCGTGTCGATCAGGTCGACGGAGCCATTGTAGTACGGTACCTGGCCGCCGACGTAGCAGTCATAGCGAAGCGTCCCTTGGTTGGCGCACGGAGAGCCGCTGCATGAGTTTTGCCCCATCACAGGGGTATTGGCTGCGAGAGTGATGCGGCCCTGCGGAGAAGGTACAGCTCCACTTATCGTGATCGTTCCTGTAGATGTAATCGGGTTGGTGCCGGAGAGAGCTATGCCACTGCCGGCAGCCAGAGTGACGCTGGTCACAGTACCAGTGCCGGTCAGAGTCGCCCACGACGGAGCGCCGGACGCGTTCTCCTGGAGGACCTGCGTCCCGGAGTTGTTGCCGGCTAGCAGAGCCCACGCCGTCCCTGTCCAGTACACGACGTCGCCTGCGCGCGTCGGAGTCGGAAGCAACGCAGCGATGGCTAGGGTGGCCGTCGCCTGCCCGGTGCCTCCATTGGCGATCGGAGTTATGCCGGTGACGCCACCATTGCCGCTCGCCGCCAGATTGACCGACGACATAAACGAACCGGAGATAGTTCCGGAGTTGATGGCCGATCCCGGTATAGATGGAGATCCTCCCAGCGAATAAGTGCCTGTGACGGTTCCGCTAAGTATTGGAGTGGTTATCGTCGGTGTACTGAGAGCCGCCGTAGTAATCGATGGCGAAATAGAGAGCGCAACATTTCCAGCGCCCGTGGTGGGAATATTACCCAACACACCAGCATTATTGGTCAGCACGTATCCGGAGGTACCAGACGCAACCGTCGTGGTTCCGATCGAGATCGTTCCGGCCGAGGCGGTGATCGTACAAGCCCCACCGAGAGTACACGTTTGTCCATTGACGGTCGTCGAGGCATTCGCCAAATCCGCGTTGGTGACGAGCCCGATCGCGGTGAATGACCCTGTGACAACCAGGTTAGATATGGTCCCTCCGGTGGCCGAGGCGAAAGGCCCCACTGTCCCACCATTGACCTGGGCGAATAGACCTGCCGCTGTCATCCACATATTGCCGTTAACCGGCGATGTCGGAGCGGTACCAGGCAGAATGCTAAAGCCGGCTACGCCTGCCGTTGAAGATGCTGTGACGAGAGGCCCCGTCATATTGCCGCCAGTAATCAAAAGCGGCGCGGCACCGAGATAATCCTGCTTGTTGATGAACAGTTGATTCCACTGTGCAGGAGTTAGCACTTGACCGAATGTCAAGTTGGGCGACGTCTGCGCAAACGCAGCGCCAACGGACAGCCACAGACCAACCGCGAACGCGGCAATCTTTTTCATCATGATGCTACTCATTTCAAGCTGTCGGGAAATCTGGCATTTTCCACGCATCGATATTGTCGAGCGTGAGATCTTCGATGTCACTGTGCATCTGTGCCGCAGCATGCTGAATCGCCGCGATCGCGCTTCGTCGCACATCTTGCTCTTGAAGGAACTTCTGATCTTCCGGAGAAAAGGATACTTGCGGCGGATTCGAAATTCCTACCGCAATGGCAACTTTTTTGACTATACCAGCAGACTGCGTGGCATCGTTGGCTGCCTTGTGAGCCTCCGTCCGGATATTGTTTTCCTTTAGATTCAACATTCTGAGTTTACCAAACGGAACGATATTACTGATAGCGTTAGTTTCAGCGATCGACACTGTCCCGATCAAATCGTTTTTCTTGGTCCTCAGAATCTGATCCGCGGTCGGCATATCATCGACAATCTTGAAGTCCGCTTCATTGTTTTCGTTGACGGATGCTCGAACAATAGGATGAGCATCTGGCCGCGGATATGCGACGTGTCGATCAATCGGAGAGACGTTGGAATTTTTATCCTGCTCAACGCGAGACATATGAGAACGCCAGTTTTTCATCTCAAATATATACGAGGCAATCTTCACCTCGAAATTTTCAGGAACTTGCGATTTCAAAACTGTGTTGGTCATAGCTTGAGATTCCAAAAGACAGTGATGTTTTGCGATACCGTATTATGCCCAGATCCAGATCCGGAGCTCGCGTTCGTCAGGGTGATGTTGGCGCCCGCCGTATTAGTCTGTGTCAGGTTGCCTATCTGCGGCTGAACTGCCGGGGCCGAATTACCCGAAAGGGCAGCGCCACCGGCTATAGCCAATGGACTAGAGAACCCATGTAGATGGCCAGGGTCGCTCAAAAAGTTGGCGTGAATATGTGAGCCGTTCTCGCTGCCTACCAAGGAATGAAGATTCTCACCAAGGACTGATGCTGGTGCCGTAGAGCTCCCCAATGTAACCGGGACTCCGACTAGCCTGGTGGTCGTCGGACCCAACATCGTATCGATGCCGATCAGTCCGCGGCCGCGCATATCTGGCGTGGACAGGGCCTTGTTGGCATTGAAGTCAGCATCAGGATTAGCGCCTCGAGTCGAGGCTGCTCCAGTGCTGGTGAAGATCGGACAGGCCGTATTCGAGAAGTTCATCCAAATCGAACGGTAGGCCAGCAGAGTGTCTCCGTTGGCCCTTCCCGTGGCATTCGAAGCACCATTGCCGATCGTCAACGTGTTACATGCCACAAAGCCGGTCGGTACCGTCGATGAGAAAGACGGCACCGGCGTACCTGGCGCGATTCTACTTGGATCGGGCACCCAATTCGCAGAGCCCGTAGAATCCGGATTGGTTGTATTGTTGTCTGCCGTCGACATCCAGAAGTCGCCTAGAACGACACTCGATTGAATGATCGCTCCTTGCGGATATCCGCCGCTCGCGCCGCTGGCAAACGTGGCATCGTAATAGATCGGAGCACCGGCCTCGAACCACTGGCTCCATAGCGTGATCTGATTCAGGATACCGTTGAAATCCTCGCCGAACGGCGGCACGCCGCCTGCCGCCACAGGCTGGAAATTAAGCGGCGGGAATCCATCTGTTAGAGAGGCTGCACCACCCTGAATTCCGATCTGCGATGCTTGCGGTATCGCCCTGATAAAGCCGCCGCCGGCGCCGGCGGCAAAAGCGATGTTGAAGCGCGGAGGTGTCGAAGCTCTCAACATTTTTATAGCACCTGAACGACTGAGGAGGAGACACCAACCGGCTTCGGAAGGACTCCGGATTGTTCGAGAATCGCGAGTTCTACCGATGTCAGCAGAAAACCAAATTGATAGGTCATCGTCATGTTGTTCCCGTCTGTGACGAAAGCGTTGCCGCCTCGAGCTGGAAACAGGTTGAGCAAAATCTGATTGATCGACTTGATAGATCCGTCAGAGATATTTGCGAGAGCCTTCGCCAAAATTAAAATGCGAAAAGCACTGTCCGATAGACTGAAGTTTGATGACAACGGAACGCCAGCATAAAACGGCGATTGACCGAAAGGATCCGCGCTGATCGTGGTTGCTTCCTCAAACCCGAAATATCTCTGACTTCCAGGGATAAATAGAGTTCGAGTCACGCCGACGATCGTTCCCCAAATATCGAGTCCGATTCCTTGAGCACTGGATATGTCCCGCATGAAATCGATAAAATTATCGATGTTTTGCGTTTGATCCAAGTAAGCAGAGAAATTCTGAATCAACGTCGTGATAATCGGGCTGTTGGCATATTGACTGATTACAGTGTCCCAAACGTCGAACAGCTCGATGTCGCCGATCGGCGAAATTCCAATCACAAAACTTCCGATACTATTGGACCCAGCGACAAGCTGGTTTAGGTCCGGTCCGCTCATTTGCTCGCACCCACATACTGGTGTAGACCGTATCCCTCAAGAACGGAGGAGCATATGGGTGTAGAAGCGTGGCCATTAAGGTTTTCCAGCAAGGTTGACATTCGAGGTCCTGACGAATGCTGGCCGTGGCTGGCAGTTCTCATTCCTGGCGGATACGGGCAATTTTGGTTTGAGGGCCGCATGGTAAATGCCCATGTTATGGCCGTCAGGTTTGCCGGCATCGAGATCCCGGATGGGCACGTCGTTCTGCACGATTGCGATTTCCGCAGATGCTGCAATCTGAACCACCTGATTGTAGGCACCCAAGCCGACAACATGAAAGATATGGTCCACAAAGGAAGATCCGCCAAAGGCACTATGCACGGAAGCGCCATCCTCACAGATGACGATGTCAGAGAAATACTTAAGAAAAACGAAACCGCGGCTGAAGCCGCCGCAAAATATGGCGTATCGAGAGCTACGATAAACGATATCAGGCAGCGACTTTCGTGGACCCACATCACGTAAGTGTCACAACGATATTGCCGGCGTTGACCGTCGGCACCTGGTTGATGTTGACAGTTACCGAATTCGCCGTTGGCTTCACGCCGAACATCTGCTCGCTACTAACCGTTTGAGTGAGATTCACCACCCACGCGGTACCGGATCCGGACTGGATGACGGTTCCTGGCAACACATTCCCTGACGCATCGACCACAGTCTGACCGATCGCGATCGTGCCCGTCGTCGCGGAGGTCGTCAGCGCTGTGCCGGCGATGACGCCGGTGAATGTTGCACCCGGAGAATTAGACGATCCTATCGTGAGAGAAATGATTTGCGCCCACGTTCCAAGCGCAGCGATCGGCGCGTAGAACCGGCTGGCAAAGATCGTCGATCCGATCCTAGCTCGAGGACCCCCATCGGCGCCGGCGAACGCTGCGATGATAGCATTCTGAATCAGCGTCGCTGCGTTGGATGGGACCTGTGGATTGTTGGCGATGTTGACCGCAAACAAGATCGGGAGCGCCGCCGGCGTCTCATAGGTGACGTTGTAGGAGGGATAGGGCGGCGAATATCCGGACCTGGTATCCTGAACCACCACCGTCGTGTTGCCGTTATAGGCGCACCCGGGAGCCTTCTTCGACCAGATCGCTGTTGCAACAGCAGACTCCGACCCACCGACAACAGCCACATAGAGCGAATTGGCTGCCAGCGATACGCCGCCAATCGTCGCCGGCGTCGGACTGTCGTTTTCGGTGACATAAGCATCGAGCACGCCTGCGACGCTAAGAACGGCGCCGAGAACAGAAGGCAGCGAACCTATCGAATTCACACCAACAGATTCAGCCATTCTCTCGGCGAAGGCCGTGGTACTTTCAGTGTCGTTTCCGACCACACCGTCAGACAAATTGTTGATGCTGTCCCAGCCCGGGATAGTTTGATAGATCACGTTCAGCGTGCCAGCGGGGCACACGATCGGGCCAGGTACATTGCACGCAAACGGTAGGACAATCGATCCACCTACCGGAATGGTCCCGCCTTGGGTGCAAGTGTAGATGTTACCGTCTTCAGCGAGGCCCAACGCGCCGGCGTTGATGACAACTCCGGTGCCTCCGGAACATGTTGCCTGAACCACAGTGGGCTCTGACGAATTGCGCTGCAGGAAATAGAGCTGAGCGATCGCGTCCTGAAAAACGCCGGATGCAAAATTAGGATTCGTCTGGTTGGTGAGAGCGATGAAAGTATCGTTCGCTTGCGCGATAACCGCTGTCAGGCTGGATGCTAACTGTCCTTGTGGCGTGCTAAGCGATTGGTTGAGTCCTCCCCCGAAGGCCGCATCGAAATCGGCCTGCACGCCCGTCAGAATGTCCTGCTGAGTCGGACCTGTAAATCCGGTTGCAGTGTTGAACGTGATCGGCGGGACATTGGTGGTGACTGCCATCAGAACGCCGCCGCTGTTGTGACGCCGTTGGCGTCGGTGACCTGCACTTGGCCGCTAACGTTGCGTCCGACGATCGATGTAATGAAAACCGTGGCTGAAGCGACGCCAGGAACAGTCAATGCCGCGGCGACGAATTTGGCTTTGATCAGCGTCACGTTAGGCGGGTTGCCGAATAGTTGCTGAAAATACGGCACGCCTTGCGACGTATCGAACCAAAGCTCTCCAAGAAAAAGCTTGATCGCGCTCGCAGCATCCTGCGCGAGCGAATACGGATCTTCTGCGACGGCGATGTTGCCAGCGGAATCCTTCATCAGATCCCAATTAACAGGCGACAAAAGCAGAGTTTTCATGGAATCGTTACCGGTACGCCGTTGACCTGGAAAACACCCGTCACGATGTTGACGACGCCGGCTTTCATCTGGATCTGGTTTGCGTTCACATCGGTCATCGTCATGCCGGCGGCGGCGGTGACGATCTTATTGCCGTTCACGTCCTGGATGTTGATCCCGGTCTTTGTGAACTGCACATACTGCGTCGGCTCGCTTCCAAACAAGGTCCCGATATAGATCCCGTCGGCGAGATCGAACATGCGCCTCGATCCAGGCTGAGATTCCTTGCCACTGGTGGTCGCCACCACTGAACTATCTCGATCACAAACCGCCAGCCAGCCGACATCACCCTCCACCGGGTCGGCAATGACCGAACCATTGCCACAGCCGACTCGAGAGACCTGGATATTGTTGATAGTGCCGTGCGACGTAGAATTGTTCTGACCGTCAACCACCTTGACGAGAGGCTGCACGCTGACTGTCGGCGGGACGCCGACACCGCCGCCTGTAACCGAGATCACCTTGACCTGGACAATCGTGCGGATATGAGCAAACGCTTGATCGATCTGGAATTGATCCGCCAACCAGTCGTCCGCGCCGTCTTCCGGATCCTGCTGGGTATAATTTGAATCAGTTCCCATTGGTCACCGGCGTCGCGAATTTCGGGCTGCTAGCGAACAGAACAGATTCCCATTTACCGTTGACGGTCTGGCTCTCGAGCGCATGGTTGACGTTGTAGACATTCCACGTTGCGTTAGCCGGCGTAAGTTGCGAATCCTTAACTGTCACCTGCTTACCGATCGCAAATCCGGAATTATAGAGCGCCGTGAACATCATTCCGTTTGCGGTGTAGGCTGGGTAGCCGATTAGCGATCCATCATTTGGCGTGATGATGATCGGATCGCCGCTACGGTTTTGAAACTTAGGCCAGATTGCCAACGTTCCACGATCGATCGTCGCATAGATGTCGGCGTGCTTTCGAACCTTGTTGTACATGTCACGAGGCGAACCATATAGGTACGTGTTCGAAAGCTGAGCCGTCACTCCATTGTTTTCGAATTGCAATCCCATCTGCTGAGCGATTTGCTGCATGACGGTAGAAACGGCAACTTTGCCATTGTAACTCAGCGGCGTAACCGAGCCTGCGGCAAACGCCGCTGCCGCATTCGCTGTAATGCGCATCGCCGCTTCAGGCTGATTGAAATCGATCACGCTGGCGATGATCCACCCGGCATAAGCTTGCTGAAGTCCTGAACCGTCGCCGGCCAAAAGAGAAATAGCGTTCTTCGGCAGCAGATTGATCTGAGTTCCGAATGTTGACAGCTGATTCATGACCGACAGGGGAAGTCCCCACACCGTCAAATCCATCCTGCTATCGACGCCCTGAACATTGTGCAGATCGGCCTTCATGCGCACGGCGTTCTGCGCCGGTCCTCCAAAGGTGATCGTATTTGAATCACTGCCGTTGAAGGTCGGCGTCGAGCTCGTCGGGTTGATTGTGATCGACGCCTGCAACTGCTTGATCGAAAACGTCATGTAGAAGCCGCCGCGGCGGCTGCGCCTGCCACCAGATCTGCTGCTTCCCAATATTCCAAGAGATATCGGCCTGCAGATCCGAGCCCGGTATAGACTGGATCGGTCGAACCCTGCGTATCGGTAAACCAGAAATCTCCGATGAAACCGAGCGACGGATATCGGATGATCCGGTTTAGATTTTGACAGATGACACCGTTGCGCACTGGAATGTTGTTCACCGACAGATCAAAAAACAAACCGTAGAATCTCGTCGACAGAGCGATCTGACATGACTGTCCGCCTAGCAAAATCGCAAATGTCTGGTTAGGTACGGCCTGCGTTGGAACGATCAGCATCAGAAAAAAGGATTCCCTGGATTGGCTATTTCATTGTTGAAAGATGCCGATTGAGCGGGAGTCGGCGGGGTTGCCGTAGACTGACCGCCATTGACGACAGCAGACGCTCCTGGTGATTGTGGATTTCCGATCGCATCAAAATCATTGGCGACAATCGAATTAGGCGTCGCCGAAGCAGCGCTCGCATTCGATCCGGTCCCGCTGCTGCTGACGATCAGGCTTGCGGTGCGCACTTCCTCGCAGCCAACATCCACAGTCAGCAGCCCGGCGCCTTCCTGCGCCGTGCGGCGATAATCCTGATGGTTGAAGTTGAAGCCAATATAGGTCGCGTCCGGCGTCACGACGTCATAAAGGTTGGTGTCGCCGATCACTGAGGCAATCGAGTTAAGCATTCCAGAACGCTTTGCACTCGATCCGCCGGTGGAGAACCGGAACTTCACCTCCATCGGCTGCTGAACCTTGTTGTAGCTCGCGAAGGCTCCCTGCTCGACCGGATAGTTCGAAATCTTGAAATCCTGGCGGAATTCCATCGACAGCACATTGTCGGCGACCACAACGGGATCGCCGTTCAGAAAGATGCCCCACTGTGACGATACCGCGGCCGTGGATACGTCCGGACCGTCGGCGGTGATGAGTGGCACCTCCGAGAATAACGCAGCCGACGCGGCTGACAGTGCCGGCAAACCGGGTATGCTCATTGACCACCCACCGCGGATTGATTGGCATCAGCCTGACGCTTCAGGCCAAGGTCGCGAAGCTTGTTCGTGAAGTCGACAGGATCCCTAACTCCGGTCACTGTGACCGGACCGTTGATCTCGACCGTGTTGGTCGTGCCTCCGCCTCCGCCGTTTCGATCGATACCGGCCCACGCACCAAGGCCGCTTCTTGCCGCGCCATGATATGCACTCCAACCATGAGCCTTGGCGTCATCGAGTGCGAATTGAATGGAGCGAGCCTCATTCGCAGGGTTGAGCGGATCGAGACCGGTCTTCGATCTGAATTCGTCGCCTACGGCATGTCCGCGGCCGCCCGGCGTGACGTGTAATTGAAAGGCACCTCCAGATGTGCCGCCATCGCCAGAGAACTGGTTAAAGCCCTCGCTGCGCGCCACCATCATGGCGACGTCAGGGCTGATACCGCGCTTAGCAGCTTCCGCTCGGATGAAGGCTTCTTTTTGGCCCGGCGACGTAAAACCACCTGAAACAGATGTCGAATTTACCGATGGCTGCGTGAGGGAAGGAACAGCCTTTCCCGGCGCATAATCGCCCCAACCGAAAAGCGCATCCCAAGGCTTGGCTTCGGAAAGCGGTTTATCGAACAGCTCGTGCGCCAACGGCGACGCCGCATCTGCTGCTTTGAAGATCGCCGTCTTTCCGTAGTTTTCTGCCGAGACCTTCGCCGCATCCCAGCGCCGCTGCACGCGGCCGGCGGCTTCAGCCTCGGCGTCGGTCCAGCCGGCGACCTTCTTCAGCATTTCAGTCATCTGATCGCCGCCGCGGATCAGCGCGTCGAACAGTCCAGCATCCATGCCCGGAATTTTTCCGGCGAGGTATGATGCCAAGTTTTTATTTTTATCATCAGCAAGATCGTGGATGATCTTCAGGTTATCAGCTGTCGCGATCAGCGCTGCATTAACTCCTTTTGTACCATCGATCGTCTTGGCATTATTCTTGTCGAGGCGTTCGGCTTCCGTATTGATGACGCGGAACATTTGCATGATGCCCGGCGCTTCCGGACCACCGACCTGCCAAGCAGTGAAGACGTCCGACAGTGACTTGAACGCGCCAGCCATGTTCTCGCCGGTCGATCCGAATTCCCGCGCGACGCCCTGCCACTTGGATATTTCATTTGCAGAGACACCGATCGCGCGCGATAGCCGACCGACGTTAGCTCCGGCCTGGAGGGTGTTGACGACGAAATCCTTCAGGCCAGATGCGCCGGTCAGAACTGCGAAAAAACCCAGCGCGGTGTTGGTCAGCCCTCGAATGGCTTCGGATTCACGCTTGGTCCCCTCAGCGATCGTCTTAGAGCGCTTGGTGTTGGCGTCCTCCAGCCTTTTCAGATCATCGACAGCCGTTTTTGCTTTCGGACTGAAATTATTGGTGTCGAGACCGAGCTCGACAACGAGCGAGTCAATGATCGTTGCCATGCGTTACTTCTTCCGCGCTGCCATGATTTGGCGATTATAGGCATCGACCGTAGCCACCTCGAGCAGATCATGACAATCCTCGATCGACAAGATCGTGGATAGGTCCCGCATCATCACGCCGCCGTAGACGCTGATGACGTTTCCGATGAGATTGGTGACGTTGACGAGTTCTGCGAATCCGGTTGTGTCGACGCCGATTCCGCCTTCAAGCTTGAGGCGAGCTCGGCGAACGTAAAACCCATGTGGAGTTCGATTAGCTCCTGCCGCAGGGTCTTCAGCGTTGTAATTTCCCAGAAGTCATTGTCGCCACCGAGCGGACGCGTCACAGCCTCTTCAACGATCTGGATCTGATGCAACATTTCGTCCATCAGCTTATCGACCGATGGCACGTCGCCGCCGGCCAGCGCCTGCATACCTCCGAGTACAAAGCCCCACATGCCGAGGGCTGCGACTTCCGATCGAATGTCGAGATCCTCGCGGTTCATCGCCATGATCGCGTGACGGGCCCAGCGCTCCGCCTGGAGCGCAGGCATTTCGGTGAGCAGATATTTCCTGCCCTTGTCACGGCCTTCCGCCGTGATCGTGACTTCCTTGGTCTTCAGCATATCAGCTCGAGGGTTGGGAAACGACGCTCTGCCATTCGACGCCGAACTTCCGGGGTTGCAGGATCTTCTTGACGTTGGGCGCCGGCATCCACTCAGTCAAGAAGCCTCGCGTCCAGGTCCATTTGGTTCCGAGGCTTTTGAGCAGCAAAATACCATTCGCTGGAAACGTATCTTCTTGAGCGTCCTGCGCCTGCTTCCACTGGTCAAACATGAAGCAGGACGGCGAGTCCGCCTGCAGCGTGTAGACGTACTTCACCTTGTTGAAGACGTAACCGCCGGACAGGAATCCGTCGACACCCATCAAGGTTTCCGCCACCGTCAGCGTGTCCACGTCGGCGACATCGTCGACGGAGAACTGCTGCAGCTGCTGCGGCGTGCTGAAGATTCCCGGAATCGTAAACGTGATAACGGCGTTCGCCGCAGTCAGGCTGGTCATGGTTGATGTTCCTTGCTTGTGGGATGCGGATTAGAGAACGGTGACCGTGCTCAGGCTAAACGACTGCACGCTTTCTCCGTCAACATAGAAGAACGTGATTTGTCGCGGACCGCGTCCCTGCCGAACAGTGGACGAAGGCGTGGTGAGGTAGAGATACCAGCCTTGATTCTGCAGCGTCGGACCGATGTTGAGGCCGCCCGCGGCCGCATTGGCTTGCGCGATCTGCGAAGCCGACAATGTCACGCCCGGCACGATCGCACCGAAGGTGATGAACTGCTGAACCGTCGGCGCGATCGCCGCCTCGACGGAGCCGTCGCCGGACGAGTTGAACGGGATGGAGTTGGACTGCTCGAGCAGTTCCATGAGATCCAACTGAAGCTGAGCGTTCAGCGCGATCTGGTTGATGTAGGTATCGATCCACTGGAACGGCCCGGACACAAACCCGCGCTGATAATCGATGAAGCCCTGGTTCGCGGTCGCGATCCCGCCGTAATAGTTGTAGCCGTTGCCGCGATCGCCGGTGACTTGCGGATTGCCACCCAAATTGATCGCCGCCGTCGATGTGGTAACGCCCGGGACCATTCCGGTCTGTTTCTTGAAGGCCATCGAGATCCGTCCGCCGGCCTGGTTGAAGTTGATCGAGGCCACTGCGCCGCAGACGAAGGCGCACAGGTTCTGATCGCCCAGCGGTTCTGACTGGATCGAGGTGCCGGAATAATTCCCGGCCGCGACGGCAGCCGCATAGCATGCAGCATCCGGGTTTTCAGTGAGAGGCGTCCCGTCGGTGTCGAACGGCACGTACATGAAGCGGTTGTTCTGGGAATTGTTCCAAGCCGTGAAAGCCAGCTTGTTGGTGAAGCCGGAACCGTTGTCTGGATCGAAGCAATGGGTGAACGTGGCCCAATTGGTCGAAATCGAGATCAGGTTGTTCATGAAGGTGGACGGCGTGGCCGCTGCCGCGCCCTGGGAGAGATATGCTCCGGTCGCCTGGGTCAGCAACAGATCCGTAGCGAGAGCCCCTGATGCGAACGCCATCGTCGAGCCGGCACCGGTCGTCCCGGAATTTATAACGAACGCAGACGTCACGCTGTCGAAATAAACGGCAGGTGCGAAGGAAGAGATCGTCTCCGGGGTCGCTTCCGTCATGGACTGGTTAAGATTGTAGGTTCCGGCGCCGCCGGTGCCGGTTCCGAAGGAGGCGATAAAAGTTCCCGCGGTGATGTTCGTACCGGTGATTTTCTGCCCAACGGCAATCGGATTGCCGGTGACGGAACCAGAGACCGTCAAAACGGCAGCCGCCACAGTTCCGGTGAAGGTCGCCTCCGCGACACCGGAAATGGCCAGATCGGTTTCGATGAGTTGCGCCGCATTGGTGAACGACGTGGCGCCGCTCAGATCGATGCTGGCAGTGGTCGGAGTGCCGTTGATCGTAACCGTCAGCGAGGCATTGAAAGCCTGGAGCTGGGTCAGTGTGATCGCGGATGCGTTGCCGCCCCACAGATAGGCGGACACAGCATTTGGATTGTACTGAGCGACCAAGAGGGCACCGGGCTTGATGGTCGACGTGTCGAAACCACCAAAATAGCCGGATCCAAGATTAGTCCCGCCGCCGGCGAATTTGTACTCGGCAGAAACTCCGCCAAAGAACGACTGCACCGCGATCGGACCGCCGAACGACATCACGCTGCCAATCGGCACGCGCGTGCTCTTCGTCAACAGCATGCCGTTCAGCACCAGGCCGCTGCCGCCGGCCGCGAGAACTCCCGGATTGTTGGCAACGAAAAGCGAGGCGTTAATTGTGGTCATAGGATCATTTCCTCACGTTCAATCGGGAAAGACCACGTCGACATCGACGAGGCTGAGAGCGACCGCATCATAGAATTCCTGCGGTGTGGAAATAGAAGGCGTGATTTGAAGATGGACATCGACGGTCCATCGCTCTTCGTATTGAACAGCGGCCGTATGGAACGGCGACTGGATAGGATCATCCGAAAATAGCGGGGTCACGCCGGTGCCGGCCATCTGATCGACAGCAAAAGAACTCCGGATCACATTCGATATTACTTGAGCATTGTCGCCGCTATTCGGACCGTGGACATCGAGCTGCGCAACGAACTCGGTCGAGGTTGCTATCGAGAGCGTGCCGGCGGACATTATCCTCGACCCGACAGTTTGCGTACCGGAAACGATATAGGTTCCGACGCCCCCAACTGTTCCGCTCGATTGCGATTGAACGATGGTACTGTTCGCGACACCGACACCAAAGACCTGGTTGCCTTCTTCAATCTCGCCGGAAGAAATTTCCGTTACGATCATCTGATTGGCCGTAATCGAAGCCGTGAACTTGGTGTCGACCGGAGTCTCCAGGTTCGTCCCCAGCCGAGGGCGCCGAAGAGGCCACATCGATATGTAATCTCCGCTCGGAGACGCCACTCTGTTGGTTTGACCCACGATGACGGATACGCCGGTCGGCAAGATAGCAGTCAATAGGTTGCCGAGCGCGGTGAAGACCGCACTCTCTACTATCGATGGGGTCATCGTTTAGTTTGTGCTGACGCCGAAATTGATCACAACGCCAGAGCCGGCATTGGATGAATCGTTGTCGGCGATGCCGCCGACTAAACAAAAGCCAAGGCCGAGACCGAACAAATAACCTAGCGTTGATGGGATCACCGCACCTCCGCCTGAGCTCGATGTCCCGTAAGGCACCGGAATACTCAAAACAGGTACATCGGTGCCGGCAATCGGTGCCGTGGCCTTGTTGAATAGCTTCAAATAATAGATCACCGCCGTGGTGTTGATCGGCACTATATCATGGAGGACTACCTTGCCAGCCTGCACCAGTGTGCAGTTCGTCGATACCGTGCTGAGATAATGCAGCGGAGCGCTCTGCGCGTGGGCGCGAATTGTGCCTAGCGATAGAAAAACCAAGCACACCAGGATATTGATCGCCTTCATAGTTTTTCCTTCTCTAGAGATAGTCACCAGTTTGTATATCCGGACGGCACGGTGAAGGCATAGGGCGTGGCACCAAAGTCCGTAGTGTTGGCGTCACCTCCAGACGAATTGAGAGAGACTATCGCGATGAACTGCAGCGCGGAGATCGTGCCTTCATACTGGATCGGTGCGTCAGTCACCGCGACCGGCTGGCCGACCGTCGCTGTCGGAGCTACGCCATCATCGCGATATCTAACTGCCTGGGTCTCGGCCTTGATAATCGCCAGCGATGGGACGCCATTGCAGGCAGCCGGGATCGTCAGCGACTGGACGGTCGTCACCGTGACCTGCAGGTAGCCGCACGGCACGCGACGGATGCCGCTGTCGGCCATCGCGGAGCAGGGCAGCAGCCAAGCAGCCGCCAGCACCGCTAGAAGGGCGGTTCGGAGCATGAGATTTCCTTCGGGATTTGTGGTAGATTTTACTCGTGGTCGCTGCTTAGCTCGAAGCGTGCCGCGGTCAAACACTGTTGGCCAAGGACTCCCATAGCCCCTCCCCGCCTGTAGATTTCAGGTTGTCAAGACGGGATATTTCGCTTCGAGCGACTGGCGCGTGCAGCGCAACCTGCGGTAACGGTTCCATCGGGGGATTGCCTCCCGGGGGAATTAAAGTTGAGTGCCAAACGTTCGGCTCGCCTACTTAAACCGGTCGAAAAGCCGCAGCCGGTTGATAGCCAGAAAGCTAAGGTGATCACACCGGCAAAAGACGAAAGCGTTGATGAGTTTGCCAGAAAGTCGTGCTTCGATGACGATGGGCAGTTTACTCTTGGGTCATAAGGTTCACGGCAAATGACTTACCAAGATCGAGGTCTGTGGATTGTCCGTGAACGGACCGCTCGGATAGCCGCTCGGTACAGCACTCAGGATGTAACTCGTCGGTGAATAGAATGCGGAATCGCCACCCACCCAGTAAGACCAGCCCATATAAGGACCGGACGCCGAGACTTCGTTGGCCGAGAAATAATTGAACAGGTTGGTGGCGTCAGGCGGGCAACTGGAATCCTGCGACCATCCGGTTTCCCCGATGAATATCTTGACGCTGTTGGTGACGGCCCATGACGTTGCGGCTGTCATCGGCGCAGAGCCGTTGCCAGCACAAGCCGCATGTGTCCCCGAGAAATCGCTGTCGAGATATTCGTGCATCTCGTAGGCGACCTGCAAGCCTGCAGGTGGCGTATATCCGGCCCATGCCGTGCTGTTGCCGCAGGATACCCAAGAGTGCCCGCCGGTGTAGCAGGTGCCCTCAATCATCACGAGCTGTGCCGTCGTGACGCTCGCAATCGCGGTATTGACAGCGGTCTGTGCGGTAAACCATTGCGCCGCCGTCTGCACATTTGGTTCGTTCATCACGTCAAAAATGACGTTCGGATAGTTCTTGAACTTGGTAGCCATCCGGGTCCAGAAATCGACGAGTTGGGCAGTCGCTTCCGAACTGATGCCGGGATAGATGATCGAGTAATTCAGCAGCGTGTCGTTGACCTGTCCGAACAGATGATCATCAATCATGACGTACATATTTTGCGAAAAGGCATAATCAATCACCGCCTTCATCGCGGTAAGATTGGTCTGCGTCCCTGAAGTCGCGAACGCCGATTGCGCGGGCTCGTCGCACCGTCCGACCAATCCGTCTGGGCTGGCGAGCCGGGGGCAGTTCGTGCTGTTGCGGACGAATGAAACCGGGTCCAAAGGGCCGTAGACATCGGGTTGCAACCGAAGCTGATGGATGGGCATCCGGATCAGGCCCATGCCTTTACCGCCCCAATAGGCCGTGTTCGTGTTTTCCGGGTAGATATAATTATATTGAGATGACGAGGGGTATGTGAACTCCGCACCCGAGATATTGACTCCCTTGTAATTGATCGGTGTGAAGGTCCCGCTCGGCGCGGCGAACGCCGTCTCTGCGGGGGCAACCGCTTTGACGGTGATAACGGTATTGGCATCGGTGGATAAGGCAGTCGAAGAACTTGTGACCAATAGCGTAATCGTTTCGGTTTGCGTGGCCGTAGCGCTTCCGGGGTTATAGACGATCGATTGCAGTTCCGAAGTAATAGTAGCTGGCGTGGCCGAGGCCAGAGTATAGGGACCGCTCCCGCTCAATCCGGTTCCGGTAAGCGTTCCCCCGGCAGACCCGGAGAGTGTCAATGTAGCGCTGTCTGTGTTCCCGACATCGGCGACAGTCACATTAACTGACTGGAACGTGGATGGCGCACCGCCGCCATGGATGAATGGCATATTGGACTTGCCGACTACCGTCACAGTCGGGCCTGCCCCGGCAATCTGTGGCGGCAGGGCGGATAGCGGATCTGGCAACGTTGTGGAGTAATAGGTATTGTCCGTAGTGTTGAAATTTCCGATCACGGTCGGCGTCAGTTCGTCATAGGTGACGATGATCTCCTGCCACGACCCGATATAGTCCTGACCACCGAATCTGAAATGATTGACATCAAACTCTGTACCGCCTCCAGCGGGAGCGAACGTGAACGCCGCGACGCTAGAGCTAGCGACCAGAGAACCATTCTGGAAACCGTTGACGTTATTGGTCGAATAAAGATCGCTGAATGAGCCCGCCAGATTAGCCCAGCCCGTATTTGAACCGAGACTGACGGATGTCCCGCCGCTATTCGGTGCCACCAGGTAAGCATTCGATAGCATCCGGAACTGGAGGCTGAAGATGTCCTGGGACAGCAACACTCCAGAAGTTGCGTTCATTCTTGCGATCACCGTTTGCAGTCCCTGCCCGGAACTCGGCGAATTGCTGATCATGTATTCGCCAGCCGCCACGGTCACTTCTGGATACCCGAGTGAATTGACCAGCGTCAGGATCGGCGCGGCGCCCATGCTGGAGGTGTCGAGATGATTTGCGGACGGGCTTTGGTCGTAGATGATTGCAATCGCAATCGATCGCGAGGTGGCCCAGTCCTGAATGGCTTGCCGTGGCAGGTTTCCAGCCGCATTGAAGTTAAAATCCATCTGCGCACTGTCTGACGCGCGCTGCAAACGAATGGCCGGGCCGCTATAGGTCGGGTAAATCTTGCGAAGCGCGTAGATGTTGGAAACGTGGGTCGCGGTTGCGAAATTCCCCAATGAGACGGACGAGCCATGTAGGCCGATCCCGGCGGCCGACACCCACGCAATGAGGATGAGCAAGCAGGCGCTAACTGCTTTGCGCATCACTGAATCCACGCCGGGTTGACGTTGCCGGAATTATACACCGCTGGGTAGCCCGTGCTACCAGTCGGATGAACGTCGCTCCATGGTGAGTTGGAGGCTGTACCGTTCACGATCCAGATGCCATCGCCTTGAACGAATTCAAGCGCGCCAGCAACTTCGAAGTAGTGTGGTGTCAACCCACGGACCCAAGTGTTGTAAATCTGCTTCTGGGCGTTGCAGCCGCATGGAGTCTGGCCGGCGGTGGTTGAATAGTTATCGGAACTGGAGCCGCCGGACGGCCCAATCGTGATCGAAATCAGCGGACCATAAGAAGCCAGCGCCGAAGTCATCGATGCGACGTAGCCTTCGACCGTGGCCGCGCTTTCACCAAAGTTGAAATCGTTGACGCCATACTCGTTGATGAAACTAGAAAAATATTGCGCGAGTTGGATGCGCTTGGCGTGGCCAGAAACCCAACTTCCAATGCTGTCACCGGGGATACCATAATTGGCAGTCGGAACCGTGGATATGATTGATGGGACAATTACGCCTCCGTTCGGCGTATCGCCCGTACTCGTGCCGCTCTCGCCTATGCCATAGGCTATGCTGTCGCCCCAGACAGCAACGGCAGGATGGGTATGGTCCCCCGCAATAACGACCGCCCCGAACTGAAATCCATTTGACGTGTTGCTGGGAAAGCCGCCTCCCATCGTGTAATTGGGAACTGTCGTGCCAAATTGTGTCACGCCCTGGTATAGACTGGTGCCAGTCTCATACTGGTTCATCCCAGGAATCACGTTTGCCGAGTTCGAACACCACACATAAATCTCGACCTCGGAATTTGCAGCAACCGAAACGGAGATGACATCAGAAGTTAAAAAGTCACCTGTCGTGGACCCAGACGCATTCCCCCCGAACGTGAACTGGTTGAATGGCCCGGTGACCGCAGGATATCTGGCGGATGCTGAGCAGGTGAGAGTGCCACCAGTGTTTGTTTCGCCGACAACATTTGGCAGCACGATCTGCAAATGGTTGACAGCGTAAATATTTTGCGTGGCCTGATAGGATAAAACCTCTGCCGCACTGACCGACGTAACGGGATAATTTGTGGCCGATACCGTCTGCCGAAGTCCTGATGGAGCGTTGGCGCTCCCGTGTATCCAATTCGCGCTAACCAGCGAAACAATGGCGAGAATTGCGAACCTGATAACGGCGCCTAGCATGAGTTTGCCAATCCCCAATAGAGATACTGGTTATGACAGAGCGCGGTCCGGTTGGTTGGCGAAAAAGCTATTGGCCACTCACCGCCTTCTTCAAAACTACCTGTTTGAAAAACAGCATCGTCGGTCGAGGCGAATAAAGTCGTTTGACTCTGCGGGGTACAGAAATTGGCGGTAGCCGTATTGTCGGTCCCGTTGATATTCAAAACGATACCGGCGCTTGAAAATCCCGTCTGATAGGCATTTGCCACACCGAGAGCAATGGCGCCGCTGGCAAAAGATCCTGTTCCGCAACCAGAGCCTATAAAAGCCGAGGGTGAGCCATTGCCCGTTTGCAAACCTAAACCGGCGCCATTGCTCAGGACTCTCCCATATATGATACCGAAATTTGATTGGGGTGAGTTGCTTTGCGCGACGACGGACCATGATATCGGCAGCGTCGTATTGGAATCGCTAGCAGTGAGGAATGGACTGTTTCCGGCTACGCCCTGAACACAAGGAAAAGTCCCAACGCAATTAAACACCAGCGTCGGCATATTAGCCAGCGTGGCTTGAAGCAGATGAATGCCGTTGCCGGTCTGATCATAGAGCTTGGCCACACTGCATCCAGCGTGTGTGACCGTGCAGAACGTGGTGACACTAACGGTTGGCGATCCGGTTGGGCAAACTACCGCACTGAGATTAGCTGCGCCGCTGGTCCCAATGGGGATGGTGCATGTTGCAGTGCCGGTTGATGTATCAACGATATCCGCAGCGGGATTGGTGCCCGGTACGGCATAGGCTGCGTTATAGGCCCTAAGGCCGTACCAATTCGAGGCGCTGGCGATAACGTCGCCGGGTCCGGTGTAGCCGCTTGCTGCGGGAGTTTTGGAACTCCCGGCCCCCGTCAGCGTCATCTGAGCCGATGACGGCCCAGCGACCGCCAGCAGGCATGCCAGCGCTATCGCGAAAAGGCCGCGCATCAGAGGAAGTCCACCGTGCAGTCAAGTGCTGTGGTTGGCCCCGTACCGCCTGTAGAGGTGCTTGCAGCGCCAGCGCTGATGGCGGTCGAATATTGGTCGCCAACCAGAGAGAACGTAAACCCGGTATTGGACCCTGGAGGAATGCCGACGAACTTAGTTGGCGCCGTCGTCCCCATGGTGACCGACGCTGCCGCCACGTTGAAGATCTGGATATAGGCCCAATGCGTGGCGTCGGAATTACTGCACTGTGCCGAGTAGACCTGTCCGGCTGACGCCTTGACCGCGATAGCTGTATTTGACAGGGCGGCGAGGGTTTTGGTGGATAGGCCGCCGGAGGCGCTTCCGAGAGTGACCGGGTTATTGACGGCCGCCCTGATGCAACCGAGCACTGTCGCGGTCCCGGACGCCGGGCAAGCCGTGTCCGAGGTCTGCCCCTCAGTCACATCCGCTCCTGATGCAGCACTGATGGGCTGCGTCGCTTGCCAGAATGTGCCGGAAACAGGTTGCGTAGCCTGCCAGAACGTCCCGGTAACCGACCAAGTGGCTGCCGTAGTCGGCGCCACAAACAGACCATTCGTGGCGGACAACACTGTCCCGCCCTGCGTCGGCACGACGCCGTTGCCGTTGCCGAGCGATGGACTTGTGTTGAGAGAGACGCCGACTCCGCCGCCGGAGATCGAGACGGAGCCGCTAATAGGGACAGCCGTCCCACCGGAGACTCCCTGGATAGCAAGCACCGCTGTGCCAGGCGCTCCGGCCGTGCCTCCTCCCGCGACAATCCACGGCGACGTGGATTGCGTCACAGCGACGGTGCTCAGCGGAGTCAACGTCGAGATTTGCGCAGCGGTCAAGACCACCGGCATCGACGCAGCAGCCAGGGCTTGCCCTTGCGCCGGAATGCGTCCGGTATTCGTCGCGACGGTGCCGAGATTTCCTCCGGTTTCGAGAGCGTAGTTCGTGAGCGCGGCGGGAGGCGTCAGGGTCGACAACTGCGAGGCCGTTAGCACCACGGGGACGGAGGCGGCCGCTAGAGCCTGACCAAGCGCCGGCGTCTTGGTGTCGATCGACGCTACTGACGCATTACCGATGCCTTGCAAAGCCGACGTCGCCGCGCCATTAAGCGTGCCGATATTGAAGGTGGGTGTTGCAGCAAAAGCCGGGAGCGTCCCGGTGATGCCGACAGACGTCGGTGGCGTCAGCGCTGTGACCTGCGCAGCCGGCAATACGACAGGAATGCTGGCGCTCGATAGCGCTTGGCCCAACACCAGAGCAACCATGTTGGTGCCGTTGGAGACGCCTAGCGCGGTACCGGCCGCAGGGAATGCCGAGCCGAAGTTGCTCGAGGTACCACCGCCGCCACCTCCTCCGCTGCAACCGCTATCGCAGATGAAATGGGCGGGGCTGGTGAATTGGGGAAGCGTTCCGGATATGCCGAACGCCGTGTTGCCGATCGAGCCGCCGGCTTGGAACGGCGATCCCAACGCTGTAATCGTAGAGCTCTGCAGCGTCGCCGTCGCGGCGCCGTTCAAGGTGCCGAGGTTTACCGTCGGTGTGCCGTTGATGGTTGCCAGAATGGGAACGCCACCGGTGACGCCTTGGACATACAGAGCCGTGCCGTTTGGGTTATTCGATCCGATACCACCCGAAAGAGGATTGCCAAAAGCGTCGCTCGAGATAGACGACGGCGTGGTGATGCCGGCGTTGGTGTACGTCTTCATCGACAGGATTTGCTGCGGCGACGACTGATCCTTCAGGATATAGAAGCCGGCCGTTTGCGCATGCGCGTGCAACACCGACGCCAGAAGCGCCAGCGCAGCAAGTTTAATTCTCATTGTGCTAGACCCCTGTGAGGATAGCCGGAACGATCACTTCGTTACCCGGATCGGAGAGATCCGTGGTCAGACCGCCGCTCGGCGGCGTCGGGAAGAGAACATCGTCCTGAAGCACGATCGCAACCATGCACCAGGTCAGGCCCCATTGCTCGAGCGAGGCCAGGATCTTCCATGTCGTGCCTTCCGGCACGGTCCCCGCGGGAAACACCAGCAGATCCCCGCCGAATTGCAGAACGCGATTGATGGCAAGCGCCGTGCCGTTGAGAAAGACCTTTTTCTCCGCGCCCTGGATGTTCAACGAATCCAGAAGTCGAACATCTTTCGAACTAAGCGGCTGGACCTGTGCCAACACCGTGGCTTGATTGTAGCCGGGCTGCTGAACGAAATTGGCGCCGATCGTGTTTCCCGTGCTGACAAACAGCGTGGCCGGAATATTTGGATTGATAACGCGCGTGACTGAATTGGCTGTCGCGCGCAGATTTCCTACCATCGAATTCTCCGCGCTGACCGGCGTTGCTCGCGCAGGCTCTTTACGCTCACACGAGCAATCAGCGGCTTAATGCCGATGTTGGCGTCGTACTCGGAGCGATCCTTCAAGATGAACTTGCGAGCCTCTTCGAGAACGCCATCAGCAATCGACCGATCAAATTGCGGTTCGGCAAAATTGATGCAGTAAAGGTGACGTTTATTCTGAGGAATCCGCTTCAGAGCCTCAGCCTCAAATTCTCTGAGTTGCTGAAGGATCGGCACCGCTGAGAACCGTATCGGAGAATCATAGATGGCGCAGCGCGTCAAAGGACCAAGCTGCTCGAGCGCAGCCATCTCGTCATCGACTGAACCGACATAAAGCTCCGTGATGTGACCGCCATCGTTCGTAGACATCTTCGCCTCCGGAAAGATATGCGTATTTCACGCATACCTCCCGAAGGTCAAGCTTTTAGCCAAGACGATAGAGCGTCCAGGCACCCGCACCAGTCTTGCGTGCGCGAAAGCGAACAGAAGAATCGGCGCCTGGAGTGTTGGTCGATAGAACGGTCATGCCGCCGACCAAAGTCCACCCGGTATTTGTCGTCATCACCGCAGTTTCAGCGGCGACACCCGACGTGTTGATGACCGAGAAATCGAACGAGCTGCCCGCGACAGAATTCGGAAAAGCTGTATCCATCGCGGTCGCAAGTGGAAGAGTGAGCGCCGAGCTACCGGCAGCGCCGTTTGCTACCGTGATGATGCCAGTCTGCATGTTGGCCGCGGTCAGCGTCGCCGACACGGTTTGCGCGTTCGGAGCGCCCTGCACGAGCGGTGTCGGGTTGGTGTTGACGATGTTGCTGAACGTACCCGGCGCCGGCACGTTCGCGCCGATCGTCATATTGTCGATGAAGCCCGGCGTGCTGCTGGCCCGGTTCGGCGGACAGAACGGAAAGCTGATGTTGCCGTTTTTGTCCGTCAAGAAGATCGTGTTGCATTGAGCGGCGCTCGCCGGCGAGACAAACATCAGCAGCAACAGCAGAAGCGTCACGAACAACAGCATCAGCAGTTCGAGCCGCCAGAAGGTACGCGCCGTGATCGGACGACCGAACGGATGACTATCGAAGTCAGCGAAAGCAATCTTGAACATCTGGTGTTCTCCGGTTGAGGGGTTTTACATTTTGACTTCGTAGCCAACCGAGTTCAGCAGGTTGCCGTGCTCGATAAGCGGTTTTGTCGATGCGCCGTAATTCGTCAGTCCCGCGGCGACGCGCGCGCGCGCCTGTTCAACCACAGTTCGGTTGACGACCAGGCTCTGATCCTGAGATTTCATGCCGCGCAACATCACCGTGACCGGGCTGAGCGGCGGAGTGTACGTGTTGATGATCGAGTCCTGGAGCTGGCCTTGGATCACCATTCCGGTGCGCGCAAGCGTCAGCGGAATGTTGTAGTCGGTGGCCTTGAGCTGAAACGCGATCCCGGCCGGCCAGCCAGGCGACTTGTCCGAAATCATGTTCCGGAAGAACGGCCGCGGCGGGATATGCGCCTTCGGAGCGCCAAACTCCTGGATTGCCGCAATCATAGGGATCGAGGTGCCGTCCGGTTCCGTCGATCCTTCGAGGAACCCAATGCGCACGGTGCCCGGCTGGGACAGTTTCGCGGCCATTTTGGTCAGAATGGCGCGGAACTTGATCCCGCCGGACATCGTAGGCATGTTTTAGACCCCTGTAAAAGCCGCAGCGGGGGCCGCTGGCTCGTTTTTATCAGCGGCAGGGTCCTTGGTACCCTTTTCAACTTCGTGCGTCTCAGCGGTGCCCAAAACGGTTGTTTGTTCACCGGTTTTGGGAACCTCCATTTCGAGGGTGGCCGTGAGGGTTTTGCCGGCGTCGTCCTTAGCCGGTTCCTTCTCTTGGGAACCGTCAGCGCCCTCAGCCTTGGTGGCGCCCTCGGATTTGTCGGTTCCCAACAGATCGGCGTCGTCGGTGCCGAGATCGGCCGGCTTCGAGGCGGCTTCAGCCTCAAGCTTGGCTTTCTCGATCTTATCGGCCCGCGCTTGGTCCGCCATCTTGTGAAATTCCTCGATCGTCATCTTCGACAAGACCAGGAAGTCGTCCCGGAACTTCATCAGCTTCTGGACGTGAGTCCACATCGCGTCGTGATCCATCGTCGTTCTCCTCGCGCTGCGCGCTTTCGGGTTGGTCTTCGTCTTGAGCCGTGAAATATTTCAGCAGAGTACCGCCCGGGTTCTGCGCTTTCCACTTCTCGAAAAATTCCTTGTCGATGCCCGCATTGCCGCCAGCCTGCAACTGAACCTGTTGCGGCATGATGTCCGGATCTTCTGCCGGCGTCAGCATGCGGCCCTGAAACGGACGGCCGCCGCCGTCATCAGCGACGGTCATATGCAGGTGAAGCATGATCGGACGGCCGAGCGTGTTGTGCACGTTGACTGTCTGGCGCTTTTTCTGTTCCGACATCTCAGTAACTCCTGCCGCGAAGAGCGGCGTTGGCTCTACGCGTCGCGGTGCGCTGAGCGATTTCCTCGGCGGTCTTTTTCGTACCAAGCTTCATCGCCGCCAGTTTCTCAATGAGATGACGCGACGTCGGTTCCTTTTCTCGCGCAATGCGCCGAAGGTGTTCGATGTGGGACGCCTCTGGCTTCCATCCCTTCTTTTTTGAAGAGATTAACGCGCGCGACTCGATTGTGTGGCTGCGCCCCTTAAACGTGCCTTCTCTTTTTACCGCTCTCTTGATGCCGAGCACTGAGTCCACGCACTCAAGGCAAAGATTGTAGAGCTCATCGCGATCATAGCTATCAACGATACGCTGTTCGTACAGCGTTAGATTTTCGACGGAGCAGATCAGCAAAACTTCAAACCTGAACGCGGGCTCGCCATATTTATTGAAGGCGCGCTGCAGGTTCTGGTTTTTGTGCGTTCCTCTCCTCAAACACCCAAGGTGAGAAGACTTTCGATTTCCGATTTTGGCCGCCTGCCCGATATAGAACTTTGCAGGATCTTCGCCGCGATCAATGACGATTCGATAGATGCCGGTTTTCTTCATTTCGGCATTCTATATTTTCAAAACGCTCCTGCACATCCCCGCCCGCGACGGCCAAAACCGGGAGCAATACCATTCCCGAAACGTGTCGGCCCCGGCAGGTACGCAGGAAATGACCGGAACGCACTTGTTGCAGACCAGAAGGCTGCTCCATACGGAGTTTGCGTAAAAAACGCACTATTCATCGTGCCTTCGTATTCCGTGGCGACGGTGACGGATCCTTCCGTCGCGCTAGAGATCCTGCCGACCAGGCCGGAGGGATCGTTGCCATCGGGCCCGCTGAAGAGCTGCGCAAGATGCGCGGTCAGCATATATAGCAGCTGCGTCTGCAACGTGGTGGTCCGGACAGGGCCTGAGCCATCGTTGCGCAGCCATACCTCGCCCGCGAGGGCGAAGTAGGCTTCGAGAGTAGCTTGCGGTGGCGCCGAGGCGAATGCCGGATAAGCAGCGATGAAATCGGCATACGTAAATGTGCCGATCGCGCCGCCCTGACAGCCGCCTCCAAACCACCCCATGATTAAACCGCCCTACGTTGTTTCGCGCGATCGGTATCAGGCTCGACGTCGCTAAGATTGTCGTTCGGAGCCTTTTCACCGCGCTCATCGCCAGCCGGATCCATCGGCTCGAGGCCGCATTTGAGATCCTTGTTCTCGAGAGCGTAAGCTTCGACGCTGGCCTTTTCGCCATGCTCGAAGATCAGGCCGTTCTTCAACATCTCGAAACCGGGGTTTAACGACTTCCATTCTTCCCACCAGTCGCGATCGACCTCAGTCAGACCGAAATCTCCGATGATCGTGTAATTCGGAATCTTGCCGAATGCAGTCGCGTATCCCTTGAGACGGACTTCGCCACGAGTCGGATCCGGCATGTAAGTCTTCGTGGGCTTCACGCCACCACCGAAAGTCGGCCTGTCGACGGTGACCATGCTGCCAAGTGTCAGCTTGAGGCCACGCGGCAGTTTGAGGCCGATCCAGACCGTGCTGGTGTTCTTCTTGGTCTCGGCGCCGATCGCGGGACCGGTGATTGCGATTCCGGCCTCCGCGCCTTCGGCTTCAGCGGTAGCGAGCAACGCTCGCGCCGCATCGATATTCTTCTGCGCTCTCGCAGCCTTCTGGGCTTTGGACAGTGCCATGTTATTAGGTCTCTCTGTTCAGGATTGATGGGGAAAGGTGAAAGGGAAACAAGACGTGCGCGTCACGCGTGGGACCGCAGAGGAGGAAGCCTCCGCGCCACCGTCGAAGCCGGGCGTCCCCGGCCGCGCAACTTATCGGTTAGATGCCGATCATGCTCGCAATGGCGAACGGCTGACGCAAAACAGCGCCCATCGAGCCGCCACTCAGCTTCTGCTTCCACGATGACAGATCGGGGATCAGACGATGAGCACGCATTTTCTCGTTGAACGCGCAGAAGCCGGTCTGCTGACCGCGAACGCTGGTGCAGATCAGCTGCATGAAGTTGCCACCGACAACGCCCTGCGGATTGCTCGAGGACTGAGCCTGGTACTGGATCGCGTCGATGATCTTCAGGTTCGGAATCTGCTTCAACAGATCCGAAACGTTGACATCGAACGAGTTCGTCGCGGTGAGCGCGAACTTGGACGCCGGAGAAAGCGCCAGCACGAATGGCGATTCCTGGTTGATGTTGCCGCCGGACTGCAGGATGAGTTGGATGACCAGCGCCTGGATGTCCAGATAGATCTCGTTCGGCGTCGCGGTGATGATGCCGTTGGTGATCCACTGGTTGTTGCCGTATGCCTTCGGTCCGGGCGTCAGCGCGGCCGTGAGGTTCGGATCGTTCAGCAGCCCGTAATTCTGCAGGCCCTTCACGCCGAAGAAGTATGTCTGGTTCTGGTAACGGTTCAGAGCCCAGGCGGCCGCGGCGTTCAGTTCGCTGACCCAGTTGATCTTCGCGAGACCAACGACATCGAGCTCGCGATCGCCGTATTGCAGGATCGTCTGATAGAGGTACGGCTGGCGCGAGGGGAAGTTCAGGTTGGTGCTGACCGAGCCGTTGTTGACGTAATCGTCGTAGCTCGAGACTTCACCGGTGTGCTCGGCAGTCGGGAACATGACCGAGTTGAGCGTCCAATCGCCCTTCTTTACTTCGCCGAGAATATCGGCGGCGCGCAGCGGGGAGAACAGGATCTCGTAGACTGTCGGGTCGATCATGGTCGACAGCCACACCGGAATGCCGGTGTTCAACGTGGTCGTGGTCGTCGGCTGCGCGTCCATCGCGAGGCCTTGATCCATGGCGAGCTCGAAGTTGTGCTTCCAGCCGTCAGGGATGTACATGCGCGCGTTTTCAAAGATCGCGCCGCTCGACTCGTAGGTTTTGCGCTCCTGAGCGAACGCGGCGACAGCTTCGTGGCGATTCATCGTAAGTGCCTTTCCAAAATAAAAAAGGCGCTCACGAGGAGACGCCTTGGCTGAGGGAGATTGTGAAAGCGAAGTTTAGGAGATGTTGGTGACCTTGATCAGTTCACCGACAGCACCAGCAGATGCAGCACGCCACTTCGTTTCGATCGAGGCCTGCGCCGAAATCGCGGTCGAAGAAGCCGTTTGCGACGGGCTCACCACATAAGTGCCGGCACCTCCCGCCGATCCGGTGAGCTGCTGTGTGACCACGGTACCGGTCGTCACGCCGCTGCCAGTCAGGATCTGACCGGGCCCGAAACCGGAGACCACCGTGCCACCGACCGTGAGAACACCGTAAGTGCCAGTGATCGTGGTCGATGCAGCGTTCTGCTCCGGGATATTGACGTTGTAACGGCCGAGACCGTTCAGCGCTTCACCCGCGAGCAGCGGGGTGATCTGGCTGACGATCTGCGTTCCGGTGGCAACGCCGGTACCGCTCAGAATCGAGCCGGGGTAGAAGTTGCCGGTCAATACGCCGCCGGCGGTGAACACGTCGCCGATGAGCGTGCTAGCCGTCGCATTGGCGGTCGCCGGCGCAATCGAAGATGCCGATCCAGAACCGCCGCTCGGCGTCGAGCCGGCAGCAGCAAACGAGGCCGAGCCATCCGCATAGTTGGCGAATGCCTTCATGCCGACAGTGGCGGCGGCGGCACCGTTGTTGACCACCCACATGTCGACTTCGTTGTAACAAGCGATCTGGAAACCGCTCTGCAGATATTGCACCGCGGTGCCCAGATAGGCAGTGATCATGCCGACCTGGCGTCGGGAGACGATACCCGCGGGCAAGCCAGAACCGAACGTGTTCAGCGTGGCCGGAGCATTGTCGTTGTCGATCGTGGCGTACGACGTCCAGCCGAAGCGGCCGATGACGCAGCCAGTGACGACAACACCGCTGATAACGCCAGCACCGGAGATGAGTCCGCCTTCGCCGGCGAGGACGGTAGCGCGCGGATTCGCCGAAGCAAAATCACCGGCATTGCCGGGCGCCTGGATCGAGTTAACCTGGTTGGGAAAGTCGGGCATCGAATTTTTCTCCTGTTCGATGAAAGTTGCGGGGAAGGGGATCAAAAAAATCCCCCTCCCCGGAATGGGAAGAGGGCCGAAAAGGTCACAGCCTGCGGTGCGTTCTTTCCGCCTACAGAGAATCGGAGGGCCAATTCTCTTTGCTAACGACGATCAGCTAAGGCTGTTACGAGCGGAGGAAGCCGCCCGGTTCGTTTACTGGTGGCCGATACGCTCGAGGTTCTTGGCCAGACCCGGATTGCGCTTCGCGATCTCGCCGGAGGCGGAAGTCTGCTCCGCGGAATCCATCGCGTAGGTCTGCTTTTTGCCGCCGTCCTTCGGAGGCAGAGCATCGAAGGCAAACTTGAGCATTTCGACGTTTGCCTCTTTCGGCGGCTTCTTGCCGGAAGCGATCTCGATCGCCTTGCTGAAGACCTGCGCAGCACTGTCGAAGGCCATGCCGCTGAGATTTCCGACGCGACCACGGACGTGATCCTTGGCAACGGCGACTGCATCCATGCGGTCGCGCTCCTTCTTGATGCCGGCGTTGATGCCGGCCTGGATCTTCTCGTCCATCGCCTTGTCCTTCTCCTCGTCGTCTTCATCGTTGGCGGTTTCTTTGGGCGTCTCCGGATCGTGCTCTTCGTCTTCCTCGTTGACGTCCTTGTCCTTGGCGCCAGCGGTGAGCTTGCCGTCCTTGCTCTTCTTGGCATCTTTAGCCTTTTTGTCAGCCGCCTTCTTGGCTTCCATGCGCTTTTTCATGCGCTCGGCCTTCTCCTCGTCGGTCTCGGCCTCTTCGTCGTCGGCCATGTCCTCATCGTCCATGTCCTCGTCTTTGGCCTTGTCTTCCTTTTTGTCCTTCATATCGTCGGGGAAATCGTCGCACGCGACCTCGATCATATCGAGCACGGCATCGAGCCCCTTCGGATCCAGCGCGCCGTCTTGCGCATACTGCGGATCGAGGTGACCCTCGACCGAAGCGTTGATCCATGCGCCAAGAACCGGACGCTTGGCCTTGAAATTCTTCGCATTGATATTGCGAAGACCCTTGTTCAGGTCGATCTTCGCATCCATCGCAAGCTGCGGACGCAGGAATGTGGTCAGCATGCCATACGCGACAGTGCCGAGCGCCGACAGTTTAGCTTTCTTGATCATGGTCTTCTCCTTGATGTCAGGGTTAACGGAGTCGTATGCGCGCTCAGTCAGAAGTGACTCGTCGAGACCGAGCGCCACGATGGCCTCACGAGGAGTCTTGAATTTCTTGCGAAGTGCGTCACGCAATTTGCTCATAGGTGCAGCCCCAGGATTGCCGACTCGATCAGAGCCCACGGATCGATCGCGCCGTCGCCGACCACAACATCGCTACCCGCGCGGCCCTCAGAAACGAGCGCAACGTGATTTCCGATGATGTCGCGCATAACACCGTCGTAGGGCTTGCCCTCGTAAATGCCTGGCGTCATGTCAGCGCGGTAGCGATAGGCGCTGGACAATTCCTTTTTGCGTTTACTCTCGACCGCGTTGATGCCGCGCTCAGCCCAGATGACGAGGCTGTTTTTCAGGTGCGGATGTTCGAACGAAGCGTCGGTACCGGTCGAACCGACCACGAGCTCAGGACGATGGTTGGCGGCGTTGACGCCGACATGCTGATCGAGCAACGGCAGATTGTTGAAGGTCGACTCCGCCTTCTTCAGCTCCGCAGGATCTCGCAACAATTGATAGATACGGCCGGGATCGAGCCCCAGCTCCTTGTACTTCGGAATTTCCTTTCCGAGATACGGGTTCACAATCGCCTTCGAGATGTTCGAAATCTCGACGTGCATGCGGCCGTCGGCGTCGATCCTGCGCACCGTCACCGGCGCGCGATCGAACGCCAAGCCGTGGCGCTCGATCCCAGGAATGGTTGCCCGGTCGAACGCCAGCTCCTCGCCGTCGAGCTCGACGTCATGAATCTTGTCGGCGCCGTCGCCGTCCCAGCCGAACGGCACGATCTTGTCGTCTTCGTCGCGCGCCTCGATCGTGCGTGACGCGCCGATCGATCCCAGCCGCTTCATGTGGCTCAGCAGGCCCTTGAAATTGAAGTCGCCGCTGTAGCGGACGGTCAGCGTGTGCTCGGCATTGTACGGTTTCCGATCCCGCGCGAGGCCCGCGAACATGCCGTCCATCGCCTTCACACCGACTCGAGTCGCGAGATTCTTCTTCCTCGCAATGAGCCGATCGGCCAATTCCTTGTCATCGCCGACGGCTTCGCGGATCTTCGCGTCCGGGATCTTTGAGACGCGCTCGACCGACGCCGAGAGCTCAGCTTCGGTCATCGGTGCGAACAGCTTCGCGGCGTCCGGGTTCATGCCCTTGTCGCGCAGTGTGTCGAATTCCGTAACCTTGTCGCCGAACGCCGCCCCCTTGGCCCCCCCCTGAGCACGGAAGCGCAGCGAACCGCCTACATCCAGCGTGGTCGTCTTACCTTCGAGGATCCCTTGATTGTCTCCACCCGTACCAGCCGCGTCCCAATTAGAAAGCCAGGCATGGATAGCGAAGTCTTTAGCCGCTTCTTTGCGCTCAGCCGGCGTGAACTCGCTGATGTTTTTCTTTTCGAGCTTCCGCCATTCCGTCGCAACATGCTGACCGCCTTCCACATCGCGGTAGGGCAGCGTCGCGGCGCCGGCGAGCTGGTACAGGCGCGCGGCGGCGCGCTCATTGTCCGCGTGGGCCTTAGTCGGGGCTTTCTTGATGTAAAATTTGGAACCGCTTTTATCTTCGTAGGTTCCGCCCTCGTTCGATCCCAGCTTGCCGCCCTTTTTCGACAACTCGCCCATCTTCAAGGGTGAACTTGCGCCCTTCTCCGATGACTTTGCCTTTGAGGAGTTCCCGGAATGGGCTGATGCACTCGCAGAGGAACCGCTCCCGCTCCCGAATTTCCCGTCGTCTTTGCGCGGATGATCGCCCTCGTTCCATTCGTCGCTCGCTAAGGTTCCAAGGCTGCGCATGAACAGCGCCATATCGAAGGCCTTCGTGATGCCCAGGCCCTTGCTCACGGTCTTGAAGATGGGAGCAACCCCCGACCCGCCGCATTTATCGCACCCAGCGCCCGCGCAGGCCCCGCAAACGCTATCCTGCGCAAGACGACGCTTCGCCAGCCGCTTCAGGCGGGCGTCAATCTTCCCGCCGACCGGGGTTCCGGTGTTGACGATCGTCGCCAGCGCCGGCTGATTATCGTCAGCGTGTTCCGGTTCCGCTTCTTCCTCGCGCGTCCACTTCGCGAAGTTCTCGCGCAGCTCCGCCCAATCCTCCGGCGCCATGTCCTGCGCCATGCCGAGATTTTCGCCAAGCACCCGGGTGACGTTCGGATGCATCGGCTCCGGCAGTTTGTCGAGCGGAAACCAGCCGAATTCCGAATGCTCCTCGTTCAGCTTCGGTTTGAACTTGTCCTCGACCGATTCAGTGAACGTGTGGAACATCATCCCGTTCGGAGTCTGCACCAGGTCGAGCAGCTTCTTCCGGCCGGTAGCGGCCGGCGCCGTCGATCCGAGCTCCTCGCGAGCTTCGCGATCGGCGCATTGCTCCGGAGATTCCCCTGCATCAGCTTTGCCGCCCGGTAGCGCCCAGTGCCCGACGTAGTTGTCCTTGCCTTCCTCGCCCGCGCGCTTGATCAGTAGCACATCGCCATCTGGTGCCACGAACACGATGCCGGCCGCGATCGGCAGCGCTGCGTCTTCTCCGGCTTCCTTGTATGCGATAGCAGCAGCCTGCTTTACAGGTCTTCCCAGCTTAGTGAGTTCAGCTATATTAGCCGATATCACTTTCTGGGATGATCCCTGCTTCAGTGGCATTTTTGTTTTTCCATCTATTTGGCGGTCGCGTGCCAAGGCGCTTATGCGCTGCGCTCATCTTGGCTTTAGTTTCATCGGAATGCTTGCGGCCAATGCTTAGCTGTCTCAGCATTTCCATATGTTCGGGAGACGAACGAAGACCGCTAGTGTTTCTTGTCGCACTCATTTTTTGGCGAGTTTCCAACGAAACCTTGCGACCTGTTTGAGTCTGCGATCTTTTCAGATTGCTCTCTGGAGTAATAATTTGATTAGCTCTTGCAACTCGGATTTTATCGCGAGTTTTTTCAGAAAGAGGTATCCCGGCTCGACTACTCAATACCAAACGGCCTGCATCCGTCATGATGTGCGGTTTCGACATTTTTTTGAGCGTTTCCGCTGAATGTCGTCTGCCTGCGCGTTTAGCTGCGACCTCTGGTGAAGACATCGGGCTGGTCTCTCCGCCCAATCCGACATTGTAGCCTTGTGATCGGTCAGTCGTCCGAAAGAACCTAATGAACTCTATTTCTAGGCTCAGTATTTCGTGCTTCTCACCAAGCGCCAGAACTTGAGGAACCAAGTTGTTAGTCCCGTAGCGCATGATAGCCTGATGAACGGGTAGATTAGATCCTCGTCTCGCATCACTGCAATGCCTCATCCAACGATGTCTTATCGTTTTTGAGGTAATGCCAAAATATCGCTTTCCATTCGGAAATTCGATCACATAGAGTAGGTAAGCCATCTGGGCGCTCCAACGCTCATTTCGGTTAGAGGCCGTTCAGTGTGTCGAGCACTGTACGGCCTCGTCTTCTTATACTAGCTCCTACTGACTATCGCAACGCTCTCTGCACTGCCAAAACTTGAAGTGCCTATGCCTTGAAGCAGTCCTCACAGCGGTCCGAACTGATGACCCTGGGACTGACGCTGACATACTTCTCGACGGATGGCTTCTGGCCGCAGTCCGTGCAGACAGGTTCAGCCGGTTTCTTTTTCACTTCGGTTTCTTTCGCCCGCGCGTATCGAGCGCGGTTCGATTATTGTTGCGGCCCTTGTTCACTGCCGGCGGACGCAGACCGAGCCGGCGCTGATAGGCGCGGACGTGCGTGGCGCTGAAACCGCAGACACCGATCTCGGCCGCGAGTATTTCCGGATCCAGACCCTGCGGCGCGTCCCTCAAAATCTTTTCGATCTCTGGGGAGTCGTACGGGTCGCGAAACTTCATTGTCGAACTGGTGCTGATCCACCAATCATCTGAATTCCCGAAGTTCTCCATCAGCCAAGACGATAGGTCAGCGTCACAGCTTCTTCGGTACGCCCCTGCTTCTTGGCGATCGCACGCATGGCGCTGTTGCGCACATGCGTTCCTGACTGAATCGTTACTGCTTTGAGTTCAGCGGCCTTCTCGACCATTGCCGCCCACAAAGCGTTGTAGAGCCCGCGGCCGCGGAATTCCGGGAGCGTATAGCTCTGGAAGATCCACACGCGCCCGGTATCCTTGTCAAAATTCCAGGTCATCACCGCGGCGGGTATCATTTCGCGGCCGTTCTGCGCGTAGGCGATAAAGGCGTTAAGCGACGTAAAGACGTTCAGCGTCCCGTCACCGTACCCCTTCTCGACACATTCCGCCCAGCCGCGCACCGCGAGCTCGAGCGCTGGCGTATTGTTCAGGCCCTCGACGTACACGATCTTGATCTCGTCGCTCACTCGTCAAACTCCGATCATCTGAACGAGCGGCCACCGAATCCAGATCATCCGCCGCGTACGCCAAAAAACCAGACGTGAAGATCGTACTGCATTTTCAAATTCGGCCCACGAGCAGCAAGATGATCAAGATCACGACGATCAGACCGAGACCGCCGCCGACTCGATAACCACCGCCATAGAACGGACCGCCGCCCATGCCGCTGAAGCCGCCGAGCAGCGCGATAACGAGAATAATCAGAATGATGGTGCCGATCGACATGGTGGCCTCCTTCGTTATTGCCGCGCACCGATCGCGATATACTCGCCGGGCCCGGCATTCTTGTTGTCGCGATCGAGCGTCACGCGAAGATCGGTCGATCCGTTCAGCATCAGGACCAGGTCCGACGACGAACTGATGATGCCAGGGGGTACCATCGGCGAATTCTGCACGGTGGTCTTCCAGTGTGCACTCTCGAAGGCGTTCTCCAGGTTCAGCGCCAGATCGCCGCATTTGCTGTCCTCGAGACAGAAAATGGTCACTTCGCCCGGCTTGTCCTTCAATTTCGTGGTCAGGTCGTCAATTTCAGCCTGACTGAGCTCCGGCCAGATGGTTCTCGCCATCCGTTGGGCCTTTGCCGGGCTTACGGTGCCCGCTGGTGCGGTGACGACGCGGGTGACTACTGGCGCGCGGGTCACGCTCAAATAACCCACAGAGGCCGCCACAGCGACTAACGAGGCCACGATCGAGGGGATGACATGCTCTCTCATGGTATCCCCGCTGGTCGATCGATTGCAGGAGGCGGTTCAGCCGCCGGAGCCGGCGCGTAGACCGGCGCCGGGCCCTTGTCGCGCTTCATCACGACCGAGACTTTCGGCTTGTGCGGGATCGGCAGATCAGCGCCATAAGCGACCGAGAAAATCAGCGCACCCACCGACACCACTAAAGCGAACACAGATAGTGCCAGCGATATTCGATACAGCATCGTGCTCAATCCTGCGTTTCTTTGGCGAAGTCGCCGTGTTTGTCGACCGGCGCCGGCAGCAGCGGCATCTGTACGATATCGGAACGCTTGTGCCAACTGTCCGGGCAGAACTGAATTTTGCCGTCGGTGATGATGTAATGGCAAAGGATATTTTGCTTTTCACCACGGCCGAGATTGGTTTGCGGGTCGATCCCACCAGTCCAGCGAACGAAGGTCTGCGCAAAGCTTGGCGAGAACGTTGGCTTCTGCACGTCGCCATTGAAGGTCCAACTATCGGGCAGGATGTGAACTTCCTCGCATGCCGGACACCAGTGAGCGTGACCGGTAATTGTTTTGCGGAGTATCGGGCTGACCTGCATCAGGAATATCTCTGAGCGACGATCATCACAATCACCATGAAGATCACCATCATCGCCACGATTCCAGCGGCCTGCCATATCTCTTTACGTCCAGAACGCCTCACAGCCGCGCGCTCGTCATATACTTGTCGTCAGGGACATCTGGCATCTCAACCGTCTGTCCGCGCAGCGAATGCGTGCAGTCACCGAGAAACTCTATCATCCCATTGCGAATGAAGTAGTGGCAGACCGTGCTCGCGACACCGCGCTGATATTCCTTCATGTCCGGTGTGTTCACCCGCATATTGATGCTCGGCGAGAACGTCGGCTTGTACCGGTTGTTGTTGAACGTCCACTTCGCACCAGATGAGTTTGGCTCGTCAACGTTAATCTCGTGGCCATAGCCACAGCCTGGACACCAGTGACCGTAGCCACCCTGCGGCCAATACTTGCGATCGAGCGCTACCAGCTTGCTCACGGCGTCAGCTTTCCATCGCGCAAAAATCCATGCCACTCATTGTTCGAACCCATGAAGAACGAGCCGGCGCCCGCGGCGCACGTCTTGCCGTTCTTGTCGACGGTGATTTTCTCGCCAACAGTGCCGTGCCGTACCCAGCACCGGTGCTCGTGGTCTTCCTTCATCGTGCAGTTCGACGCGCGGCCCTCGATCGCCCACGAATGACCGTCGGCGTGCTTGCAGTAGATCGACAGGCCGTCATAGCCCACGCGCGGATATGAATTAGGCCCAGCGCCGTTTGTGCGGCGTGCGGACCAAAGCGCGCCCGTCGGCATCTCGTTCCAGCGAACCTCGCGACCGGTAGTCGTCTCACGCATGATCGGCGAGCTCACGCCATCCTTGTCGAAGCCGCTCATCTTCGGCTTGCCCTCAGCATCGAGGACGTGTTCCCACCAGGTCGTCTCGAAGACAGCGTGCGGATCGATCGTCATGACAAGCAATCTCCGCAATCCGACAAGCAAAAGGCCCCGACTGTAAAGTCGAGGCCTTGGCCGTTATTTATTGCAAGTCCGTGTCGCCACGAGCCCGGGCGACCGCGCGAAGCTTACCTCAACATCTCCGACAAATGCTAAGGGGCGCCGGCTCGGCCGGCGGCAGTATTGGGCTATCGCTGGAGAAAGTAGCCGTGGCCACCTCCGAAACCGCCAAGCAGGCACGAGATGATCTCAGCTAGCAGATAGATAATTCGGATCGATATCGACAGCATGATGATTATCAGCAAAACCTGCGTGATCCACGGAATTCCGGACATGCTCTCGAGCCAAGGTCCGATCAGCCGGCAAATCTTCAATGCCGCGATGATACACATAAACCAAACGATTAACTCGACAACGAACCAGATTGAAAAGCACATCGCTCAGCCTCCAAGGGTTAAGCCGACGCAACGCGCGAGAGTTTAGTTCGTTCCTCTCACACCCAACCCAGAACCCAAAAAATGAAAGCCCAAAGCGGAAGCGCGATCGCTACCGCCAGCACCCAAGGCCAGGATGCGGAATAGATTATTTTCAAGACAGGTGATCCATTTTGACCATGCTTCCACTTCAAAGCCTGACTTAAACTTTCCCCATGAGACAGCATCCTCGCCCAATTTGGGTCGACAGCGGTTTGTTTCCGCCGATTGATCTACGAGAAGCCCGGCACGATCGGGATGCTCACACATCGGCAGTTAATCAACTGGCCTGGATGGATGAACTCTTTGACCGCAGGGTCATACCATCCTTTGGTGACGTCGTAGGTTTTGCCGTTGTTCTTGACATGCGTCGGGCGCGGGACCTTCCCCCCGCCTGAATGTCGCCATGTCGCGGTAGTGATGCCGTTCTCAATGAACCGCACGCGCGACATGTTCGCCGTCGCTTTATTGTTCTGATCTTTCGATATCAGCGCCGCACGCCGCTTCGTCACGCCGTACCGCTTCTCAAGTTGTTTCGAAAGTGTTCCAAGGTCCCGGCCAGCCGATACCGACCGCATCACGAGTCCTTCGACTTCCTGCAGGTGCTGGCTGGCGATCGATTTGATCAACCCAACATTCTCCGCGGTCGTCGCCTCGACCACGTCCTTCATGGCTTGCGACATCTGAAACCGAACAGAGAAGCCGCCTTTTCGCAAGATCGAAGCGAGCTGCTGGTCCGTCCGCTTGTGCGCGGCCGTCGCGAAGTATTTCGCCAGTTGCGGTGCCGCCCAATCGAATCTCTTCAGCCAGCGCTTCTTCAGCAACTCGATCGCTTTCTTGAGCGCGTTTGCCGGCAGGATATCGTCCATCGCCATCGCTGGCGGGTTCTCGCGGTACGCAGCCTTGATCCAGTAATCGACGGATGCGTTCATTTCCTTGATGAGCCGGTCCAGCTTCTTGCGGTAGGCGACGCTGAGGCCGATGTTCGGATGCACCGGCCGCAGCTTCTTCGGCTTCGAGGCCTTGGATGCTTGGCCAACTGAAGTCGCGCGAAATATTCCGTGCATCGAACTTTCCAACGTAGGCCCGAACGAACGACATATCGTCGGGCACGATCGATTGCATTTTTAGCAGCTGGTCGACCATGGATTTGACGTCGGAGTAAATCTCCTCCGGCGTGGCCATGGCCCAGAACTTACCGCTGCCGTAGAGCGTCACAGCGGTCTTGCTGGGACCGATGGCCATATCCATCCCGTAGACGACATCAACCGGCGCCTTCGGCAGGGCCGGCGCGATCGCCGCGGCCGCAACGCCCGTCAGAAACGCTCTGCGGTTAAGTTCGGGCATCGAGCGCGCGCCTCCCGATCGGCGGGTCACCCATCAATTGCGACGTGACATTCTCGTGCTCGAGATAACCGTCTCTGCTAGGATCGTATTGCGCGGCAGCGCGGTAATCCGGCTTGTCGACAGCGTACTCTTTCAGCCGATTGTCGACTGAACCTGCCATGCGCTTGCGGTAACCGCGCATATATTCCTTCATGTATCGATTGTACGATTCTCGATCGGCCCATTTCGACGGCGTGGCACCTTTCGGTCTACCGCGTGGACGTCCAGTTGGATTGCTCCAATAGCTCATCAGTGCACGCGCCCGCGGCGCTGATGCTCCCACCAGATGAAGCGGTGATAGCCCCACCAAAACGGATTGGCGAATGAGTGGCGGACCACGAGCGCACGATTGTCGAGCGGTATGGTGTGTTTGTCATCAACGCAGCCCATACGGCTGTTGCACGATGGATAGATGCAGTCGTCCCACGGACAGGCGGTCATCATGCAGCCCCATAAGGCCGCACCAGCGGCCGAGCGACGCGCGTGTTGCGCTGCTCAGCCCGATCTAGCGCAGAATCACTCTTTGCGAAAGGAGGTTCCCGACGTATCGCCGGAGCCCTCCCCGTTTTTTGAGTTCGAACGCTCCAGATCCTTCACTTCCTCGAGCATCGCGTCGAAGTCGGCCTCGCCGCTATCGAGCGAACCTTCGTGCGCCTCGAAGGCCTGGTTCATCCGAGAGTCGAAGCCCGGCATACGGTCGATCAGCGCCTGCGCGCGCTCGTCCATCTTCCGCTTGCGCTCGGCCACCATCTGCGCTGCGAGACGCGCCTTGCTGATCGGTGCGTCCGCCATATCAGCCTCGTCCCGCTTCGCCGCTCGATCGATTGTCCGACTCAGATGTAGGTTCAGCAACTGCGACAGCAGCAGCGTTCGCTGCATCGGGCGCGTCCCTCTTGAAGCCGGCCTCTGCGAAGATCCTCATCATGGCCTCGGCGCCGAGCGGGTCGCCGATCTTGACCGCTCCGCGAATCAGCGCCGATGACGAATACATGCCGGCGACCACGCCCATGATCTGCTCCGCGCAATAGTTGCGGTGCTTCTGCTTGTCCTGGACGACGTCGATGCCGGGAAACAAATCGATCACGGTATTGAGCTGGTCGCGCGCGCGCGCCGCGAGGAAGCGCCCATACCGCAGGCTCACGTCCATCAGCCACGTCTGGTCATCACCGGTGGTGATTTCCTTTTTGATCTCGTCCAGGCGCCGCTGGTAGGCTTCATGGTTGAACATCAGTCGTCGTCTTCCATCTCGACTTCGTTGCCATTGTCGTCGACCACCTTCACCTTGAACGGTGGGTCGTCTTTCTGCACTACAACGACTTCGCCGTCCGGTCCAGCACCGATCGGACCCTGCTCGAGCGTCGAGGTATCAATCTTCTTCGGCTCTTTGGACATTTCAGACTTCCTCGAGCTCGATGTGAGTGCCCTTGACGGACTTCACATGAAAGCGGCTGCCCGACTTGAACAGCACCTCAGCCTCACCTGGATGAGACGATAGCTTCTCGATGTCGCGTCCGTTCTTGCCGTGCACCGTGTAGCTATAATCGCCGGACCACGTTCCCTGGTTCTTGCTAGTTGAGGTGAAGCCACGTTCTTCGATGATGTGCCCGGGAATATAGGCCTTGAACTGCTCCGGCGTCAGCGACGCTTTGCGGTACGTGGTTTGCGTATACTTCGGCAGCTTCTCAAGCCCGGAATTCAGCGACTTCATGAACTTGTATTGCGCGACAGTCATCGTGCCACGGCGCAACTCGGAATTCACCTTGCCGTAATGCGAACCACTGTACGCGATGATCGGAACAGCGTCCGCGCCACTGATGTGCTTGGACAAGCCTGCCGATTTGACCTTCTTTTCCGCTTGCGCGACGTAGGCCTTGGCAGCATCACCGCCACCAAACAGCGCTTCCATCGCTTCGTAGTGCGTCTTCAGCTCAGGATCGGCCGCAAACTTCTCGTCGAGCTCCTTCTGCGCTTTAGCCTCTTTTTCGGCCTTCTCGGCAGCGGCTTTCTTCGCGTTCTCTTCGACCTTCTTCGCCGCGGCCTCAGCCGCAGCTGATTCAGTCTGCTTGACCTTGGCGAGCGTGGCTTTGTAGTCGGCGACCTTCTGGTTCAGCTGCGCGTCGCTCAGGCCTTCCTTGCCGGCGTACTTCGCATTGAACTCCTTGATCGCAGTGACAGCTTCCGGCTCGGAGCTCGAGATCGGTAGCGTCGTTCCTTTCTTGGCTTTCTTCAGCTCCTCCGGCGTGGCCTGCGGAACAGTGGGCTTGTCCTGCAACAGGCCCATCTTCTTCATCTGATCCTTCATCGCAGGCTTCATGTTTTCCGAGAGCTGCTCGGCAAAAGCCGGATTGTACTTGAGCAGGTTTGCAGCGGTATCGGTGTCGTTCTTCTGCAGCGCCTCAGCCACCGCGCCCAGGAATTTCGGATAGGTGCCGCCTTCACCCGACATGAACTCAGCCAGCGCGTTCAGCTTCGCTGGCTCAGGCGTCTTTTCTGTAACCGCTGGACCTTCCCACGATTTAGCAATTGCAGCTTTTTTCTCCGGAGTCAGAGCAGCAGCTTCCTTCGCTGCCTTCTTCTCGGCATCCGTCATCGGATGGCCCTTATACATCAGCTTGCCGTTTTCGGTGTACTTCTCCAGCTTCATGCCGAGCGACTTGGCTTGCGCCGGCATCGAAACTGAGGGCCAGCCCATGGTCTCCATGATCTCTTTTGCGGTTGTGCCCTTCTCGAGGAGATGGCCGATGATCTCCTTTTTCGAGTTGAACTTCGCACCAACGAAGCCCTTGGCTACATCTGCAAGAGCCTTAGCCGCGCTTGACTTGCCGCTCGCCGGCGTACCGCCGCCCCCTGTGGTCGAGAACTTGCCGTCCTGATCGCGCTTGACCTTGCTCTCGTCGAACTGGCCATCGTCGAACGCCCAGACATCGGCCGCGATCTCGGAGGGCTCGATCGCTTCGTCAGCAGCGCCGTCGACTTCCTTGTTGTCGCGCGATCCACTACCGCCTTCGCCGCCACCGCCGGCTCCGCCGCCCTGAACCATGCCCTGGTCGGCTGGCGGCTCCGGTAGATCGTCTGGCTCGAGTCCATTGTACGGCGAGTCATCGTCAGCGATGACGATCTCACGAACTTCTTCTTGGCCGATAACGCCCATGTCGACGTAAATCTGATGGGTCTCGGCCTCGGTCTTCTTGACCTCAGATTCGCCCTTCTCGTCCAGGCTCCAGAGCGGTTCGAACTCGAAGCCGATCGAGGGATCGACTTCACCGAACAGATTGAGCTGAATAAAATCAATAATGCGCTTCAGCTTGTCGCGGAACAGGTTCTCCTGCATCGCGTGCACAAGATCGTAGAACACCCGAAGCTCCCCCTCGCTCGAGGCGTTCAGGCCCGAAGGCGTGATGCCGAGCAGCACGATGAGCGGGATACCCGACACCGATGACATCTGCTCCTGGCTTTGCGCCTGCAGGTGGTCGAGCGTCCCGAGGGGGGTTGAGATGTTGAAGAACTCTTCGGTCTCCTTGTCCAGCACCATGGCGCCGGCATTGCTGCGCGCCTTGTTGAACAGATCGATGCGGTCAAGCACCTCCTCGCCGCCGCCCTGCAGCAGCGATTGAGCGTTCGTGTAGACGCCCGAAACAGAGAAGCTTTCGATCAGGTTGGTCACGGCCTGTCGGGTGCGCAGCCAGTTGTCGACATATGGCTTGGCCATCTGCGACATCGACAGGCCGCCGAATGCATACGACGGCTTGAGAATGTCCGGCACCGGCCGGCCGACGAACGTCAACAGGCGCGAGACGTGCACCTGCTTCGCCATCGCGAACCAGACTTGCGGATTGTACCAATCATCCGCCAGCGGGTCATTCGCGTTGTAATTGACGGGGTAGCACCAGATCGGCTCGATATGTTTGATGTTCTTCAGCGAGCCCTTTTTGAATTGAGCCTTGCTGGTCTCATCGCTTCCATTGCCTAGGTCGCTCTTGAGCTCGTCCGGATCGTCACTGTCGCCGGTGTCAATGTAGAGGTGGCTCCGCCCCATCCAGCCATCGAACTCTGCGACGGTCTTGAACTTGCCCCGCAGGTCGAGGCGCTTCATGTCCTCCTCGATCGCCTTCAGCTTCTTCTGCAAAGCCTCGTTGCGTTTGCGTTGTGCGATCTCCTCCGGAGTGGGCTCGTCGTCTTCCTCGTCGTCATCGGCCACGGCGCCGCCGGCAGGGGCACCATCCGCATCATCGTCCTCTTCGTCCTCGAGCGGCGCATCGGGCGCTTTGTCGGCGCCAAGGCCTTCATCCGCCTCGTCGGCGTCCTCGTCGCTGGCATCGCTCTCAGGTTCGGCTTCACCGGCAATCGTGAGCCGGATCCACTTCCTGGTCATCTCGGTCGCAAGGCGTTCCGAGATCCGGCGATACTCCGGCCGCTGGGTCAGCTGCGACAGATACGCGTACCCAAGAAAGCCGATGCCCTCCGAGAAGGCCTCGCCGATCGGGTTCGCGAAATTCCACGCGTTTGTGTACGACTCGTTGGCCCAGGTCGCGATCGCGCCGTCCAGCGCCATTTCCGGCTCGGCGCCCTGGGGTAGAACGCCCGGAGGTGGCTTGAATGCCTGGAACGGGTTGTAGAGCGCCGCTCCTTGGCTCTGCGAGGCCCCTGAACGCGTTTTACGTGCGGCCCGCGCCATAACTTCGGAACTTATCTTCATCGGCGCACGGGGCTCGACAACGGCCGCATGGTGCTTCTCAAGATCGACAGCTGTGCGCGGTGGCACTTTGTCCGCCGCGGGCGCCGGCTTGGCTGTGGGAGCCGGCGTCGCCGCGACAGCAGGGGTGTGTCGCATCACACCGAGAACGGCCTCCTTGATGGTTTCTGAAGTCGGCCGCTGCCGCTTATACCGGGTCACCGTCACCGGCGCATGCCCGCGGCTTTGGCGATAACCGCCTTGCTGATCTTCATCGGCAGCCTCGCGTGCGTTCGGTGCATGACCGCCAGCGCAAGCGCCATGACGCAGTCGTCGTTGAAGCCTTCGGGCGCGCTGTTATGCGTGGCAAACCCGGATGCGATGAATGTCTTTGTCGTTGTCCCGAGAGCTACCACTTCGCGGTCGCCAAGGTATTCAACCGACTCAATGGCTACTTTCTCATCGGTCCATAGCGCGCCAATTCGATTTGGATCAAACTTGGCTAGAAGTCGCTTCGGTCTAATGAGACCTAGAAATCGCAACACTTCTGCTTGACCGCCCTTCAGACTTAATCCGATTACGTCACGATTGGTGCCGCCACTCCCGCTTTCCGACCAATTAAATTGAAGCTTTGTCAGACAGGATCGCACCTCCTGCAGCATAGCGTTATCCCGCTGCGCCATTGAGACTCTGAACGTCGATCCATCTCGACCAATGCGATCCTGCTGCGAAAGAGAGCCTTCGCCATCGAAGGCACCGGCTAGATAACCAGCCTCATAAGAATTGAGAGATTGTCCCCACTCCTTCGCTACCCTGATTAGCTTATGCGGAACGTGGCGTGGTGACTTGCTCGAGGATATACCTCGGAGTTGGGAAGTGGTCCGCCACTGCATCGGGCCATTGCTGCTTGCAGTCAGCCAGAGATGTTCCGACGACGAAATAAATTCATGACCGTCTTCGAGCGTAATGCGGTGACATGGTCGCATAATTCTATCGGCATCGGTGACGGTCGAAGATCGCCACTTACGGACCTTCTGTCTGCCGACCGGGTTCTCATCGAATGCGGTAAGACGATCACCGGGACGGAGCGAACCTACGGGCACATAACGAAGGTCGTCGGTAAGAACTGGGGTTTCTGCATCCATGCAGTACCTTACACCAGTTCTGGTGTACTCGTACTCGAAGATCTCGAGCTCGCGTTGGATGTTGCCCGCATGATCGTGCGGCAACGCGCCGTCCGGCGCAGCGGGGAATGCCACATCGCCAGATTGAATGGCGAGTGCGAGACCTTCCATCAAAAGCTGCTTTGACTTCGAACTGAAAATGAACTCTTCGACCTTCGAACCTGGTGTCTTCTGCAAGCGCTCCACGATTGGATCGCCGACACCGGTCGCGTCCGCCAGCGTCGGCGTATAACCAATCGACGCTTTTAGGATCGGGATCTGCTGCTCCCAACTCCCCTGCATGCGGATGAACTTCGTAAGCCGGCCATGCTCATCGAGACCGCAATCGACCGTCCAGTCCTGTTTCTTCGCAAAGTCGAGACCGTGCACCACCGATGCGCCGACTTGAATGCCGGGCAGATTGGCGCATGCCGCAATCGACTTGAGGCCAAAAGGATTGCCCTGATCGTCTGATGGCTCAGCGAGATAGAGCTCCTTGAAGACGGCGTCCGGCAGAACTTTCTTTGCGTCCGCGACTTCGTCTGCCTCGAGAACGTGCGCGGCGATCGCATCGATGGCTGTGATCTTGTGGTAGCCGAAGTTAGGCTCCTCACCCTTCTCAGCCTTGCGTGCGAGCTGATAGAACCAATTTCGCCGGCCTTTGACGTTGCCTATAATCCGGATCGGACCGCGGGTCGCGGTCAGTGTCGACCGAACGGCAAACCAAGCGTTCTCTTTCGTGCGGCTCGCCTCGTCCATCACCGCGGCATAGACGTCCTCGCCGTAGAGCGAGTCCGGCTTGTCCGCCGATTTGAACCAGAGCACCGCGCCGTTGATCAGCGTGATGGTCTTGAGCGTTTGGTTCTCGGTGCGCAGCTCTTGCGGGATGGCGCGCAAGCATCGCCTGAAAGCGATATCGGCCTGTCCTGAGACCGGAGCTACCCACCAGTAATTCCAGCCCTCCTGACCGTGGAACGCTTGCTCGCTGAACCAAACGATACAGCCCGATGTCTTGCCGGCCTTCGTCGAGGCCTCGATAAACGAATAGCGGCGATCGTCAAAGATCGCATCGAGCTGTTTCGGATAGAGATACGGTCGCTCGTAATCGAGAAGAAATTCCTCGATATTGGCGACGGCGCCGACGGACGTAGCCTTGGCCACGCGATTAGTTCTTCGCGGTTGTCGTCACCGACGAATTCGGTTTGACCGTGATGTGTCGCGGGGCCGGCCGGCCCTGGCCGTCGAAGATCGATATCGTGAACTTCCTCTTCAAGGGCCCGCGCGCCTCCGGCGCCGGCGCAGCCACATGGACAGGAGCAAACTTCGGGCTCTGGAAGTCCGCCAGCTCCGTCGCTGCCTTCAGCGCAAGCTTGGCGTACTTCTCAAACATCGGTTCGTCTTTGCTCGCAGCCCAGCGCTGCAGATCGTCCGGGCTGATAGGACCACCAGGTGTCGCCGGCGTCGGCTGGAACGCCCCAGCGATCCCCCCGAACATGTTCATGAACTCCTCGAGCACTTCCCGGCCCAGCTTCTGGCCCGGCCGACCCGCCTGCTCCGCGAGGATGCGCTCAGCGAGTGCGGCCTTCTCGATCGTGGCCCGATTGGGCTGCCCCTTCTTGCGACCACCGCCGCGGCGCTCGCCTGGCTTCGCTCCTCTTGGCATGAGACCGTCCAAAATTTGTAGGGATTGTAAACAAGAGCGGCTACGGCTGGTTTCGACGGAACCGGGACGAAGCCTACGCAGGATCCCAATCGGGCGCGACGTATGCGCTTTTGGGGAACTGCTGGAGCTGGTGGGCAACCTTATCTTGGCTCAGGCGAATGGAGCAGCCGAGCCACAGGCATTTGATGGGGTCCTGGCAGGTCATGAAGCAGGCCTGTGGGAAGGCCGGGTGTCCAAGCAGATCGGTGGCGGGGCCTTGGGTGGCACTGGCAGGTGCGGGCGCATGGGCGCTCACCGTAGGGCCGACTGGCATAGGTTTAAACGATATGGTGGGGTTCCCCCGCCAAGGGGCTCCGCCCCTTTACTGAGTGTTAAGCTTTCTCTGGCAGTTTGTGCACGGTCACGCAATCCCGCGCGACGATGATCGAATTAAGCATGGTGCACAAAATGGCCCAAAATATTAAGCGTCTTGCCTGCCTATGCGGCGCGGTCCGATTGGCCTGCGGGTGCTGCCATGGCACCTGTATGTGTCCGGCTCATAGCCCGGACCGCCGCTTCACTTGCCGCCCTAGCCACGGTCTCGCTGTCGCCGGTCCCCATCAGGATCCCGTCAACATACCAGAGCCACCCGCCCGTCACCCCGCCACGGCCGGCGGCTTCCCGCACGTATAGCTGGTTCGGCCCGGCCGCCATATAGGCGCCGCGCGCCACGCCATGCGTACGGTCCCAAACAGGCATTCCGCTGGCCTCAAAATAGTTGTTGCACGGTGCAGTAAGTTACTATACCGTGAGTTTAGTGGCGCTCAGGCCACTGGAATAGCCCGGAGGGCTCAAAATGAAACTCACCCAATCCCACCTCTTCAAAGCCGGGGCACGCCTTTGGCGGACTGGCTACTGCACTCCAGCCGAAGTCCGCGCGTGGGGAGCTACCCTTACCGCAGCTCAGCTCGCTAATGTCATGGCCGGTTACACGGCCGAAAAGAAACTGTCCAGCCGCGGCTCGCGCGCTGGTCGTCCCCTTGGAAAGGCTTGATCCTATGAACAACCGCTTCACCGAACTTCTAGCCATATTCGAGAGCGATGCTTCGAACCGCTCGCTCGAGATCAGCGGCAAGCGCCGCGACACTGTGATCGAGGCGCTGCGCGTCGCAGCGGCTTCTATCCTCGCCCCAATCGAGAATGCCAGCGATATCGAAAAGAAGATCGCAGGCAAACTCATCACCGACGTTCTGGCTGCCGGCTATTCCGTCTCGGTCTGGAATGGCGGCGACGATGCCGAGATCAAACTGTCCTCCGACGCTGAGACGATCTTTAAGGCGATGGCTGCTTCGGATCAGGACGAGCTCGTCATCTTCAAGAACAACCGCCGGTGCGGTTGGATCAGGCTTGTGTATGGCAATGACGTCGACATCATTAGCGATTACACCACCAACCTAGAAACTGTCTTGGCCGGCGCTAACGCGCTTGCCAACGAACTCGATAGCTAAAATCCCGCAACCGACAATTGGAGGAAGCCAAATGTCCCTACTGAATTTTGCCTTACTGATTTCACCGCTCGCTGCGATTGGCGCGCTCGCCATGCTGTTCGTCGTCATCGCGGTGCACTGACATGACGAAGATCGACATTCGCTACGCCGACAAGAATTTCCTCGAAGCAATGGCGCTGTCACTTGCTCGCGATATCGATCGCGGCGAAACTGACAAGCGTCCTCTTCTCGAGCAGGTACTTGCTCAAATTCCAAACGCGGCCGATTACGTCATCGACCATAGACAATCGGGATATCGCCGATGACGGCTCAGATCACAGCTCCCGACCGAGCCTTGAAGTTCATGCTTGCCGGTAAAGCCACTTTCACCGTGCGCAGCGAGAAAACCGGCGAACACCTGACCTATCAGGTGCGCGAGTGGAAAAAATCCAGATACGGCACGATGCATTTCGTGAGCGTGCGGACCGGTAACGACTACGCGAAGATCGGTCTGCTACGCCATGGCTGCGATTTCAGCAGCGGTCGCAAGGCCGATCTTCCTTTCGACGACGCTCGAGTCCGTGCCTTTCGCTATGTGCTTGGCCATCTACTGCAGAAGAATCTACCGCCAAAGGCCGCGATCTGGCACGAAGGCGCGTGCGGCCGGTGCGGCAAACCTCTTACGGATCCAACCAGCATCGCTGCTGGCTTGGGGCCTGAATGCCGAAAGAAGATGGAGCCATGAAATTGCAGACACCCTGCCCAACGTGCGCCGGCATGAAAGATCAGCGCTCGGTCCAATGCCGAGAGTGCCGTGATCGACCTGAAGCCGTATCTCGTACCTGCACTAAATGCAAAAAGGCAAAGCCTCTCGATCAATTCAGGATCAGGACGCGCAAGACCCCGCGCCCTCGTTCAGTTTGCATGAAATGCGAGGCCGCATACACCCGCTCGCTTCGACAGTCACTGCCCATTGAGGAGAGACGACGCCGAAAAGTCCTCGCCAGCGCAAAGGAAAAACTCTCTCCAAAATACCGCGCTCGGCTACTCAGAACTTCCATCAAACTGCTCGGGCTCGACTCCGAAAAAGACTTAATCTTGGCTGCGCTAGAAAAACAAAAAGTCTGCGCAATCTGCCACAATGCGCCGCGCGGAAGACTTCGCATCGATCACAACCACAGCACCGGAAAATATCGGGGTCTGCTGTGCGATAACTGCAACATCGGTCTCGGACACTTCAAGGATTCGCCAGAGCTATTGCGCAAGGCAATCCGCTATCTAAAGGAACGCACCTGATGCCTAAGCCCCTCACGAAACCGCCGCTCTATCGTCTCACACTCACGATGGACGCAGTCAAAGCCGCGGTATGCGGCCCTAACAAAAAACTATTTAAGCCGTCTCGAAGCGCGCTCAGACTCGACGGCCGTATCGACGTCGGCATCAGCTTCGGTCTACTGGACCAACTCCAGACCGCAGCACTCCCGAAAGAAAATCTTTCGGATACCGTGCTCCGTATCATGGCGCCGAAGTCGTGAATGATCTCGCTGACGTATCCCGCAATCTGGCTCAGGCGATGGCAGAACATCGCCGGGCGCTTGCTGACGAAAACAAGAACGCATCGAAATTCACCAGGAACGCGATCAAGATCTTCCTCTGGGATCATCGCGACGACATTGTCGAGGCATTGTCTATCGCCACTAAGCGGCAACCTTGGATCGCTCTTTCTCAATCTGATCGAACGTCTTCTTCGAACCCTGTAGCGTTGCCTTCTGACCTGAAAATTTCATCCAGCGACGAACGCACAGATCCACATACGGAGGATTGAGCTCGCACGCGAGACAAACGCGGCCGGTAGTCTCGGCCGCGATAATCATCGTACCACTGCCGCAGTACGGTTCGAACACGGCATCACCGCCGTCCGAGTAAAGCCGCAGGATCCTGTTCAGCAGCTCGACGGGCTTCGCCCATGGCACCGGCCGATCCCAATGGCCGGTCGAGAACAGTTTGCTGTAATCCTCCTGCTCGAGGCCGCGCCGCGGCGCCAGATTGCCGATCAACACCACGTAATCCAGATCAGGCATCAGGTGTCCGTTGTGCGCCGGCGCCGGATATTTCCGATGCAGCACCGCAACGTCCCAATTCAGCTTTTTCTCACGCGCCAGGTCCAGGTAATCGGCGAGCAGCCGCTTCGAGGTGAAGATCACGTTGGTCTCGCGCAGCGGCACTAGCTCGGAGACTTTGAAGTCGCCCAAACTGGCTTCAGCGATCTTTTGTCCACGGCGAATATGCGTTGTCTTCCCATGAAGACCGCCACCCTGCGTTTCTAGGCTATACGGCGGATCGGTCGCCATCAGCTTAGGAACATCATCCCCGAGCAGCTTCTTTACCACCTTCGCGTCTGTCGCGTCGCCGCAGATCAGCCGATGCTTGCCCATCACCCAGACATCGCCAGGCTTCGAGATCGCCGGTGCCAGGTCAGGCAGATCGTCCGGCGTGCCATTGCCGGCGCTGCCGCCGACGAACGTCGCCAGGCGCACGTTGCTGAACCCGGTCAGATGCAGCGGATAATCCAACTTCGCGAGCGTCGTGAGGCCCACGCGCAGTAGCTTATTGTCAAACCCTGTCATCGCTGGCAGCGAGTTGTCGCTGATAACCACGGCCCATTTCTGCGCCGGCGAGAGGCCCTTGCGCATGATCGTCGGGACTTGGGTCAGGTCCGCCTTGCGCGCAGCGAGGTGCCGACCGTGGCCCTTCAGGATCGTGTTGTTCTCGTCGACCAGGATGGGCTGATCGAAACCGAATTCCTTGATGTTCGCCGCAATCGCCGCGACCTGCTCCGGAGTGTGGATCTTCGGATTGTTCGGGAACGCGACGAGATCTTCGACTTTGCGCAGGACAATTTCGTCCGCGGTGAATTTCAGAACGGCATCGACCGTCCTGCGCTTTGTCGAAGGCTTCGCCATTACGCGGTGGGAGCGGCCGGAGTCGTGTTGGCGGGAATCGCGGGCGCCAAAGCGGCGGCCGACGACTGAAGATCCTGCACCGCCTGGATCAGAGCGGCCTTGTCTTCCGGCGTATCGCCGGCGTTCGCGATCTGCGTCTGGAGCGCGGTGATCTGCGCGGACAGACCGGACAGCGCCGCAGCGGCCGCTGCCTCGATGCTCTTCTGAGCGGTGACTTGCGCAACGAGCGCTTGGGCTTCTGCTGTAAGGGCCATGAGTAATCTCCTTGTTTCGTTCTGGTTGCTGATGATCAGCGAGCGGAGACTCGTGGGCCATTTGATGTTGAACATCCGCACGCCCTCACTAATGCTTGGAACAGTGACGCCGTTCCCTGCGGTCCAGAAACGTTGACGGTAATCCGTGTTGCAATTTTTGTAAAAGTGCCGGAACCGCTGTCTTCGAAACCGAACGGTAAACTCTCAGCGGCTTGCGGCCGCAACCTGCCTTGAACCATCGCGGCGCTTGGTCAGCAAGCCGCGTTTCTCAGCCCAGAGTTTGATACGGTGTCGCATCTTGCGCCAGGCCGTCGTATCAATCGAGCTGTCCTGGTCGATCAGACTGCCATGTCGATCGAACAGATGATTGTGCCAGGCTTCCGAATTCGCGGCCGCCACGTCCTTTAGCATTTCACCGTCGAGCTCCACGAGCTCGAGGCGGTCCTCGATCCTGCTTGCCCTCATTGAGAGCGTTTTCGAATCGGCGAAGCCGCCCTGCTTCTGCATATGCTCGATCTGCCAGACCGCGTTCTTGAGACCAGCCTCCAGGGTAACTATCCGCTGCTCCTGGGAGAGCTGGGGCTTCTTGTCGTCCGCCATGTGATGCCTTCAGAAACAACGAAACCCGGCACCTGGGGGAGGGTGCCGGGCTTGCGCCGGGATGGGAAACTTGCTGGTCGACCCAATACCCCTTTCGGGGCTCGCACGCGGATGAGTGTCGCAAACTGTAGCGGTGTCAATCCCCATTTCCGCCACTATTGACCAAAATCGGATACAAAAACCGGGTACATAGGGGTACGAAGTGGGTACGCGGACTATCAAAAAATGATGCAAATATAATATGTTAACATTTTTCGTATCCTGTTCGTGCGACTTTTTTGAAAAAATGGCCGAACTTTTACCAATCCCATGCCTGTAGAAGGCCAATTGCCGGGCCTACGAGCGCCACCGGCGCGTCTATTCCGAATCGGCCTATCAGACGCCAGCCTCGAAGACAGGCACGCCCGCGGCCCGCGCTTGCGCCACCATGTTCGCGGTTCCGTCGTGGCCTGGGAATGCAACGACGCGGTCCGGCCTGCCCTCGGTCAGCATCCGCTTGTTCCGGATCGGACCGCCTCCACGGCCCTTTCGCCAGTCCGCCTTGAAGACCTGGACGGAGATGCCCTTACGCACCGCCCAGGCGCCGGCGAGACTGTCGGCGCCTTTGGCGCCTCCGTGGATCAGCACCGAGATCGGTTCCTTGGCGTGCAGGCAGTCCAGCGTCTCGTTGACAAAGAACGCCTCTCTGCTCGACCGTTCAAGCCAATAGCGCGTTTGATCGAGGGGATAGCCATCTGGCATCACGCCGTATCCGCGGCCGCCGCACACGAGCAAACGCATCAGAAGGGAATCTCGTCGTCGACCGAAGTCCCTCCGCCGGCATCGGAAGTTTTGGCGGTACCGTAATCGTCTTCGCTCGGCGCTCCGCGACCACCTCCGGAGGACGTCAGGTTCAGCAGCTTCGATCCGAACCCGCTCAGCACCACGTCCGTCGAGTAATGCGTGGCCCCGTCTTTTTCGTATTTCCGGGTTTTCTGCTTTCCCTCGACGTAGACCTTCATGCCCTTCTTGAGATACTTCTCGGCGTACTCGACCGATTGCTTGTCGAAGATCACCACCCGATGCCAGTCGGTCTGCTCCTTGCGCTCTCCGGTCGTCTTATCGCGCCAGCTCTCGCTGGTCGCCACCGATAGCCGAACCACCTTGCGATCGCCGGTACCGTTGATATCCGGATCCTGACCGAGATTTCCGATCAGTACCACCAAGTTGACTGAGCCAGCCATTTCACCCTCCGCGCACATGAAGCCGGATCACTTCGATCGCGGCGTGATCATTGCCGGTCAACCCCCATAGCACGAGGGCCAGCAGGAAAGGATCGATACGATACATCGACCAGAAGTTCTTTTCCGATCCCATGCTGTGCTGCTGGTCGTGGTGCACTCGACAACCAGGAAGCGTCCACCGATCGTCAGACTTTCGCTGGCCGCCGGTTTCCTCTTTGCCATGCAATAGGCTGCTGGTGCGGATATGCATCGGATCTTCAGCGGTCTTGAGAATGCCCTTCGTCGCACAACATATGCACGGCAATCCCTTGATGAAGTCCAGGTGCGATCGCTTCTGCACGCGAGGCGTGCGCTCAGGCTTCAGCCTCGATCCCCATCCGCCTTCTGGAATGATACGAGATGCCATTAGCTAAAATCGACTCCATCCCAACTTTGATCTTTCACGATGAGGTCAATAGCTTTGACAACTCCGTCGTAATTGAAGTTTTTGCAGATGGACTGCAACTCCTTCAATCGATTGACCATCCGCGCATTGCGCTCCATCGATTGCTGAAGTTGCTTGGCGTACGACGCCATCGATCTACCGGTTGCGGTATCCTTCGGCGCCCACGCATGAATGTCTTTCACCGCGAAGGTGCGCATATCGTCTTTCGCGACGTCGTAAGCATCGAGAAGCCACTGCTCCTCCGGATGCCATTCCGTTGAACCAAATCTAAAAGCACCTTGGGTCAAAGGAACAATCTCTCGGATAGAGCGCACGCCAGCATGATTCGTGTAATCGATCCGAACGTTACCGGGCTTGAATGGTAGATCGCTCAATGCCGTATCTCCTTGCATGGCAACGTGATCGTGCGCGGGTCATCGGCGCGGCCGGCGACGGTGATTAGTGCAGTGAAATTGCATTTTCTGCAGCGGACGGAATAGGTGCCGCACCGAGGCGCCGGATAACTCAGGTTGAAGCAACAAGACTTGGCGCCGGGCGGAGCACAATTGGCGTCAATGCCGTTCGGATATTTCGGATTCGCTGGCTGCGTCGCAGTGCGACCGCTATCGTTGAACTTGATATCAATCGTCATTCCGGCTTCTCCCGCGGCATATAATAAAACGGTGGCATCTCGTCTCCCGGCTTCAAGGGATGTATACCGGCGACGCGCTCAGCCCACAGCATGCCCTCAACTCGATCCAGACAGGCACCATATCGTTCCCAATTTCCAGTAGCCGCATTCAATGCTGACGGGTAAGCGGCATATCCGAAATCTTCGATGCGTGCGATATGTCGACCATCGTCGGTGACATACTCGTCGCATTCTTGATAGTTTGGATTTGGCACCCAGCCAGCCACTATTCGATTCCTGTTTTTATAAAACAATCGTCACAAACGATGCCTGTGTCGTCAGCAGGCACATCCGGATTTCGCGCGAAATGCTCAGCCATCGCCACGTCGTCTGGCCTGCCTTTGGTAAAGACGCCAAGACAGATCCAGCATCGATACTCGTTCGTCGGTGCCAGCCGACTATTTTCAGCAACAAGCCACTCGTCCGATACAACGATCATGTGGGTGCTTTCCCATCTTTGATGAGACCCTCGACAATGAGCTGCACGGCTTCCTTGCGATCGCGATAGAATGTCTGCCGCTGCACGCCGATGTCGGCGCATTTCTTGGTGATCTTCGCGCCCCACGCGCGCCACATGGCGCCGAGATTCAGGAAACCAGCCAGATCCGGATCATGGTCGTTTAGATAATCCATTGCCCAACCGAGCGCGTCTTCGGCCCGCCGGACTTCCTCTGTGCTCGGCACACCCTTGAAGCGGTGCGCGATCGCGTTGCGGAGAGACTTGTTGCCGGCCTGGTGCACCAAGTCGGAAACCTCGCGGACAATCTCCGGCATGGCATTGCCGAATTCCCGCGGTCGGACGCCGGATATACTAGATCGAAACAGGGTGCGGTAGGCTTCCTCCATCCGCGCTTCTACGAGCTCCGGCGTCCACTTCTCGCCGCGCACCGCTTCGGTCGCCGTGCGCTCCTGCTCTCGTTCGGCCCGCCGGCGAAGCAACACACCTTCGTCGATCGGAACGACGGCGCCAGCGAATGATTCGTGCTGATCTGCTTCGAGGCGCAAAGCCTGCATTTTTTCGTCGACATCGCCGAGGTGTGCCTTCATGTCTTCCGGCAGTGGTGCCATTACATCGTCATGGTCGATATCGGCTTTGTCTCCTGTGTTCGTTATCGGCCAGTCCCGGCCTTCCACCAATCTGAACTTGATCCGTTTTTTGTGCTTGCTGAGGGTCTTCATTTCCGTCTGAAGTTCCAGACGACGACGCTTTCGATCTTCTAGGATTTCCTTCGTGTGATCGATCGGCTTTGTAGCCATGCTGCTCAACCCTTGCATTTCCATTGCCTCCTAGAACAAACCTTCGAGGGGATTAGTTTCACCTGGAGCAGCCAGTGGCGACTGCTCCTTTTTCTTTTTCGGAATCGGCGGCCACTGCAGTCCCTTACCATAGACTCGACGGCCTGTCGGCCAGACGAAGTGAATCATACGCGGTTTTTCTGTATCACCGGGCTCCGGAGTAAAATTCGGATCAATCATTTCGGCAATGCCGATCACATTGTACTTCAGTAGGTCTTCACGGAAGCGGCGCGTGCGCGCCTTGATGCGGTTTTTGTATTTGCCGATGTCCTCGTCTTGCTCGCGCGGGTCTGTCTTTTGGTACTCCATGCCGAGCTGCGCCCAATTGATGACTGTCGCGACACTAGCCGGGAGACCTAGCGCCGTCGGCGGCGGACGACCGTTCATATCGAGTGCTTTGAGCAGTGCCCGGAATACATCGACATTGTTGCCTCGAAGGAAGAACCCTTCCTGACGTTCTTTCGGTCCATCGCTTTCGACATCAGCAGGCACACTGCTTGCTGGCTCGACGGAAACCATCTGCGTGATGTCGTCTCCATCGTCGTCGATTCCAATTTTCACAGGCTCAAGAACAAATTCCCAAGTCAGGCGATCATCACCTTCGCGCTGTTTCATGATCTTACCACGGCGAATAACCCTGCCGTTGTCATCGCGTTTTTCTATACCTTTTTTCACATCGGTGTAGACGCGCTCGATCAGCACAGCAGTCTCAATGTTGTTAAAGAATTGCTCATTGCCGCGGTGCCTGCCTTCGGCGTTCGTATGCCCTATAACGATGAGCGGCGCACCAGTCTTTTCTTTGATGATATCGTAGTTGGACATGATCTTGTTCATGTCGTCTGATTTTATTTCGCTCGATCCACGCGTCGCAGAGTTGTGCGTATCAACCACAATTCCAGCCAGCGGAAACCTGAACAATTTAGCAATCTCGACGATCTCGGTCGCCAGTGCGACAACATTGTCTTCAGAAGCGAACAGATTAGGCGGTCGCGTTAGCCACGCGAAAGAGTGCAGGTCATCAATCTTTAAGTCGTGGTGCTTGAGATAAGCACGGAGACGATTCTCGAAACCTGTCGCGCCTTCATATGTCAAATAGATATAGCCGCCAGGAATAACCTTGCGACCGGCAAACGGCATGCCGCGCATAATGTGCATAATCATATCGAGACATTCGAACGTTTTTCCCGATCGACTCGGCCCCATCAGCAGCGCGTTATCGTTCATGGGCAGAATGCCCTTAATGCGCCATGGATAGGCGCTGACCGCTTTTCCAAGGTCAGCAGATGTCTTGGCACCGAACCTCGACTGATACGGCTCAGGCACCCACGGCTTCAGGTTATCGACGTGTTCGAGCAGTTGATCTTTCGTGCCTCCGCCAGTGTCGCGCCAGTCCTTGACATCGCCCTTGACCGGGCATTTGTCCCACACATCACGGAAGTTCAGCGACTGCACGAGCTCGACGCCCACAGCCTGGAGCATCGGCGCGATCTTCGCCACGCGCTCGGCGCCGGCGCGATCATTGTCCTGGAGCAGCACGACATGCCGCGCGCCGCGGAAGAATTCCGCGCACGCCGTAGTGAAGTGCTTCGCACCACCCGAATTGGTTACAGCGAGGAGTCCCCACTCCGCCAGCACGTCGACCTTTGCTTCGCCTTCCGGAATGAAGATCGTGCGCTGGTCATCCTTCGGCTCAGCGAGCTCGTCGATCACGGCATTCGCATTGTAGAGCCAGTGCTCCACGTTGCCGAGCTCGGCAAAATTTCGAACCGTGATGTTCTTCCAACTTAGCCGCTCTTCAGTGGCGCGCAGCCAAGCGGTACCGGTCGCGGTTTTTATGAAATCAAGCGGCTGATCTGTTTCTCGATCGACAACGTCAAGACCGAGGATCCACGCACCATCGCCGGCGGGCCGGCGGTGCAGGAATGTCTTCCACGTTTTTTTATCTTTAGTCTGACGCCATGAACCGTCGGGCAACCGTTCCTGCATCCGCACAGTTTGATAGAGCAGCGTGTTCTCGGAATCGAAGTAATCCCAGACGTGAATCACTTCCCGTTTGGCTCGTGCAACTTCTCCCACACGAGAGTCAGACCTATTTTCTCCATGAGGCGACGGGCCCGGATCTCCGCCTTGGTTATCTCGAGGGTCGGATGCCGCTTCATGTCTAACTCCATTATGCGCAGGAGTAGACCGTCCAGGTCTCTGCTCGAGGGTGATGCCCGCGCGGCGGGATAATTCTTCAACGGCGCCGACAAAAGTTAGCCCTCCATAGATTTGCATGAAGTCAAAAATATCGTGCGGCTTTCCGTCTCCGCCACTCCCGAACTCACACCAGAATTTTTTATTGTCGTTAACCGTGAATGATTCATTCTTGTCGACGACGTACTCAGAACCTTTTTTGATAAGCTTGAAGTGCGATCCCACGACTTCGCTGACCTTCACACGATCCCGAATCTCGTTGAGCTGTCGTTCTTCGAATGCCATTTTCTTTTTAGACCAGTCCTGTGAACTTTGGCCCACCATGGTGGCGATGATCGAATAAATACCAAGCGGTGTTATCGACTCCGACGTCCGTCGTCCCCGGTATCCACCGCACTCGGCCGGCGCTGACAATATGCTTGCATCGGTCGAGATATTGTTCAGCCTGCCTTGTGTGCATGTAGTCAGCATCCAGCAAGACCCAGAGCGGAAGCAGAGACGACAGGCGGTCGATCAGATCGTGAAGGATTTCACGAGTCCAAGGTAGGTTAGTGACAAACATCTCAGCCCGTGAACCGCGGCGCCAGCGCTTGTCCAATGTCAGCGCGTCGCGCCTCTCGATCCACTTTCGGCCAGGCTTTATATCGCAAGCATAGACGCACTCGTGACCGTGCCATTTCATAGACTCGATCAGATCACCGTTACCTGCACACGGCTCGGCATATAGCAGCCCGCTAGGCAAATGACGCTGAAGAATACGGACCGGGCTCGGATCCCAGGTCATGTATTTGTCCTTGGGTATCCGCTCGAAGTTCGACCTCTTGCTCACTGGCCGACTTCCTTCATGATGAAGCCGAAGCCCTTGAAGAACTCGATCGACAATCCCAGCGTCTCGATCTTCGGGTTCATGATCGAGGCTAGATCGCGGATCGTCGCTTCAGCGTCCGATCGAATGCCGACAGCGGCTCCCAAAAATTTGGCGTCCAAGTGCCCCTTACCCATCGCGGCACGTAGCCGCTGCGCGATCAAGAATTCGCGGGTATGGAGCACCACAGATTTGTCGCCGTGTTGGAACGAGCTACCGTTACCGCGCGCCGGCGGACCAAGCTTCGCCCCGGGCGTCACCACATGACGGGGACCTTCGGTCGGCCGGACCGCCGGCGGCGCGCGCGATGGCTCGACTGGCAAAACCTTGCGGCTCGCGTCGATCTTTTCCTGCGGCGTCAGCGGCAGCAGATAGTTCAGACCGTCCTTGCGCAGCTTCCCGCGCTTGGCGAACTCGATCAGGTTCGACTTCCACGCGTCCGGACAGGCGCCCCACCAGCGATTCCGCACGAACATCAGGATGGCCGGCGCCGACGACGGTTCCTTCAGTTCCTTGAGTGCAGCAACCGCCATTTCAAGATTAGTCGGGCAATTGGCCGGGCGATCGTCATTGGCGCGGCCGCCAATGGACGGCTGTTCCGGGGATTTGCGGGCCTCGCTGGTGCGTTTTTCCGGCTCTGGGGTACTTTCCCTGCGGATAACCCCGCTTTCGTCTACGCGGCCTTTGTAGCCGTGATTGTCGGTAACGAGGGTTCCAGGTTCCAGTAGCGGCCGCCACCGCGGACAAGCTGGATTGTGACCCAAGCCTTCCTTTCGATCCACGCATGTGCACGGCGGGTCAGGTTCCGGCTCGGCAGGAACCTTGGGCTGCTCCGTTTTTACCTCTTGGATATCGCTGGCGATCGCCGTCTTCGGTTTTTGGGATGGCGAACCACTCCGCCGGAGTTCTTCCGTGGCTCGAATAAAATCGGCGCGAGCTGCATCATAGCCGCGCTGGTACTCTGCCTGCGAAGCGACAGCATGATTTGATTTGCCAGCCTGAAAGCCAGAATCAAAACCGCGCTTAAACTCAGCATTGAGCAGCTTTATAAATCCATTCCAATCGATCGACTCACAGATTTTTTCCATTGTTGCGTCGTCTTCAAGGTCTTTTTCTTTTTCAGTGCTCACGATCGCTTGCCCTTCTTGTCGTCCGCCGCATTGCGCTGCATCTCGGCCCGCTCGAGTCCTTCGACCAGCGCGCGGATATCTCTCATAACCTGGAGTTCGCGGCGCCAGCCGGCCAACATCAACTTTTCCCCGCAATCCTTACTCAAGCAACTGATGACTTCGTTGGTCTCCGGATCCCGCGCGCCGCACGTCGGCTCGCGACACTCCATCGATGCGCGCACGGCCAGGGACGCCAGACGATCGAGCACATAATCAAATATTCGATCCCGCGGTCGTTCGACCTTCTCAGTCTGGGATGTCAAGGTTTTCCCCCTCACGGCGCCACATGCGCGCGCCGTAAACCGCAATCAAATAGGCCTCCGCGCGGTGCTGGTGATACTTAAATTTGAGAAACGGCGCGCACGATGGATATCGCTGAAGCACGAGCTGGCGCGCGGCGTCGTCGGTACCGCTGCCCTTTTTCTTTCCTCTTAGATTGAAGCCGGCTTTCCATGTTGCCGGCGGCACCGTGCGCAGCGGTATCTCGAGGCACGCCACCACGGCGCGCAGCGCGAAGTACGAACCGGCGAACCGGAACATTGAAGTTGCTCCCCATGGATCCGTTTCCAACTCTCCGGTCTCCGGATTTTTCTTTTTGGGCACGAACGCGTTAACCTGTTCGATGAAGCACACGTTCGGCTTCACCGACCAGATCAGATCGCGGACACCGACATAGTCGATTTCCCGCTTATTGCCTTCTCCGACGGCAGGAATGTCAAACATCCATTCGACATTCGGTACCGGCTCGTCCGGGCAATAAAGCGCACCAGCACCCGTGATGCCCGGATCCAAACCAAGGATTCGCACGGGACTAATCCCAGCGATCGATTTTGTACGACGTCCAGGCTTTGCCGGCGAACACTCGCAACACGACTTGCGCATGCTGCTTGTGGATCGGCCAACCGCACGCCGACGCGCTCTCGCGACCGCTCAATTCAGCGGACTTCGAGTAAGCCTCGATCGTCGATCGAACCGCGTGAAGATCCGATTTCAGATGCTCCGGAAACAGTGCATTCCCTTGGCCACGACGCGTATCCGCGCAGCCGTCCAAGATGATAAATGCGCTCATTCCGAGTTCTGGCATCGGCCGCGGGCCCCACATGCAAGGCGCCCCGACGATCGCGTTTGCTTTCACCCAGGATCCGGCATGCAGTTTCCATTGATCCGGTGAAGATCCACCGTGATAGGTGTACCACCCAACCGGATTACGATAATGATCGCTGTCCCATTTTATAATCGGCGGAGCATCCAGATTCACAGCCGTCGTCAAAGCACAATAGGGACCATAACCATGCGGAATCTGCACGTCGATCAACTCGGCTGAGATCAAGATGGTTCGCACGAACTTGTCCCAAGTCATGGTGATCGGCGGCAGATCTACTGATGGCACTGACCCGCCGTAAGTACGGCCTTCCTTGGTCTTGATGTGTCCGAACACGCCGCCGACGTCAGCCTTTACCGCACGGCGATACTCACCCCACGTCCAGAGCGCGTCCTCAAGCGGCAGATCATCCAGCCGGGCGAACCGACGCTCCAGCGACGGAGCGATTCCGAGTTTCTCTACGAGCTGCTCGGCCGCGCGCACATTGCCAACCGACGGCGCAGCCTGCGGCCGCTGGTACTGCAGCGGATGAAGCTTGTCGGCATGCTTGCGCTTGATATCGGCGAACGGCACGCCGGCAACGATATCGTCTAGCAGCGGCCCGATCACTGAGGACTTGATGTGGCAAAAACCTTCCGGCGCCAGCGCCACCGCACGCCACAGAATATTATCCCGAACCTGCCGCTTGCCGGGACCCTTCGGCCAATCGTGCAACGCGCGCAGCCACCTCACCGGTCCGATAAACTTATCGCTGCGATCAAGCGTGCCGGACTCGAGCACGCGCAAGGCCTCGTCCAGTACCGCCGGAGAATATTCGCCCATCGCAAATAGAACAGTCTGAGCGTTTTGCGTGACAGCCGCAACGGCTTGGTTAGGCTCGAGCGCGCGATCGCGATGGAGAAACTCCGGCGCTGGCACGACAGAGATGTGATTCCAGAACTCGCCATAGCCTTTTCCGTCGCTTACCGGCGTTCCCCATGTCGTTGCCTTCGTGAGAAAAACACCTGTCACCCTCGCCTTATTGACGATGTTGTGCAGTTCGATAAAGGCGGCTTTGTAGAAGTCCGGCACACCGTTCGCGCGCCACATCACCGGCCAAGTCTGACCGTCGGCAGAAATACAAACCAGACCTCCGTACCTCTGGATAAAGCGCCGACAGCAGTTGCAGTTATGCACCTGACGAGCAGCTTTTCCCGGGATCATCTCCAGATATTTTTCCCACAGACCCGTAGCATCCGTGGTGAACAGCCGCGTTTGACCGCGCACTGCAGTTTCGAAGGAACGCCGCACGCCGAGCAGCAACTCCGAATAGTCAAGATCGTGGTTATGCACCGGCTGGGCACGAGCCGTTGCTTTCGCAGCCCGTGAAGTGGTCGCAGTTTTAGAACGTCGCGGATGATTTATCATGGTCTTTCTCTCCGAGCCCCGAAATGGAAACGCTGAGGCGCACGTTTATTTAACGGGAAAAATCTAATGCGGCTTGCCGCGGCCGACTTGGTCAATTGGATCTTCGCCGTCGCCCTTCTTTAGACCAGCACCGGCTTTTGCCGCAAGATCGGCGACTGGATTACTGGTCGCACTCGCGCCTGGTTGGCGCAGATGCGATGGTCGCGGATCTTCTTCACCGTCCTCATCGACTTCACGAGCCACACCGTTGACGTCCTTGTTGCCACCGATCTCGCCTTCGCCAAACAGGCGTCCCTGAAGATTGGCGAGCTCGTCCAGCTTGTAGAATTTCCGATACTTGTCGAAGTTCGCCAGCCACACCGCAAGCTTCTCGGCGTTCTTAGCGTCCCCGTCGCCGAACTTGTCGTAGAGCGTCTTCACGACCTTGAACGATGGGATGTGCAGGAACTTTTTCTTGGCGATATCGGAGGCGTCCTTTAACTCCTCTTTGGCCCCATCGATCGTTTCGGCCACATCGTTAAATGCGCCATTGAAAGTCTTGATCGTGGAATCCGCGGGAACGCGGATTTCCTTACCGGTCGGCTCCTGGCCAGATTCGGTGACGGCTTTCTTCGGCATCGATCAGCTCCCAAATGGTTGCCCGGCCCCCGAGGACAAGCGATTGATTCGGGGAGCCGGGCGTTTGCATGTCGCGGGATAGGGACCGCGTCAGCAACTGGAATTTTTCAGGGAGCCCCATCGATAGAATCAACCGCTGGCATGGTTGTGGTCCGAGTCGGTGACCAAGGTCAATAGATGGCAACCATGTGGCAGTGAGCCGGCAGAACGATGAGGAAGCGCGCCCTCGCGCGCGGATTCACCAGTCTTAGAGACCTGTAGAAAGAAACAAGCGCCCTCTATCGAGGGCTTTCTATCAGCGTACTCGTAGCCCGCGCGCGAAAGCTGTGTGGTCGATTCCTGAATTGCCCGTCAAGTCCTATGGAGGGTACGCAGAGGGTACGAAAAAGTGGGTACGCCGGCTGATACAGGGTACGTGCACCCAAAAAAGATGTTGCGATCTCAATGGTTTAAATTTTCGTACCCACTTTCGTCGACCGGGCCGATAAATATTTTTTATCCACAGGGCCGCGCCGGCTGTGAACAACCTATCTGAAAATGAGGGCTTGAATTTACTAAACTGTTGGTATAGTGATTTGTCCGCCGGCGAATCGTCCGGTTGCCGCAGAGGAAGATGCAGCAATGAATAAAACCAACGACCTTGGTGCTGGTTGGTATGCCACCTTCAATGCGGATGGTGAGCTAAGCGTCCACACTCACGACTTCAGAACCGAGATACGGTTGCCATTAAAATCGGTTGAGAAACTGCGCGAGATATTCCGGTCTTCAACTCCGGTAACCCAGTGAATATGCACGTCCCCACGCTACAGCAGAGCCTGCCCGACTTGGTGGCTGAGTACGACCGGAAGAGCGCGGCGCTGACCGAATCTTTCCGGTCGTTTAAAGGCGCCATCCTGGACCTGAAGATGTCCGCCACGATCGCCGGCACCCACGGGAATGAAAACCTCGACGTCCGTTCGGAAAGTACATTCTGGACCCGCGGGGCAATATCCTGCGCGGTCTCGCCGAGGTGTTCTGCGGCCTCGATCAGGCCTACAAGAGCCACGACAAGGTCAAGATCGGCGTTGCCGGCTTGCCGAAGCGCGTCGTGATGCGGGGCTTCGGCAGCTTCAGCAGTCACGGCAAAGAGCAGCTTCAAACGATCCTGAACGCGCTGGCAGCCTATCAGGGGCGGCCGCTCGTCACCTATGAGGAATTGAATGTCCTCATGGACGACGAGAACGCGCTGCTCGAAACCAAGGTGATCGAGAGGCCTCAGCGGTACGGCAAGCCCGACCTGATTCCCGTGCACGCCCGCGGCATCCGATTACGTCGTTTCCAAAATGGGAACGGTCACCTGTTCTTCGAAAAGGATACCTTGACCGACATCAACAAGGCGCTGGCCGAGTTTTACGGCAGTGTGCTGCCGGATACCACGGAGGAGAAGCCGACCAAGAAACAGGCCTCGACCGCGGTGTCGAAGGATCTGCAGTATTACGCGACGCCGGCGAAGGTCGTCGACCATGTTGTCGGCGAGCTCTACCAGATCAAGGGCAAAAAGGTTCTGGAGCCGAACTGCGGTTGCGGGCGATTTATGGACGCTTTGCGCAAGGCCGGTGCCAAACCCTACGGCATCGAGGTTGACGCGCTGCGCGCCGCCCAGACCCGCGCCAAGGGCCATACGGTCCTGACCGCGAACTTCCTCGAGACGGTGCCGACCGGCGACTTCGACGCGGTGGTGATGAACCCGCCGTTCTACGGCCAGCATTACGCGAAGCACGTTCTGCACGCCTTCAAGTTCTTGAAGCCGGGCGGCAAGCTGACGGCAATTCTGCCAGCGACCGCACGGTACGACCACGGTCTTCTCGACGACCTTGGTGTCCGCTCCTCATATGACCGGCGATGGGAGGATCTGCCGGTCGGTTCGTTCAGCGAGAGCGGGACGAATATCAACACCACCATCCTCACAATCTTCAAGGCTGAGTAAATGTCAAAAACCAGATTTCAGCGCTTCATTGAGAAGGTCGCAATTGACCCGGCTACGAGGTGCTGGATCTGGATTGGACACGTCAACAAAGTTTCGGGCTATGGTCAGTTCTGGGACGGTGAAAAAGTTGTGGGCGCACACGTCTACTCTTTTGAGCATCACAAAGGGGCGTTGCCAGAGGGGATGGAGCCGGATCATAATTGCAAAACTAGAAAGTGTGTCTGTCCAGATCATTTAGACCCGGTCACGCGGCGTGAAAATCTGTTGCTTGGAGACACTATCGCAGCACGTAATGCCGGAAAAACACGCTGCGACCAGGGCCACGAATTTACCGAACAAAATACCTATGTCAGGGCCAACGGTTCTCGCGGATGTCGAGTTTGCCGTTCTGCCTCGAATAGGGAATGGGCCAACAACAATCGCGACCGCCGGCGAGAGTTGGATCGTGAAGCGTATCGGCGCAAAACAGCTAGAGGAAGATAGCAATGCCAAAATCTGCAAAACCGAGAAGCGCTGGAAAGCAGGACGTTGAGATCGGGCGCCGCATTCGCTTGCGCCGCGTTGAATTGGGGATGTCGCAAGCCGAGCTCGGTGACAAACTCGGCGTCAGCTTCCAACAAATCCAGAAGCGGGAAAAAGGCGTCAACCGGACCAGCGGCGCCCAACTCCAACAAACAGCGACCGCGCTCGATGTGCCGGTCACGTTCTTCTACGACGGCGACGGCAAGACCCGCGAAGTCGAGAGCCTGCTGTTCATCGACAGCGGCTTCAGTCTGCGGCTGCTGCGCGCCTATTCGGCGATCAAGGATCAGTCCGTGCAGCGGCATTTTGTGTCGCTCATGGAATCCATGGCCGGCTAACCACGGAGAATCGCGATGTCGGACAAGAAAGCTTCGGACCGCGGTGTGGTCGACTCGATCGCCCGGCTTCGCGAGATCCGCTACATGACGAAGGGACCGGGCGCCGCGCGCGCCCGTGCTCCCAAGAAGCCGACGATCGACAAGCTTCGCAGCGATGTTGCGAAGGTAGAAAAGAAAACCAAGAAGGCAAAGCAGGGGAAGCGACGATGATACTTTGGCAATTTCTGGCGCTCCTCGCCGTCCACTGGATTGCAGATTTCGTGCTGCAGACACACTGGCAGGCGTCGAACAAGAGCAAAGACAACGCAGCACTTGCGGTTCACGTCATCAATTACACTGCGACCATCGGCATCGCTGTCCCCGGGATCTTTTTCCGGGTGGACTTGAGCGCGGCCATATTTGTTGCGGTCAACGGTGTGCTGCACTTCATCACTGACTGGTGCACGAGCCGCGTCTCGTCGCGGCTGTTCATGGGGCAGTTTCAGGTTCTCACCGTGTCCGGGCCAGGCATGGGTATATCTCCCGGCCCGCACCTGATTTCAAAGGACAACTTCAATCCTCACAACTTCTTCGTAGTCATCGGGCTGGACCAACTCATCCACCAGGCCACGCTGACCGTAACGATGTGGGCTTTCCTCACATGAAACCGGCTGTTGCACACGCCATCGCTTCCCTCGCGATCGGGCTGATCGCTCTCGTTGTCATTGGATTTTTGCCGTGAGCATCGACGAGCGAAACTTATTGCTGCTACTCGCGAAGATGATCCTGCAGACCGTCTCAAACAGCATCGACGAAACTGAATTACGCGAAGCCATCCGAAAAATCGAACAATCTGAAGATCGAGAACGAGACAAGATATGGAAAAAATGATGAAGCGCACGCCAGAACAAATTCTCGATATCTCCGAGAAGGTCTACCGCCAGCGCCTCGAAGACGATTGTCGCGGCAACACCGAGCGCATGCTGCAAAAGGATCGCGAAAAAGACCCGGACGACAACGGCAAGAAGCTACGCAACCGCGCGAAATCTTATAACCGGTTGACGCGCGTCTACCTGCAGGTGCTCGGATTGGATGAGGATGACGGCGCGTGAGATCTGGACAAAGTCCCAGGATCAGTATTAGGCTGCGAATTATTCGAGGCGATCAACTCGATAGAAAACGCGGCACCTATACCGAACTTCTTCGCGTCCGGTGTCGTGGCAACATGACCCCTGATTCCGCGTTTCCGGGCTTGATCGGCCGGGCGCGAAGGAGACTTTCTGCTATGGCTCCGCGTTCGAATACGCCAGTTTACATCTGCGGAATCTACACGATCACAAATACCGTCAGTGGCCGTATCTACGTCGGTTCGGCAGCAAAAATTCACAAACGCTGGTTAGCTCACCGCAACCATCTGAAGCACGGCACACATCATTCAAAATCGCTCCAACGATCGTGGATAAAGCATGGTCCGGATGCCTTCGTTTTTGAGGTAGTCGAGGTCGTTTCAAATTCACTTGATCTGATTGTGCGAGAGCAGCACTGGCTGGACAAGTTGGGCTCTGCACATCCGAAGCGCGGCTTTAACATCCGACCGAACGCAGCAAACCAGTTGGGTACAAAGCGCTCCGCAGAAAGCAGGAAGCGCATGAGCGAATCTGCCAGACGTCGAGATCCTGAGACGCATAAAAATCGGAGAAAATCTGAAACTCCCCCTTGGAACAAGGGAATGAAAATGTCGCCAGAGTTTTGCCAACTAATAGGCGATATCCAGCGCGGACAGAAACGAAAACCTCGATCTCCAGAAACTCGCGCAAGAATAGGAGACGCTAATCGAGGCAATAAATCCCATCTCAAGGGGAAGCCACGTGATCCAGAAATTATTCGAAAAACAGTTCAAACGAAAAGGATGAAACGACGTGTCAGGACAGGACAAGGCGAACTTGAACTATAGGCTGGTGGAACTGAGATGTTCCAACTTCAAAGCCTTAAAGGCCGTCGCGATCCGGACGGACCAAACAGTGGTTCAGGTCGCGGGACGCAACGCCCAAGGCAAGAGCAGCCTGCTTGATGCCATCGCCGCTGCGATCGGCGGCAAGGATGCCTTTCCGAAAGAGCCGATCCGGAAGGGCCAAGACCGGGCCGAGATTTTTCTCGACTTCGGCGGACTGAAGCTGACCCGTAAAATCTGGACCAAGGAAGGCGGTGGCGTCAACCACAGCGTCGTCCTCGAATACGCCGATGGAAAGCGCCCTAAGTCTCCGCAGGACGTTCTGGACACACTGCGCGGCTCACCGATCGCGGACGATCCGATTGCCTTCTCTCGGCTGAAGCCGAAAGAACGATACGATCTGCTCAAGCAACTGGTGCCGGACTTCGACTTCGAGGACCAGGCCATGCGTCGGCAGGAGATGTTCGAAGATCGCACGATCGTCGGGCGCGACCGCGACCGGGTCCGGGGAGCGGTCGACTCGATCGTAGTTCCTCCGGACGCGCCGCCGGCGCCGGTCGATGTCACCGAACTGGCTGGCCAGCTGCGCGCCGCCGGCGACCACAACGCCACGGTGGACAAGCGGGCAGAGGGGCGGGCCCAGGCTGCTGAGCAGATCGAGACCTTGCGGGACGAGGCGGATCGACTGATGGCCCAGGGCAGAGCCAAGAACGCCGAGGCTCTGGCGCTGGAACTGAAACTGAAGGGCGCCGAGGAACTTCCGGCCAAAATCGACACCGTGGCGATCGAGGCAGCCATCGCCAACGCTGAGACGGCCAATGCCGGGGCTAGGAAGCGCGCTGAGCGACTTTCCAAGGAAGCCGAGGCCAAGGCCCTCGAAACCAAGTATGACGGCCTGACGGCCGCCATAAAGGCGCTGGACGAGGCCAAGACCACGGCGATCGAGCAGGCCAAGCTGCCGGTTCCGGAACTTTCGTTTGGAATCGACGACATTCTTCTCGATAACCTGCCATTCGACCAGGCATCGACCGCGCGCAAGATCCGGGTCTCCACGGCTCTCCTGATGGCGCTGAAGCCGGAACTGCGAGTGCTGCTGGTGCGGGAAGGCTCCCTGCTGGACGACGAGGCGCGGGCCGCGCTCGAGGCGGACGCCCAGGCGCACGATTTCGTGGTGCTCATGGAGACCGTCGGCGCCGGCGACGGATCTGGTATCGTGATCGAAGATGGGCAGGTGGTGTGATGCGAAAAAGCTTCAGCAAGGTCGGACAGACCTCGCTCGGCACGGGCGTACTGACTTGGACGCCATACGAGCGGCAATCGGACCGGTACGGCTCGGTCTATCTCATCAAGGAAGGCGGCCATTCGCTCGCAGACGGCCCATGGCCATCGCTGATCGACGAGGCTACCGCGCTCGCCTTTGACGGGCTCAACGGCGAACTAATTGCCGTTGTAAAAATTGCGAGGGAAAGCACTCACATCGGTGATCTGTTCCACGGCGTTTCTCCGCGAAAACCGGAAGTCGGTCAGATCATCGTGCTCGGCAAAGGAATGCTTTTCCGCGCGCCGGCGCCACAGGGCGGGATTGGAGTCGGGTTGTATCCTGCCGATCGGCGCGCGACACAGTGGCTCGATATGCGCGCGCTCTATGACGCGCACGAACAGACCGTCGATCTTAGCTTCGTGCCAGGAGGTTAGTGATGTCCGTCTGGAAACCGATCGAGAGCGTTCCGAGGGGAAAGCTTGTTCTTGTCCGCAAGCGTCAGCCGGGTTTGACTCATACGATTTCTGGGGGCGAGCCGTCATCTGACGGCTGGTATTACAACACTGCACATTGGCACACAGCTTCGAATGAAAATATTCATCGATGGGCCGACGAGTGGACTGAAATTCCGGGCGACGAAGATCTGAAGCAACGCATCAAGAATGCCGTCGAGGTGATCGGCGCCTTCGGCGGCCATGATGGCGCGCATCACAAGCAATGGGTGCTGGACCAGGTTGTCCGCGCTCTTCTGTCGGAGGCCGAGTACGAGACGTGGACCAACCGGATCGACGGCGGAGAATGGGACAAAGGAATCGCTCCGTGACACTTACGGCTGACGAAGCCGCGATCATCAAGGAAGCGATCGACCATCTTCGGCGGCTGGCTATCGTCGAGATACATACGCCAGGAATTCAGGCCGTTGTGGTGTGCGGACATCGCTGTAAGGTTTGCTCGAGCAAGTGGCATGTGACCGAAACCGAGAGGCACGAGGTATCGTGCATATTGAAAGGAAGCGAACTGTGAACGCGACAAAAGACAATCCCTTTATCCTGCTCGATTCGGACGAGCCGCATCTCGCCAAGCTTGATCCGAAGTTCGTCGAGCCGCTGCGCTTGGCGCATGCGGGGAATGGTTACTATTGGATATCCGGTCAACTCAGCGTGCCGCTCGGCACGGTCAAGAGCCGTATCAACCGCGCGCGGGAGCGCATCATCAAAATGCGCGAAGCGGAAGCCATTATGAGACCAGCATGGAAAGAGAAAGCGTGATGGAGTTTGAAGCACTGGAATACATTGAAAAAGCTGTCGATGCAGCGTGCGATACTGGAGCTCAGACAGCTAGCGCTGTTGCCTTGGTGTCGATCGCGATCTCGCTCAAGCGGATTGCCGATCAGGTTGCAGGCGTGCCTTACAACTACGCACCAGGCGCTGACAATGTCGGCCATAGAATGGGATTGGTCGACGGCATCATGCACGCGATCGAGCAGGGCTTGCTCGCTGCCAGTCAGAGAGGTTGACGGTGGACAAAGCGACGCCTCGACGCAGCTGCCGCGCTCGAACAAAACGGCATGGTGCACTTATTTGACGCTGTCGAAGAATGATTTTAGGATTGACGGAGCTAATCTGATGCGATCTGCACCAATCTATCTTATTGAAAAAAACGTTGATGTCTTTCGCGCGCTAATTCGAGCGTTGGAACGTGTTGGTGGTCCTGCACCAAAAAATCTTAATTTGCCGGCAGACGTTTCAAACGTAATCACCTGGAGTCAGCTTGGAATAGAATACAGAAGGATGGAGCCGATCGAACAAGGCGAAAGCATTTCCATCTATCGTAATAGAATGAAAGCGCGTCTTCGACGAGCATTCGATATGCTGGTAATGCACGATATTGTTCGTGTGGCTGAAATGCCGGACTACATGTCTTCGATATATGACAAGCCGATAGGGCATGACGCTGAGATCGAGAAACCCAGGATGATTTATTTCATCTGGCCTACAGGTCGCCCTGTCTACGGACGTGGGCTTTTATGGCCGAACACGCCCACTACACGTTTACGATTGTCAGAATTGAAAAGTGTTGGTGATGCATATCCTGTGCGCAACTAAACCGCGGACTGGACGCAACGCAGAGACTCAGGTCTATGCGGCGGCTTCTCAGGAGGTTGCTATGTCCCGACCGGACGCTGACGAGATCGCGATCGCACTCGCCGACGCGCTGCCAAGAAACGCCGAGAGGCGAACCGAGATCGTGGCCGTCGGCATGCTGGCGACCGCGCTGATCTCCGGCACTCGCCAGGAAGAACGATCTGAACTGATCGAGGACTTTTGCGCGATCCTGCGCAAGAGCGTAGCAGCGGAGATGAACTGATGGCCGATCAACACGGAGAAATTCGCAGAGCGCACCTTGCGTCTCAAATTTGCGGCGTTGTTGCAGTGGCATCGGCGGTCGCACTGGTGATCTTGCTTGCCCTGTATGTCGACCCGCGTGGCTGTAAGTCCTCAGAGCAAGTTATGATCGCTAACTCGATCTTGTTGGCGGGATGTCCGCGATGAGCACGCTGACCGACGCGCAAAAATTGGACATGGCGAACAAAGCTGCCGCGGTGATGTTCACCAGCGTCTCCGGCGTTCCGAACGAGATCCAGCTTGAGGCTTCGATCATCCTCCTGCGGACGCTGTTCGTATCGCATGTTCGGCCGACGCATCGCCTCAGCCTATTCGGCTCCGTTGTGCAGCGGCTACGCAAGGAATTAAAAGAAAATCTTCAAACCGGAGTAAAGCCGTGAGCAAAGCCAACCTGGAAAATATGGATCGCGCAATCGGCGCGCTGGTGCGCGCGCGGCGCTACAAGGTCGAGATGGGCCAACCTGAGCTCGCCAAGGCTCTCGATGTCACTCCGATGATGATCCAGAAATACGAGACCGGCGCCAGTTCGCTCAAGGCTAAAACTCTGGTCGCTATCGCGCGCGCATTGAAGTGCAGCACCATGGATTTATTTCCGAAGGGATGCAGGTGATGTTTTGCCGCTGCGACAATCCCGAACCTTGCATGGATGGTTCGTGCGCCATCTGTCGAATGCCGCTACGTGAACTTCCTGAGCAGCTGCTTCACACTCGGCCGCTGCCGCCGATCACGCCAGGCTTTCGCGACAATATCCCGCCTGACCCGTCGCCGTGGCGCGTCTGTCCATCGTGTGGTCAGGAAAACACAGAGCACAAGCCAAGGTGTCCTCGAGCTAATTGGAATGTTCGCAAGGATACGCCAGCGGCGACGGAATATGATCGAGGAGATGCGGCGTGAGCAAATATGAGCGATACGATAAGGCGTTTGTGGACATGATAAAGAAGGCCGATAAAGATCCGCCAGAGCGCTACGTCCGCACCCTAGATGAGCTGATCGAGTTCTTATTGGAAGAAGATGGGGTAGCGTCCCCACTTCCTAATGGGACACAGCATGACGCCAGCTAATTTAATCCTTTTCGGCCTCGCTATCGTTGCAATCGGCTTACTTTTTCTCGGAGCGGGTCTCATCTGGCAATACCGAGTGAACTCGCGCCGCAGCCCAGAACATTCGAATGGAGATCGCGACCATGGTTGACGCCGTAGAGGCTAGGATTATGTTCAAGAGCGCTTTTATCAACCACTACAAGAACGAGCGGGAGCGTTCGGAATCCTGCATTGGTGATATCATCGATATCTTGCAAACGCGGGACACCTCATCCGATGACCAAACGGTTGAAATTCTAGAACGGATCATTCGGCACTATAGCCGATCCTGACCGATGGAAGAGAGACTATGAAAATTTGGTGGTATAATAACGTCCGGCGCCATTTCGACAATTGGCTTGCTTGGCGATTACTCGGCAGGGAATGGCTGTCCGAGGGACGGCAACGAGAGATGTTTCCACGCGCAGCTAAGCTGACGCCGGAAGCTATCGAATGGGCGCGCAAGGTGACAGAGCGGCGTTCCTGAGCAGAAAGCCCTGATGCCCCGCGACCTAAAGACACTTCTCGCTGACAACGAAACGCCGGAGACGATCCAGTCCGCGCTAGATGCGCTTGACGAACTGGTGCCGACGTCGCCGGCGTGGGCTTTGAAGATTCTGCAGAACCGCGAGGAACTGCTACAGGAATTGAACACGATTAATTGTCAAGGGACTTTGTTCTGATGCCGCGCATGATTTCGTTCTCAATGACGACGCCGCAATTCATTGCAGGCACCAAAGACGTCACGCGTCGTATGGGGTGGCTGATGCTGAAGCCCGGCGATGAGTTAGTGGCGGTCGAAAAAGCCATGGGACTTGGCAAAGGTGGTAAGGTAAATCGCTTGGGACTGATCCGCGTTCTCGATACTCGCCGGGAAAAACTTTCTCATATAGAGAACTATCCGAAGTACGGAATCTACGAAGTTGCGCGCGAGGGGTTTCCGGATATGACCGCTGCGGAGTTTATCCACTTCTTTTGCGAGGGGCACGACTGTAGGCCGAGCAGTACCATCACTAGAATCGAATTTAGGAAACTTTGATGACGCTCAAACCTTCGACCGGATTCGACTGGCATCACGTGGCGTGGGGCCATCCTGATTCGCCGCGGTCGTGTCGATTCTCCTACTGCTGATGCTCACTGCCGGCGACGGCCGTGTCGCTCAGTTCTGCAATGGCTGTATGATAAAATGGTGGAGATTGCGATGACACTAGATCAGATTGAGGAAATGCGGCGCGGTGAAGAGCCATCGTTAAGTTTACAGCAAGCGGCCAGAAATACCGGTCTCGGATTTACCCAATGTCCGGACTGCAAAGGCAACGGATACACGAAAGCAACCTCGTTGCTTTCACCGAAGGCTTTGCATGTTCTGGCAATCCACTGCCCGAAAGAGCCTGTGCCAATCCAGTACGACAAATGTTGCCGATGCGACGGCACCGGCGGATTTATAATCGAGGGAATGCTATGAATATTAACCGCCGCTTTTTCGTTGCTGGACTCGGCGCTGCGATCGTCGCTGCCAGCCTTCCTATCGCGAGCCTATCAGAAAGCTTTTTGCCAACTCCGGTATTCGTGCTGCCTAAAAATCCCAACGGGTGGTTTCTAACCGCGCAGCACTTGATGGACTGCATGAAAGCAATCGGAGAGCAGCTGGTGCCTTACGAAAAAATTGCACTATCTGACGGTGACAAACGCACAATTGCGGAGGCAATTGACGCGACGCTGTGGGAAATCAAACCGGCCGGTTTGCGGATACTGATAGAAGCTCCGATGCAAGCGCTGATCAGCGGAGAATTCCAGTTGATAGAATCAGCACTTGGAACGGTTACGATAAAAGGATCTTGAATAAACTAAACCGATAGTATACCTAACGGCCACAAACCGGCATGGAGGAAGACTTGCTGGATTTCCTTGAGCGATATGATCATTGCATTATCCCTGAGCCCAATACCGGATGTCACATCTGGTTCGGCGCGCAGATCACTGCCGGCTACGGCCATGGCAACCGTGACGGAGAACATTTTTACGCACATCGAGCCGCATTCGAATGCGAGCACGGCATCGGCTCCCTCAACGGGCTTATCTGCCGCCATTCATGCGACTTTCCGCCTTGCTGTAATACTTCTCATCTTCTCGCCGGAAGTGTTGTCGATAATTACGAAGATGCTCGGCGACGAGGACTTTTAAGGATTGCAAGAGGAGAAGGTTCTGCTAGAGCAATTTTGTTAGAATCTGACGTTCTTACGATCAGGTCCATGGCTCTCGACAGGATGACAATCGAAGAAATTACTGGGCTATATCCGGTCAAGCGTGGCGCGATCATTGCAATCCTTTCCGGTAAATCCTGGACCCATCTTGGGCCGCCTGTCGATTACGTCCGTGTGAAAGGCGATCCGCCGCACGATAAAGGCGAGGACTCTCCACGGGCCATTCTTACAGAACAACAAGTTCTGGATATCAGAGCGAGACTGGCTGCCGGCGCGCGCGGGATCGACCTAGCTGATAAGTTTGACGTACATCCTGCCACCATTTCTGCAATCAAACATCGCCGATTATGGGCGCACTTAACGGAGAAATGAGCCATGTCAACGACAACCAAATCAACAATCGATGCTGTTCCAAATGACGGTATCTATATTGGTCTTTCGAATTCCATTTATCATGCCTCCAGCGCTCTCGGCTCCAGCAACATCCGAGACCTGCTCAAGGGCGCCAATCTGTTCTGGCACAAGTCGGCCATGAATCCGAAGCGGCCGAAGAACAAGCTGACGCCGTCGAAGATCGTCGGCAACGCTACTCACCGGTTGTTGCTCGATGGTCCCGAACTGTTCAAGGCAGAGTATGTGCGCGGTCCCTATGGGCCCGATGATGAAGATCTGTCACCGGGCGATAAGTCAGCGCTGACAAAAAAGGCAAAAGCAGAACTGACGGAAGGTCAGGAATTGCTCAGCCAGGAGGATTACGATTTCGTCGTCGGTTGCAAGCAGGTGCTGGACGCCGATCCTGATCTGCAGGGTTGTCTGGACAATGGCTTATCTGAAGTCTCGATCTTCTGGACGCGCAAGGACGGCGTGCGCTGCAAGGCGCGGCACGACAAGCTGAAGATCAAGGGCATCGGCGATATCAAAACGATCGCCAATGAAAAGGAGCGGCCGATCGATCAAGCATGCCTGCTCGATATCTCGACGTACCGCTATGACATTCCGGCCGAGCACTACATGGAAGGGCGCCGGCAGATGGGCCCACTGCTGTCCGCAGGCAAGGTCTTCCTTGGCGATGGGCTGGATCAGATCCCGACCAAGCAGGAAGACCGCGGGGCAAACGACGAGGCCGTGATCGCCTTTCTCGAGCAATGCGTGGCCGTGAAGGCCTTCGCCTTCCAACTGGTGTTCATCCCGAAGAAAGGCGCTCCGGACGCTTGGTCGACAGTGCTATCGCCCGGCAATCCGATTCTTGAGAACGCGCGCGCCGACATCGAGATCGCGATCGCGGTCTACACGTCGGCCAAGGAAAAGTACGGCACGAAGCGCTGGCTTCCAGGTCACGCGGTCGAGGAGCTCGACATCGGCATGCTGCCGTTTGGGTTCGGTCGCACGTCGGCGGGCCGACGCTGATGAAGCTTGCGTCTCTACGCAGGAAATTGATCTGGCGAGTCGAACGCGACCCGGACCACCCGCACCTGATCCGGCTATTCGATATCTTCGGCCGGCAGATTATGTGCTTCGACGCGCAGCGTCACGGCGGGACGTACGGCGGCGACGGCAATCATTGGGAAGACGGCGACCAAGTGTGGAGCAAGCCATGACCGGTCCCCAAGGCCCACTGCTCAAGAACGACGGGCCGGCGTGCCGCTGCTGCGGCTGCACCGAGAACAACGCCTGTATTTCACATGGTATGGGCCCAACTCATTATCGCTCCAAAGTCATTGTCCCGCGGACCTATGCTTGTTCCTGGGTGAAGGTCGAGGGCGCTACGCCGCCCCTGTGCTCGGCCTGCAGCGGTACCGAGGCGGATATGGCTGAGGCAATCGCCCGCGGGTGCCGGATGTTGACCCTGCATTCCACGTCCGGAATTGGCATGGCGGTAAAGATCGGGAAGGCTGCTTTGGCCCGGCGTAGGCGCCGACAGGCCGAAAATAGGACTTGATTGCCGGACCAAATCACTATACCAAGGGTTTAGTTAAACAGCCAGCGGAGGAAGACGATGGCTTGGATATGTTTGAATGACGCGTTTCTCTCATTTGTGAGTAAGGACTGCAAACCGTCTGAGCTCCTGGTTCGGGCCCGGCGCCCCGGCGATATCGAGCGGATTTTCCCCAAGGCCAAGGTCACCGAGTACGACAAGTCAGATTATCAGTTTCGTGCGACTGTGACCCGCGACGCCGTCAAGGAAGCGCTCGCCGGCGAGGTCGACCGCATCGTCTACAACAACTTCAAGAACAGCGTGCGCGATCACGACCTGCACAGCGCCTACAATCAGGTGTGGGGCGTTATGGCGAAGCTGCAGCCCAAGGCACCCTATAGCGGCTACAATCGCACCAAGGGCGCGCTGAAAGGCTTTGACGACCTGTTCTTCGACGACTTCGGAGCTCAGGCTCTCCCGGCGCCGAAGAAGAAACAGGACGCTCAAGTCAAGAAGAACCTGCGCAAGCTGACGAGGGGGCAGTGATGGACAACATTCTCGGATATTACGTTTTTGATCCGTCACGCGGCTGGTTGCAGGATGACGAAAAAACTTGGTCTTTCGATTTCCATGGAGCGGCCGCACTCACCAGCGCCGAACTAGCAAATGGAGTTGGTGAACGCGAGACGCCACATGCTGATACTTTCTACGTGTTGGCTTGTCTCGGGAGCATGAGCTAATCCGATGGATCACGTCTGGCACCCAAGTCCGGTCAGCACGAAATACATCTTGTTGCAGGGGTTCACGTCCGCCATGGTGCGGACGGAGCCCCTGCCGGGCGGTTTGTATCTTTGGCAGTTTCGCAAGGTCGTCGGCTACACTGCGACGATCGAGGAGGCTAAGGAATTCGTCGAGGCTGGCGCTGAGTTTTTCGAGACGTTCCGGAGGAATCCGTATGCCGGATGATATGCGTTTCGAGATTGCAAGAATCGTCGGCAACGTGCTGATGGACCGCTTCGCCGTCCCTATCGTGATATCTCAAACGACCAGCGGATGCGCTCTCGTTACAGTTACCATCGGCGACAACACTTTCAATCTAACCATCACCCGCGCAAGGAAGAAATCATGAGCAACGACCTTCATCCCAATCATCCAGACTATATTCGGCACGATCAACAGACCGGAGAAGTCGACGAGGAGGTGCTGGTCGAGGTTATGGATCCGATCAGCATCGGCGCCGTGGCAACGCTTCAGCGCGTCGAGATCGACCAGCAGGTAACGACAGCGAAGGCCTATCCTCGCAACGTCACCATGATCAAGAAAGAACTGACCGCACTCGTCACGATGGACGAGGACACCGCGGACGATTGCATTTATGCGCTGCCACGAGGCCAGAAGCACATCAAGGGGCCGAGCGCGCGCTTCGCTGACGCTCTGATCTCGTTCTGGGGCAATGCTCGATCCGGCGCCTTCATCACACAGGTGAACCGCGAGGAGAAGTTCGTCGAGGCCATTGGCTCGTTCCAGGACGTCGAGCGTAACGTCATCCGTCAGCGCCGTGTGCGCCGGCCGATCGCCGGCCGGGATGGTCGCGTCTACAACAATGACATGATCAACATGACCGGCAACGCCGCGTGCGTCATCGCTGAACGCAACGCGATTCTGAACGGCATTCCTAAGTCGCTCTGGAGCGGCGCCTATGAGCAGGCCTTCGCGCTGGTCGCCGGCACGACAAAGACGCTCGGAGAGAAGCTGGAGCGCGCCGAGAAGGCATTCGCCCTGATGGGTATCAACATGGACCAGGTCCTCGAAAAGCTGGGTCACAAGGATATCAGCAAGGTGGTTCCGGACGATATCGTCACCATGCGCGGCATGCTGACCGCACTGAAGACCGGCGAGGAGACCGTTGAAACGATCTTCGGTCGCGGCGCCGGCCACCAGCATGAGACGGTATCAAATCCGCTCAAAGACGACCCAAAACCTGCCAATGTGGAATCGGGGGGTAAAACCGCTGCAGCACAAGCCCAACAGGCCCAACAGACCCCCAAAAATGGGGTTGTGGAATCGCGGGGTAAAAAGGACGACCCGATCAGCTCCGGTCCGGTGCGCAGCACCGCCGCTGCAATCGCTCAGGCAGCGACCGTCATCGACAAGGACGGTATCGTGGTCAAGAGCCTGCACGGCGAGCTCGACACGCCGATCGTCGACCAGCGGCTCCCCGCCGGCAAGCAGGCCTTCGACAATATCGATGCGTGGGTTGCCGCGACCGAAGGCCTGCCGGAACCCGAGTTCCGTGATGAACCTGCCGAAAGGTCCGAAACGGCCTCATCTCAGGACGAAAATATTAAACAGGCTGATAAAGCCTCAACTGGCGCCGCTGGCGCGGCTTCTGGCGCCAAGGGCACAGAGACACCGGCCAAGGAAACAAACGCACAGGCGGCCGCTACAAAGCCGGCTACAGGCGACCAAAAGCCTTACGACGATGCCGAGAGCTACATGACCTTCGTCCGGGACGGCCTCGATAAGGCCAGGGTCAAAGGTACCGTGACGGAACTTTGGGGAAGCACCCGGGCCGACCGGAACAACCTGCTCTCTCCCGAGCAGATCGACGCTCTGACCACGGACAAGGAAAATGCGCTGAAGCGCATCAAGGCGGCGGAGGCGAAATAGGCCATGGATTACATCCTCAATCTCATTGCCCCCAAAGAAGTCACCCACGAGGATCTCGGCAAGCTTGGCGGCGATCCTCATTTCCGCCCGCCGGCGCCGGACCGGGCGCAGCAGATCCTGCAGGGTCAGAGGCTGACGGCGAAGCACAGCGCGCTTTATCGATGGTGGTATTGGGAATGATTTCGCACTGCGACCCAGAGAGCTCAACCGAACGCCAAGAGCGCATCCAGGCGCGCGGTGGCGAGTATCGCGCGGGGCTGATGTCCGAAGAGCTCTTTCGAGCGTATCTGTTTTCGATGCGCGTTCGCGGTGAAGACATTGAGCACGAGCTCGGCGCCTATGCGCCGCCACAGCGCGCGCAGTCTTTCGAAGAACGTCGACTCGAAGCGAGTCACCAATGGCTGAAGGAATATATCGGTGCCACCGTTCGTCGATGACGTGAAGACTTGTTTCCGGAATCACAACCGGTTTGTCGAAGTGCTCGGCAAGATCGCGCGTGGTCGCGAGGATAACGGTCGACCACTTGCGGCGGAGACCGCGCGCCAACTCGCGCGCGATGTCATGGTCGAGTGCGAAGTACATTGGCCACAAAAAGGAAGCGCCAAGTGAGCGACGAAGTAAAAAACTGGTCCCCGCAGCAGCACGAAGCCCTCGTGGCCGTACGCAAGTGGATCGACGGGGAAAACCAGCCGCAGATCTTCCGCCTGTTCGGTTATGCCGGCACAGGGAAGACCACGCTAGCGATCGAGATCGCCGAAATGGTTAGCGGGACCGTGCTGTTCGGTTCGTTCACCGGGAAGGCTGCGCTTGTCATGCGCAAGAAAGGCTGTTTCGGCGCGCAGACGCTGCACTCGATGATCTACAAGCCGCGCCGCAAATATCGAACTCCGGAAGAAGAGGCCAAGGCGAAAGAAGCCGCGGCTTTGGGGCGAGCACCTGAAGAGATTCCGATGTGGGAATTGAACCCTGACAGCGCACTCAGGGGGGCTGAACTTCTTATCATCGACGAATGCTCTATGGTGGACGAGAAGCTCGGCTCAGACGTCCTGTCTTTCAAAAAGCCAGTGCTGGTGCTCGGCGACCCTGCACAGCTTCCGCCTGTCGGCGGTGCCGGTTTCTTTACCGAAGCCAAGCCAGACGTGATGTTGACCGAGATCCATCGGCAGGCCGCCGATAATCCGATCGTCCGGATTGCGACCGCAGTCCGCCTTGGCGAAATGCTGAAGGCTGGAATTCACCGTGGCACACAGCCAGGACACGGCGTCGCAATCATGCCGCGCGCGTCGCTGAAGCTTTCCAGCGAGCTCGCCGCGGATCAGATCCTATGCGGCAAGAACGACAGCCGCGTCACGATCAACCGCAGGATCCGCGAAGAGCTACGCGCGCAGGGCAAGTTGCCGAGCGAATCCAATGTCGATATCGCGCACCTTCCTGTCATCGGCGATCGTGTGATCTGTCTCAAGAACAAGCGCGATCGTGCGCTGCTCAACGGAGGCATGTGGACGGTCAGCGAGATCCGCGATCGCGCTTTCGACGCCAGGAAAAAAGGCCGTCCGGACGTGAGCTATCTCGAGGTGAAGTCGGCCGATTATAACGATGCCGCCACCTATGTGAATGTGCCGCACGCTTACTGGTTCTGGAACGGAAAGATTGCTGACCTGAATCTTCCGGAGAAGATGTCGCGCAGCGGCTACGATGAATTCGATTATGCGTATGCGATCACCTGCCACAAATCGCAGGGCTCGCAATGGGACAAGGTTGTCGTCATGGACGAAAGCCAGGTCTTCAACCGCGGCGAGGAGTCAGAGGATATTCCGCGGCGCTGGCTTTATACGGCTATCACGCGCGCGGCTGAATCACTCATCATTGCGGTCTGAGAAATGACACCATTCTTGGATCTGTTTTTTAGAATAATTGCGCTGAGTATTCTTTTTGAGCGCGTCGATACCGTGGCTGCAGTCGCTATCTGCTATCTTTTATTCGATGTCTACACCCGAAGAAACGAACTGTGATCCAAGATGCACTTCAGACAAAGCCACAAGAAATACTTCGCAGGCCGCGTGCTAGACGGTCCGCACGAGGGTGACTGGATCGAAGAGGACGAGCCATTTTTCGAAGCCTATTGGCAACGACAGTTGTGCCCGGTGCCGATAGCTCTGTCTCTCGATATTCCGAACGCCGGTTTCGAAATAGATCGCGCCTATTACAGGTGGCTGCACGGATATCGCGCGTGGGCCTGGGTGCAGCCGCCGCTACAGAGGAAGTTCTGATGGCTGAGGAAACCAATATTTCGTGGGCTGACTCGACTTTTAACGCGGCGATTGGCTGCATGAAAGTATCCGCTGGCTGCGACAATTGTTACGCCGAAACGCTGATGGACACGCGCTATCATCGCGCGCAATGGGGACAGCGCAAGACAGATACCACCGCGCCCAGCGTCGGCACCCGCGTGCGCACGTCGGCCGCCTACTGGCGGCAGCCGCTCACCTGGAATAAGCACCACGCCGCATTTCAAGCAAAGCACGGTCACCGCCAGCGCGTGTTCTGCGCATCGCTATCTGACGTATTTGACAATCAATGGGACGTGCAATGGCGGTATGATCTTTGGAAACTGATCTGGGAAACGCCTCACCTCGATTGGCTTCTCCTGACAAAGCGTCCAGAGAATATCGAAGGCATGCTTCCCGATAGATGGACCGATAATGTCGGCCGTCCATCATGGCCAAATGTTTGGCTTGGGATCACTGCTGAAGATCAAAAAAACTACAACAAGCGATGGAATATTCTGCAGCGGATTCCCGCTGTAGTTCGCTTCGTAAGTTACGAGCCTGCGATCGGTCCTCTCGACGAATTAGGGTGGGGCGTACATCCTGACTGGCTGATTTGCGGCGGAGAAAGCGGGGTCGATTACAGACCTATGAATATAGCTTGGGCTGACCAGATAAAACTTGTCTGCACGACTTATAGCGTCCCGTTCTTCATGAAGCAGGTATCAGGGGTCAAGCCGCGCGAGGATCAGATTCCGCCGCGCCTGATGCTTCGACAATTTCCGAGGGCTGCATGACCTATCGCGTGATCGACGTCGAGACTACGGGCCTGCCTTCCGACAACAGGGACGGCGAGCCCACCGGCATGATGGAGATCGCCTGGAGCGATTTGACGATCGAGGGCGTCATCAAGCCTCCGGTCTCGATGCTGGTCGATTCCGGAATTCCGGTGTCGATCGGTGCCAGAGCAGTGCACCATATCAGCGACGAGATGGTCGCCGGCGAAGTCAACCCTAGCGAAGCTTGCGGTCTCGCTGCTCAAGGCGAACATATCTTCGTCTGCGCCCACAATGTCGACCATGAAAAAAATTACGTTGGGCCCGGCGTCGCACCCGGCACCGACATCGAGCGCAAGTGGCTGTGCAGCTATAAAGCCGCGTTGCGTCTTTGGCCGGAAGCGCCTGGACACAAGCTTCAAGAGCTTCGCTACTTCCTGAAGATCGACGACGCCGAGGACTTTGATCCGAAGCTTGCTATGCCGCCGCACCGAGCCGGCGCCGACTCCTACGTCTGCGCGCATGTGCTTCGAAAGGTACTTGCTGAAGCTAAGGCTCAAAATATAGATCATGATCGATTGATTAAATGGTCCACCGGGCCAGCGCTACTCTATATTTGTTTTTTGAAAAAGTACAAAGGGACGCCGTGGAAAGATGTCGATAAAGGATATCTTGATTGGATTGTGAACAAGAGCGACATCAGCGATCGCGACATCCGCGCGACCGCAAAATATTACCTCACCCGCTGAAAGGAAACGCTGTGCTGAAAAAAGCTAAGATGACTACTGTCGAAATGGTGCCGATCTATCAATTGTTTTTTGCTGCCGATGCGCCGAAAGAACTCGGCCTTCAGGTCCGCAAGGGCAGCGACGAGGAAGGCCTGCCGACGCTGGAGGCGTCGATCCGCGCGCACGGCGTTATCGTGCCTCTGGTCGTCAAGAAGCACAAAGGGAAGTCCTACGTGACCGCCGGCAACCGCCGTCTCAAGCTGCTGCGCAAGATCCACGGCGATCTCGATGTCGAGGTGCCTGTTGTTGATTCGGATGCGTACCCTGGTGACCCGCGGGAGATCGCGATGGCGACGAACGTCGCACTGCCGCCGCACCCGATCGACCGATACGAGATCATCGCCGCGCTTGTCGGGGAAGGAATGTCTCCGGAGGACGCCAAGATCAGGTTCGGGCTAAGCGATCGCCAGTACAATCAGATCATGAAGCTTGGCACTCTGGCGCCTTCGCTACGCGACAAATGGCGCGATGGCGAGATCGACGGCGCCGTCGCACAGGCATTGACGATGTCGGATAATCCGGCTGAGCAAGAGAAGGTCTACGCAACGGCCAAGAAGGGCGCGTATGAGGGGCGCGTTGACGCCCGCAACATCAAAAGCCGCCTGGTCCCTGACAGTCAACGCGAGCTCGGTAAGCTCGTCGAATTCATCGGCGTCGATGAAATCGAAAAGGCTGGTCTGATTAAACAGAGGGATTGGTTCGCGGCTAGCCACGTTGTCACCGACCCGAAGGCTGTCAAGAAAATGGTGGTCGAAAGGCTATCCGCAATCGCAGCCGAACTCATGAATAAACAGGGCTGGTCCTGGGCCGTCGGTATCGACGAGATCGATCGCGCTGCGATCTACAGCTACGGCCATGCGCAGCCTGATAAAAAGGGTAACTACAGCGACGAACAAAAGAAGAAGTCAGGCTGTATCCTCGACATCGGATACGACGGCAAACTCAAGATCGATTACGGTCGCGTCAAACCAAGCGAACGCAAAAAGGTCGAGGGCGCCGACCGTCGCGCCGCTGCGCCCAAGAAAAAGGCCAAGGCGAAGGATGGCGATGTTGTCCTGACAAACGCTCTCGCACAGCGCCTGTCCGAGCAGCTGCAGCGCGCCGGCGCCGAGGCCCTGAAGGCGGACCACGCTGTTGCAACATCTGCCGTGATCGCCGCTATCTCGAGCGGTGGCCATATCCTGGATATCCACGTCGGTGGACCCGGTCGCGAGCGCAAGGCATCAGCCTTCGCGGACGTATTCATTGGCGCACTGAAGGCCACGCCAGAGGCGCGGGAAGCCATGCTGGCGCAGATCGCAGCTCAGGCGCTATCGATCGTGGTATTCAATGGTGCTGGCAAGATGCCACTCGAGGACGAGGCTCTGCAGGACATGTTCGAAGCCATGAACGGGACTCGAGTCACGGACGCGATCATGCGGGAGTTTGACGCGAAGGACTATTTCTCGTCCGTCGGCATGGGTGCAATCGTCGACGCCGTGCGGTGTTCAATGGGCGGCGATCACCACACCAAGGTCGGTAAGATGAAGAAGCCGGACGCGGCGAAGTTTGCGGCCGCCAACGTGCCAAAGACCGGCTATCTACCGAAGCAGCTTCGAACGGAATGGTACACGGGCCCGGTCGAATTAACGACCGAATCAGAGTTGACAAAGCTTGCCAAAAAGGGAGCGGTAAAGAAGACCGCAAAAAAGAAAACTGCGAAGAAAAAGAAAGCCAAACGTTAATGGACACTGATGAAATTGGTCTTATCGCTTTGGTTATTGCCTGCCTGATCGTTTTTATTGTCGTAAAAGTCTAGCAACGCAGACAACGCAGGTGACATTCTCGGGGCGGCGTGATATCGCCGCCCTTCACATCCTGACAGGAGGAAGACTGTCAAATGGCCGACCAGCAGAAGTATCCTTTGGCGTGGCCCACCGGGCAACCACGCACCCAATACCGCAAGGACGCACAGTTCTATAAACGCGGTGCAGCTGACGCCGGCGGATGGAAACCTGCCAAAAATCTCACGATCGCGCAGTCAATGGAACGACTTCGTTACGAGGTTGATCGCATGGGCGTCAATTTCGAGGACGATTGCCTCGTCTCATCGAATTTGAAACTCAATATGAGTGGCCTGCCTCGAAGCGATCAAGGTGAACCGGCTGATCCTGGCGTTGCTGTTTATTGGCAGAGCAAGAGCGGTCCTCGCGTGATGGCGATCGATATCTACAATCGAGTTGCCGACAATATTGCGGCCGTTTCAAAGACGCTGGAATACATGCGCGGCATCGAGCGTCATGGAGGTTCGCACATCCAAGAGCGAGCCTTTACCGGGTTCGATGCTCTGCCGCCCCCTGACGGTTGTTGGAAGATCCTCGCGATCGATAAGACGATCGTCCTGTCGAAAGCAGAGCAATTTCGCAAAGCATACGTCATGGATTCCTTCCGCATCGCCGCGCGCGACGGTCACGGCAACGGCGCCGATATGGATCGGCTCGTGAAGGCGCGCGACGAAGCGCTGAAGCAGATCGGAGTTGCGTGATGATGGACCTTCTTACGCTCCCGATCGGCTCGATCATCATATTCGCAGCAATCCCGCCAGCTCCACCGGCGCCGGACGGATGGCTGGACATCACCGACAGCTTCGAATGCATTCAACAGATAGAAGAATTTCGTGAGCACTTTCCGACGGCCGGAGAATTTGTTTCGCACGATCCTCTGTTCTGCATCAAGAAGATCGAACCGACAGGAGTATCTTGAAACGGTCGCGCAAGGGCTTCCTCCCGAACGCGGCCGGGGAGGCCGGGTCGAGTAATCATACTTCTCCCCGGCCTCCTACCAGCCTAGTTACCCTGTTAAAAGGAAATCACCATGGAAAATATGATTTGGGCGCTGATCATTGTAACCGGCGCCGCCAATGTAAATGTCTCGACAGGATATCCGAACAAGGCCATCTGCGAAGATGCGATCAGCATCGTCAAAACAGGAATGACTGTTATCGAAAAGAAATCATCGGATGAAGCCGACAAGGTGCGCGAGGCTAGGCTCGATCAAGAATTTCTCGCCGCCAATCCCCCGAGACCAACCATAAAACAGGACGAGGGAAAGTGCGGAAAGGTCAACAAGAGTGGAGTCACTTACTTCTCCGGACAATACAGCTGCACGATAGACGAGGACACGAACACGACGTCATTCAACAGAAATCCTTGGGTCACCACGACCAGTATAGGGATCGTAGATCCAGACAGAGCTATAAAGTATGCAAAGTGCGTATTGGTGGACTCGAGTAAAAAATAACAAAGGATTCATCCGATGACCATGCAACTCGAATCCAGTGCACAAGCCTTTGTCATTCACTGCGACGAATGCCCGGAGGCATTCGATACGGAGCACGTCGCGTGGGGACCGGCTTTAGAGGCAGCCAAGGAAAAGGGATGGCGCGCGTACATGGGACCCGACAAGAAGTTTGCTCATAGCTGCCCGTCATGCACGGAAGATTTTAAGAGGACGCAACGTCGATGATTGACTCAGTCCGCCCCTCTTATCCTGGAAGCGCCAGTGCGGAATCTTTGATTGCGCGTGCCGAAAAGTATCTCAACACCGGCTCCGGCGAATACGCCAGCGAGATCATGCGCGACATGGCGGAGTTTATCCGTCGCCTCCCCAGTCCTGCCCAAACAGAAAAAGTGCCGATCAAGGAAAGTGATTTAGCCCGTTTTTTCCTTGGGATCGTCGTGAGCGAGCGAAAGGGGATTGGCGACGTTTTCGATTCAGCCAAGGATTTTCTCGCGAAATACGAGGTTACAGTCAGGGGTTCACAGGTCTCATCGACAGGCGGAGGGGCTGCGGCATGAGCATCCTATTATTGCAAATCGAAAAGTGGGTTCTTGAGGTCAAAACACATGGCGACGGATTCCATATCGCCATGATCGAGGACGACAAGCCCGCGACCAGCCACTACGTGAGACTGGACGCTGAGCAGTCCGAAAGTCTGCGCGAGTTTTTGAACGAAGCTTCCAATTGTGAGGCCGATCATCCGGCAAATGAATACGTTAGCGAAAATGGCCAATTCGGAGTTGGAGCATGACGCTCCCGCTCGAAAATCCACGAAATCTGCTCGGCATCGGCACGCTCGACGGGCTCGAAAAGTTCATCGCTGGATGCGGCCTTGATGCTGGTATCCGGCGATACGTCGCCATCCTTCGGTCGCAGGGCGTAGAAACGTGCCAATCCTGTGAGGGCGGCCCTGGCCATTGCTATCCGGTCCCCACAGTCGAATTTCTCGGTGACCAAGGCGAAGGATACAGGGCCGTCTCGATCGCCATCACGTTCGGCCTTCCGGTCTACGACCTCAAGCGCCTTTGGCACGTTCAGAGCGGTGAACTGACCGGACCAATCTGGTCAATGACATTCCGGGAAAAGAGCGATCCTACATTTGCATCGAACGAAACGGTTGAACGTCACGATCGTGTCGAATCACCGTCCTCGGTCCCCGCCACACAATCATCAGCTAAGGCGGATTGACGCATGGCTTACGAAAACGACCATTATCGCAAGCTCCGGCATCGCATCTCAAACTTAGAGATGGTCAAGGAATACACGGACCTCGCCCGCTTATTCCGCTCTATGAAGTATGGCGACAAGGTTGTCTTCACAACCTTCACCAAAATCCACGACGACGAACTCCGCGCCTCGCTCAGTAAGTCAATGAAAGACGAGGTAATCGAGTTTGCCGCTCAAAAGTGCGAAGACCTCGCCGTCAAGTTTCTGGATTCTGACGCCGGCCCAGATCTGGAGTTCGATCTTCGGAAGGCGTGCCACGAATGACATGCCGCACCTCGCGAGTCCCACCCCATGATGGACGGACACCATGAGCATTTTTCGGCCGCGTGAAGCTGTATCCCAATGTGAAGGATTAGCCGCCCAGTGCGAACGGATTTCGCTGTCTTGGAAATCAGGCATCATTGCTGATTTATACGACGAGCAGCGGCGCATTTATCTTTATCGTCGCAAAGCACTGATTGCCAAATATGGGATCAGGTGTTGCGCACTTTCGCGCCCAAATCTCTGTACCCCCTCCAGCGCTCCTGGAGGCAACGATGCTGGTTGAGCGAATTTGCGCCCATTGTGGAATAGCTTTCCAGACGAAACACTGGAAACCGCAGCGCTTTTGCACCAAAAGCTGCGGCGCGCATGTCAGCAAAAACAAGCGTCATGGCCTATCCGACACCAACGAGCATCGGGCTTGGACGCGGATTCGGCGCCGCTGCAACAGCCCGAGCTACCACAATTTTCCCAGATACGGCGGACGCGGCATAAAGGTCTGCGCTCGATGGGACCTATTTGAGAACTTCCTTGCCGACATGGGGCCGCGTCCTCCTGGCTTGACGCTGGAGCGCATCGATAACGATGGCGATTATGAGCCGTCCAATTGCAGATGGGCCACCCAGGCGGAGCAGAACAAGAACAAATCCAATGTCCACACCGATGACGAAGATCGGAAAATTAGTGAGGCGCTTGCGGAAGGTCTAAACTTTACGCAGGTGGCCGCGCGATTGGGTACGTCTATTGGATCTGTCAGCAGCCGAGCATATCGGATTGGCCTGAAATCTGGCCAGCCGGTGCAGAAAATAACCGACCGGCCCGGCCCTCCGCTTTATCGCGACGACGAGACAGAGTGCCGCACCTCAGAGCATCCTTCGCAGAACTCCCCAACAGAGGCAAGTTGACGCATGGCTACGATCACCACGAAATATTCTATCGGCGATAAAGTTTTCTACCCCTCGACGACCACGGAGCGCAAACAGCATCCGTGCCCAGACTGCAAGGGAAGTCGGAAGTGGGAGGCGAAGTCCCCGGCCGGCGGCGAGTACACCTTTGCCTGCCCGCGTTGTGCCGCAAGCTATAACAGCGACCGGGATATGACACTGGACTATTCGGCGTCAGTTCCGGTCGTCAGGTCGTTGACGATTGGCAGCGTCCAATTCAACACGGCGCCTAGTTCATACGATCACGGCGCCCGCTACATGTGCCAGGAAACCGGCGTTGGTTCCGGCAACGTATACAATGAGAAAGACCTGTTTCTCACTGAGGAAGAGGCGCTTGGCGCCGCAAAGATTAAGGCCGATCTTTCCAACGTCACGACTGAGTGGATTGTTCAGCTTTACAACAAAAGTTTGAAAGTCTCCGATTACCAACTCGAATCTGCGCTCTTGCGGAAGGCTAAGGACGAGCAGTCCCGCGCCAGTTCGATGCTGTGGAATTTGGGCGAGCTCTTTGAGACAATCCAGGAAGCGGACGACAAGGATGCTATCCTTGAAGCCGTCGAAGAGTACAAAAAATACGACTGGAGTCGTGACAAAGAGAAGGTCCAGCAGTCCCCGCAGGACACCGCGTCATGAAAATCACAAGAAAGCGCCGCTACGAAG